TGCGGGGATATGCGGGGGATATGCGGGGATATGCGGGGGATATGCGGGGATATGCGGGACGGACCACCTCCCCGAAATCGGCCCGGCCGGGCTGCCGTTTTTGGCCCCGCCCCCCCCGCTAACAAAGGCGGGGAGACAGGAACGGCAAACGATCAACGAGCCGAAAAAAAGAATGCTTATTTTTGGTTTAACTTGTTGATTGTCAATAATATAAATCAATATTTTAATACACATTTACATTTGATTAGATTTATTACATATAATTGTCGAATTTTTATTGCAAAATATTTGTTTGACAATAAAACATGTAGTATATTTGCCCTTGTAAGATAACAACATTAACAAACAGGCACGCCATATGCCTATACAAGTCCCTAGGGCAAGGGCAAACAGGATGACAAATAAGGAATTAAACAAAGTTCAAAACGAAGTTAAGAAAGCTAGTGAAAAAACATTAACTGGCGCCATCAAGACATGGTGCCAGCTCTTTAAGTCCGGAAAAGAAATTAATGAGATTTTAAAAGAAAATGAGATTAAAGTAGACAGATCGATCGTCCCCGCTTTAGTCAATTTGGCAAAGGACAAGGAAGTCGTGATACAACTTTGCAAAGAAATACTCCCACGAGTAAATAATACGTTTTGTGCATACAAGGAAGTAGAACGTGAATACTATGATAAAAACGAACAGGATAAAAACAAAAAGCTTAAAATGAGTGAAATAGAGGATATAGCAATACTAGGATCGTCTCATAAACGCTTTGGATATAATGAGCCTATAGAGTACGATTTTGGCATATATTACGAAACGTTTAATGGCACTGACAAACGTATTGTGAAATGTGCCGTACCAATAAAGCGGTACACATTTAGTCTTATTGCAAAATGCGTCACATACTACCTAACTCACCCTAAAAATGATAGATAGTATCATTTGCCCCTATATCTCTATATATAGGGGCGTTATGGTGGCAGCGCCTGTACGTCCCCGTCGTGCCACTGGACTAGACTAAACAGGTAGGATCTTTAATTTATTGATATAAACATACACAGGTGGGTAGTGTTACGATAGCCTGTGTAGATAGGCCGCCGCTTAACAATGTGGTTTAAGTATTACCCTAGTCCAGGATAGTGCTATTATCTTTTGGTTTATATCGATCTGGTAAATACGCTAGGTCAACCTAGTAGGCCGTGTAAAAACACGGGGTATATTGGTGTATATACGCATGTATAGGGCGTATGTTGGTATGTTGTGTGAGTAGCTAATACCAAGTGTATTACGGCGTTATTTCCGTGCCAGTATATCAATACGACGTATGTTAGGGCAGCTTAAATACCTAACATATGTACGGATAGCAAATAACTACCCTTATAAGGGTATTTTGTGCGGTTAAATTGACGGACAAAGTGCGCCTTGTCGGTATGTATCACGGGTAACGTATGTGCATATCTGGCCGGCTTCGTTGTCGGCAAAGGGACGAAACCAAAGAAAAAGGGGGGCGTGCGGGCGTTCGGCTGGTAGTATCGATAACGCCGGCCGTATTGTCCCCGGCTTACCGTTTCTTATTGGTGCCATTTAAAACTAATAAATTATGTATAGGAGAAAGTTTGACAATCTGAATAGAAAGCTAGCATTTAGAAAAGAAAATGCTTTAGAGGCGGCTAAAATAGCTCAAATGGAATTTTACGTTGAGCTTACCAAAGAACTACACAAGTCTAATAAATTAGATTGCAGTAGGGAGTCGGATAAGTGCAGGCGGAAACGTGTTAGCTACATGGCAAACAAATTGCGACAATAGATCGTTTGTTTTTATTTGATTTTAAAGTTTGTGCCCTTCAGTAATGTAGTGATATATTACGGAAGGGCTTTTTTGTGCCTATATTTTACAAAATGATAGTATATGTATATGTTTTGCTTACACATAAAAGTGTTGAGGCGGTAAATTTTAAGCCTTAATTATAAATATGTAAGTAAAATACTTTATTATGTATCATTTTGTATATGTCTATATCCATACGGGCGGGTGAATTGTACCCTTATGCATGGATTTGCGCTTGAATCGATCCTAAAAGGTATATAATAGGCGGTACTTATTGTATATTTTTTATCTATATCTAGGCTTGTCTTCTCTTAGAGGTAGCTCTAGGGATTGATATATATTATGTTGTTGATACTCAATTGGTTGTATTATTTGAGTGTTGTTTTAAAATCGTGTTTACTTATTGTATATTTTTTATGGGTATATTTATATATTTCGTACTCATCTTGTTTTGTGGGTACATGGCGTTTGAGTTAGGGCGGTACGCTATAGCTACGGGCGACGCTCTGCCTATAATCATAGTTTCTTTATTGGTTTTATTATCAATACATTGTATTAGGCAAATATATAAGGCAATCAAGAACAAAGACCTCGATATCCTAGACTGAATCAGCGTTCCACGTGGAACAAAGTAGCGGAAGGTCTTGGGATTTCGTGGGGATTTCTAGGGAGGGGTGGGGTTTGCGTGATGGGACACCTCCAAACAAGAAAAAACACCTCCAAACAAGAAAAAACACCTCCAAACAAGAAGAAAACACCTCCAAACAAGAAGAAAACACCAACAAACAAGAAAAACACCTTTCGAGCAAGGGAAACGCCTTTCAAGCAAGGGGTATCTTCCGATCAAATGTAAAAGTTTACAAGTGGTAGGAGTTCCCGGTCAAGGCAAGGCGGTTGAGAGCGATGGTGGGTAGATATTGTTTATTGGTATGGGGCGATGCGGAGGAAACCAAGGGAAACGGGAGGCGGCGATGGCGTGGGGTAGGTCCCGCTGGTCGTCCGTCCCTGTTCCCCTTTGGCGTTAGTGTAATATTAAAAATCTGATAGTGATATGACGAAAGAAGAAGCAAGGAACGTATTTGGCGGTAGTATAGTAAATAATCTGCTGTCGCTAGGGGCTGAGCCTACCAACGTGGTAAGGCAAGACGGGTTGATAGAATGGAAAAGTGATGGATATATAGAGGTAGGAGGCGTACAGGTATGGGCCTACTATTACTTCGAGGATGGCGAGGATGTTGATAGATGTGATTGGGCGGATCATATGGAGATAGAGGTAGAGGAATGTTGGATTTAAAAAACCGATTGATGGTAGTGGAATAACACCAATGGGAACGGGCGGCGGTGTCACGGCGTGGCAGGCTACGGGTGTCTGCCGCCGTTCTTTTTGGCGTGGTAATATAAAATGCTAATAGTATGGACGAGATTACGAAATTACAAGATGAAGCGCTATCTTACCTTCGTGATAATATTACAAAGGATGAGGCGTATTATATCCTTACGACCGATAAGGATATGGTAGAGATTCTTATAGCTGATAAGAAGGACGGAAGCAAACGTATCAAGATTCTTGATATGGAATATACTATCGAGAAGGATGATATGTTATTGTTATTCGATACAGATGGGATAATAGACGAATGTCTTTTGGTTGCCAGCTACATAGGGGTAAATATGTATTTTTGCAGGCAAGATGTCAACGCTATTTTGAATAACATCAACAGAGAGAAAGTTATGGAATATCCTTACATAGCTATTCAGTTAGATAATATACAGACTATAGAAAAACGTAGGGTTATTTTTGAAATCACCGGGCATAGGATAGATGATAACAAAGAGAAAATAGATTTTATGTTTGTTTATTTTATGGCTAGAATATTATGAGAGCGAGGAGGACTGTGAAGGAAAGAGATATTGTGAAGATATTGGTATTCGGGTATGATAGGACGCTTATAAAATCCATTAAGGATTCCGGATTCAGAAGTATGTCGGATGTAATATCGTACGCCAATAATATGGCCGGTGATAAGCCCATTGATCATATTAGGGTATCGAATGAGGCCCGTGGATGGTGTGGATCATATACTAATTATGGTAAAATGATAGATTAGCTCGATAGGAGGATATGATATGAGAAGGATTATAAAAGAGAAAGACGATATCAAGGTATCTATATTTAACGGGTGTAGGTTGGTTCGTGTTTTCATTGATTCTGGGTATAGGAGTATAGCTATGGTGATAGCCGATTGCGGTAGAATAGCTAATGGTTGTTATCATATACATCATATTGAGGTGGTAAATATGGATAGGGAATGGTATGGCACATATACCGCTGATGGAAAGAAAATTAATTAATATAAATAACATCATGAATAATATCATAGAGAACAATGATGGGGTAAAAAGAAAGGTAAGGGTATATGATTTCGGCGAGAAGGTCGCTGATAGATATACTATTGTATGCGTAAGTGACAGGAATAAAGATTCAAGAGGAATCTTATTTTATCCGATGTTCACTTGTAACGAAAACCCGTCGCATCCGCAAGGAATAGGGATGTATGTAGGGGACTATTATCCTCATAAGGGAGGTATGTACAACTTAGGGAGAAGGGTGAAGGATATAATGTCTTTGCCTAAAGAAGTGATTAGATACATAAAATGGGTAACAACAACATGAATGAAATAGTTTACAACAATTACGATTTGGTTGCTTTCGAGCAGAATGAAGAAGTGGTAGTAGCCGTAACATTCTACAGGTATTACAAGAAGAAAGCTAAGGGCGAGGTTAATTATAGATGGAGAACCAGATGCCCGGAGCTGGTGGATAAGATCGTAAAACACCGTACCAAGGTATTTACCGGTCAACTTATCCAGTTAGCGAAAGCGTATGGGGAGAAAAAGGTTATAAAATATCAAAAGGAGGAGGAAGGAGTATGTCAAAATACGATAGAGACGCTATAGAGATATATATACTGGATCATATAGATACAGATAATTATGGTAAGCAGTTTAAATACGATAGGGAATATATGTCTTTTATGCTTAGTGTGTTCAAGAATGAGTATAAAGAACATATCAAAAGGGATGGAATTAAGAAGGCTTTTGAGGATTACATAATGAGCGTTCCGTCTATATTCAGGATTCATATAGCGGATTGTGATATTAGATATTTATTACGTTCATGGGGAGTGGAGTTTGATGAGGATGATGATGAGATATACATCTTATACAAGAAGATCATAAGAGAGGTCTTTTTTAAGATGTGTGAGGATATGAAAGTTTGTTAATGTTGAACCAAACCTTGGCGGGGCGGAAGGATATATCATGATCGTACGTGTACGGATATGATCCGGGGTCGGTTCCCGGCGCCTTGGCACAACTTAATTAAATATAGATAATATGGACAATGTTTTAAAAAGAGCGGCAGCGGAACTGAAAGAAGCTGGTTGCAGGGTTTTTGCGTGGCAGGATGATACTTATAATAGAAGTTGGAGTAAGGGTGATTATATAATGTTGTATTACGCCTTCCCTGATTCGCCTAACATCGGGTATCTGAGTCGTGGGGAATATGGGATGAGCGTAGCATATAGTAGAGCTTATATACCGAGCCGTGGGAGTGGATCGGGGTGTTGTATCAAGGAGGAGGCTACGTTCGACCTTGCGACGGCGTTAGATGCGTTGAACGGGCCGTTACCTAGGTGGTGTAAGGCCTATGGGGTTTATCCAAAGCAGTACGATAATATTGATAAATGGTATAATAGAGATAATTATAACAAAAAATTATTTAAGGAGATTTGATATGGAGGTAAAAGATTGGGAAAATCTGGTTTTAAACACAGAGGTGGGATCACATTGTTTTGTTACGCTGATTGATAATAATGACATCAGTAGAGGTTACGCACAGATCAGACGCGCGGAACATTTCGGGTATAACATCTGCTTCACCCGGTTATATGGGAATAAGTTTTATTTCGAAAAAATAAAAGAAGGTCGTGCACAACAATATATCAATAGGAGGAAATGATATGGTGATAGAGTTTGATTTTGAGATATACAAAAACGGAGATTATGATAAGGTATATCTCCGCAACGGGAAAGAGGCAAGAGTATTATGTGATAATGGGAAGGGCAATCGCCCTATAGTCGTGATGGTTGAGAATGATAACGCGGATGATTGTATTATTCTACGTTATAACGAAACTGGCAGGAGGGATATCAATAGTCAATCGAGTCTTGATCTTATGTTATCGGTAAAAGAACGGGAGCCAGAGTTGTGGGTTGTTGTTATATCTTACATGGATAATGAAGATAAGAGACAAAAGATGGTCTTGCCTAATTTTTTCTCAAAGAATATAAGAGGGAATATATATCTTCAAGGAAGCTCTAAATCAAGTGTATCATATTATGTTGATAAGTTAGAAGAAGATAAGTGCTTCGATGAGCTATGCGAGAAGATAAGGGTAAAAAAAGATCGTATTTACAACATAGAAATAATATCACTATCAGATGACGAGGCGACAGTTTAATCAGTTGATAAATGAGCTAGACGGCAAAAGCCCGTTTATCGTATTACATAGGGATTCCGTTGCGCCTAAATACGTGGGCGTGGAGGTGTCGAAGGATGGGGCGGTATACAGATATGCGATAATAGGGATAAACGATGAGTATAAGGCTAAAAAAGCCCTTATTTCGAAAATATTAGGCATAGCTAGTTACCTAAATAACAATAAGCCCTTAAAAAAGGGTTAATTAGATGTATTTATGACCTACGGCGTCATATACGATATAATGCCATAAATAACGTTGTACAGAGGATATGTATGATAATATGATAAAGAACGTATTTGTGTCTTGACATCATAATATTATGCCATTATATCCTCTTTTTGTATAAAAAGGATAACAAATAACATAAATATCTTAAATATGGATGAAATTAAGATAGGGGCTGAAATTGTGTTTAATATAACCGGCAGCCATAATATAGGATATGCCAAATAGGAAAGGTATATCGGGACGGTATTAAGTAAGGATTACCGATCACGCCTTTATGTACGGACGATAGGAATGCCTAGGGCTTGTATTGATGAGCGGGATGTAGAGTGGGTTATTGATCCAGATGGGGATTTTGATATGGATGAGGCGATCCCGAATCCTGTGGCAAGGGAGTTGTATAAGTTGATGGGTAAATATGTTTATACGCTCGGCAGGTCTCACGAAAGTATCAATGGATATATCGTGTATGAGTGCATGATGATGGATAGGAATTTAAGATACAATGTTATGCATCGATTACATGATCATGGATTCGAGATACGGCATATTGATAGCTATTCTTGGTGGATGACTAATGAGAGGCTGATGTCAGAGGTAACATATACGGAGGGGGATATTCATATAATTGTTCATGAGTGTATGGAGGATTATGTGGATAACGTGAAATTTGGGGAGGAATTTTATAAAAACAAGGAAATATGATAAGATACTTACTCGTGACGGCGATGATAATATTGACACCGCCAAAAGGGAACGGAGGCATGCCCCTCGCCCCGAAGCCGGCCGTGATCGAGGCACGGGTATGGGACAAGCTGGCGGCCGCCATATCTTTCGTGGAGTCAAGGAACGACGATCGGGCGTACAACGCCACTTCAGGGGCTTTAGGGAGGTGGCAGATGAAAAAGGTGTATGTAGATGAGGTTAATAGGATATTGTGTCTTAAACGGGAGAAAAAGCGGTATAGATACGATGATAGAACAAATCCTATCAAGGCTAGGGAAATGTTCGAGATATATCAATCTCATCATAATCCGAACAAGGATATAGATCGGGCTATAAGATTGCATAGGGGACTACATTCTACTAAATATGTTAAAGAGGTTAAGCGTAAATTGAGAGAATAAAAAGAATATAGGAGGATAAAGACATGGACGAGAATAAAGTGATACGGCCGATGGATTTGTAATAAAATAACATATAAATACGTAAGAAAATATGAGTATTAAAGAAGGAGATATGGTATCTATAAGACAGGATTTTATCAATCGATATAAAAATGTGCAAGAATCCATCATAAAGGCAATGGATAAGGCATTGGAGCGGGCAATAGGGAACAAGGTAATAGATTTCGAGAAGTGTGAAGACAATTATTTGGACGTCTATCCTCTTATTGGGGCGGTCTTACAGAAGGAGGTAAGGAGAGTACTTGGCGAAAATGCGAATAAGGATATATACCGGAATATGAAAATAAAGGCGACCAAGTACAGAAATGATTACAGGGTATGGTTAGACTATGCCGGGGATTACAGAAACGAAAATATAGAATAACATGAAATATCAAAATTTTATATGTCCTTATGAGCTTGCGCTAAAGTTGCATGAGTTGGGCGTAAATTCGGAGTCGGAATTTTATTTTGTGAAAGAGATGAAAGGAGGGGAAACCCAGATAGATTCAGTTGTGCAAAATACAATGAGGTATTCATATAGAAAAGAAGGCGACCTCATACCGGCTTATATGAGTCATGAACTTGGAGAGATACTACCAAGTATGATAAATGTCAGTAAATCAAAAATATGGGATGACTGGTTGCAGTTGACACAATATTTCCCGAATAAGGATAGCGAATATTACGAAACTGCCTATGTTCGATACGATGTTTACGATTCACAAACAGAAGTGTATAGTGGATTTGGAGATACAGAGGTAGAGTCGAGAGCGATGCTACTTATTGATCTATTGGATAAAAAGGTATTAACATTAAGTGATTTAAACTTAAATTAGATTAGATGGGAAATCACTGAAATTAAATAGATATATAATTACATTACCTAAATTAAATAGGTAATTATATTAGAAGAAATGGAGGGAAAAGATCATGGAGAAAGCAGTTAAAACAGATATGGAGTATAGGGAGATATTGGAGAAATCATTATCAGCTATCCAATATCTAAGGATACATGGATTCTCGACATACATGGAATCGGAGGGGATTGTAAATAGGATAATGATGTTCAAGGATAAGAATGAGACGAGAGATCAAAAGATCAGATCAATTTAATAGAACTAATTATGACAGTAGAGTATAAGTGTATTGATGTTTACAAGAAGCCGGAGAATCCAATGGAATGGTTGCCGTGTCCACGATGCGGCCTCCGGCCTCTGGTCTGGGAGTTCGATAACGGGAGAGCCACGGCGTGCGGGTGCGGGACAGACTGTTATAGTCATTGGAGCGTGCAAGCGGAAAGTATTATGTCGGTCATAAAAAGATCTGATAACGGTAAGTCGGCTGAGGCGTATGATATTGATGAACTTAAAAATAACTGGAATCATTGGGTGAGGACAGGGGAGATACTGTTTACGCCGGGAAATGGGAGATGGTAATATAATTAACAATTTAAGACATGGATCATTATTTGGCTACAATTCAAACAATATTAGATAGATGTGATGATAACAACACATCTCTTAGTATTGATGACATGGAGATAATAAAAATAAACCTATGCAGAATAATTCAAACTCGTTACGGAATAACTCAGTTATGGTTCATCCCGTTGATAGAAAGAATACAGAATGCTTGTTGTAGACATTACGATGATGTTGATATGTTATGGGAAAATTTTGTTAAAAAAAATGACTGAATAGGAGGGATAAATATGAGTACAAAAACAAGTAAAGAATATAAAGCGATAAAGAATTATATCCATAATGAGCTTGGGCTTACGAAGGAAGATATAATCAATGCAATTAGATCTGATATAAGAAAATATGTTGAGGAGTGTATATGTAATACTTACGGGAATGATAATAATATAGAGCAGATGATTAAGCTTATGGTAGATAATGAGCTTAAAAATAAAGATTTTAATGTCATTCCAAGAATGGTAGAGAAAGTATTAAAAGATAAGATGTTAAACGATATAGAGATTATTATAAGAAACAAGAATATAAATGATTGAGGATATGAAAGATGAGGATATTTTAGATAAGGCAAGAATGGAGGGCATGAATCAAGGGATATGGCTGGCGGTTCAGGAGCTAGCCCACGACGGGCGATGGACGCAAGCCGCGGAGGAGCTGATATCTTCTTGTGGATTGACCGAGGATGAATGTAGGAAGCTGCAAGAAGAAAGCGAATCATTCAATGATGAGATGATTAAGTTTATTGACAATATGTTTGGACGTGAGAATATGATAAGTGAAGGCAGTACTATAAGTGAAAACGATACTATATGTATAAATATTAAGTATCATAAAATAGGGGAAGTCTTTAACTATAAAGTTGGTATGTCTGAAATGACATTAAGAGTAGATAAGTGTGATAGATGTTCGGGATGCGCTTTTGAAAATTATATATATGATTGCGTAAAATCAGGTTGCTTGGGATGCGAAAGGGAAGATGGGGAGAGTGTTAGATATACAATAGTTAATACATAATTTACAAAGCATCATGAATGGAGAGAATATAATACCTAAGATAACAGACAAACGTGGGATGTTATGGAAACAGCCCCATAGGAGATACATAGAAATTGATGAGGAATACGCTTTAATGACCAAACAAACCTTTGAGGGTCTTAGAGAATATTCAGTAACGATCCCATCGGGGGAATATGAAGGGAAGATGTGGAAGGCCAATAGAGGAGGTATATGGTATCTATATTGGTATGATCATGACGATAATCCATCAATGATCAAAATAGAGCGAAGAGAAATATTGTTACTTAATTAATACAAAATAATATGGGAGATAGAGTGCAAGAAGCCAAAGAAGAAGGCATAAGACAAGGAATATGGCTATGCATACAAAAATTGGTGGAACTGGAAAGGTTTGATATGGCAAAATATTTTATGATATCCTTTGGATTTAATAAAAATGAGTGCGAGGGGTTATTAGATAAAAATGGTCTAAACGATAAAATGGATGTATTTATCAACCGATTATTTAACGAAAATAATCATATAAGGTATTTGAAGGATATAGGATATCATAAGATAGGTAGTATATTTAAATATAATACCGGCATGGAGAAAATAGAATTGGAGGTAATAGAGATTGATGATAGCAGTTGTGATGGATGTGTATTTAATAACAGGGGTTATTACTGCATGTATTCTTGTTATTGCAATATAGATAGGGAAGACAATACAGATGTCATATACAAAGAAGTAAAAAGATCATGAGTTTAATAGATAAATTAGAGGATTTGGTGGTCAAGGTAGACACCGAATACCAAGAGAAGATGGAGGCGGTGATCCGGGAGATAGTTCCGGGGATGCCGGAAGGGAACGTGCGCCATGCCGCCGAGTGTATGTGTACGGACAGGATGGGGAGCATGGTGGATATCGATATTTATATATTAAAGGAAGAGGATAGACCTTACGAATGCCATTATCTAAAGGATCTGCTGGAGGATAGGGTAGCTAGAATAGCCAAAATGCATGAGGATGAAAGTTATACATACAATATGGATGATAATTATTGGTGCGCCACATGTGGATCCCATTCTCATAAAAAGGATTCCAAGACAGGGTATTGTTGGTATTGCGATACAGTTAATTGGGTTAAAGAGGATGGGAAGGATGTTGGAATATAAAAACAAGCAATTATATAACAAGGAGGAATAAACATGGGAAGAGGTGTTAATACAGGCGCCTTGTCTCCGGTCGGCGGTATCGGGGAAATACGAATGCGAGCAAACCTGCGAAAAATAGTGGCGTACAAAGATTTCGCGAAACAGATGGTCATGGTACAATACGAATGATAGAGGAGATTGGTGATTAAAACATTAAATAACATTAAACATGAAAAAGAGTAGAAGAATTGTAAAGAAAATGAGCAAGAAGAGCCTTATCAACAAGAAGGCTCTTCGGTATATTATCGCAAACAGTAATTTATGTAAATATGCGATAAGAGAATTGGAATTAGCCGGATATAGCAAAGAAGAGGACGGTCCTAACAAATGGATGCGCGAACAGGTAATAGAAGCTGTCGCGCTGTTCTCTTCTCATGGTAACAGCGGATTCTCGGCACCATTTGAAATCAATCTCGTCAAGAAACTTTGCAGTTTTGATATAATCTCTCCTTTGAGATTTGACGATGGCGAATGGGAAAAAATAGGCTTAGACGGGAGTTGCCAGAATAAAAGAAAATCATCGATATTCAAAGAGCCGGACGGGAGTATCCATGATGTTGATGCATTTTCAAAAGTTCCTGTAAAAAAGTTTTTATTCGCCACTCGAACGTGGACGGAGAACATCCATAAGATAGGATGGATAGGAGGGTTGTTTGAGACGGACGAAAACGGAATACTCACTGGAAGATATTTTGGTAGATGTAATGTAAAAGACTATCAGAACGGATATATGCCAAAAGGCAAGAAAGAAATACCATGCAGGGAGATAGAGATATCGCCGGACAATTGGATTATGACAGTTGAATCAAACAATGAGGCTTTGATTGAATTGTCAAAGATTTATGATATAGTCTGGCGACAATGCCCTTGCTTGAAAGGCATAATGAATACCAACGTTACACCGGAACTTGAAAGATTGGCATGCGAACAAATGAAGGGATAAACAATGAATGACAAATTTGTAGACATGCCGAAATGCATGGCGGACAAATACGAAACCGCCGACTTTATTGCCAGCGATCCCGTCCAGTTCCCAAGGCGGTATTCCGGGCGGGACGCGGAGGTCAGTGGGTTCATTACTTCGTGGCTCTCGTTCGGGAATCGAAAGGCGATCATCGGGGCGGCGGAGATGAGGAAATGTCTTGATAAGATATTTGATTTGGCAATTAATGAAAGGCTTAAATAATTCAACACAAAATCATATAAGATGATAACTTCTATAAGGATAGACGACAACAAGAAGACTCCATTTAAATATATCCAAAAGATAAAAGCGTTCAAAAATGGCTCTGAGTTTATATTCAAGCCCGGCGTGAATGTGATTGTAGGCAAGAACGGGAGCGGGAAATCAACCCTCCTGAATATGATATCGAAGTACATGTTGTGCGAGAAAAAGATGTGTTCTGAATTACCGTCAGAAGCATTGTATTTCCCGGATATATTTGATGATGACAAGGTGCTTGACGGGATCAGTATTAAGTCGGATTATATCGGGAAGGTATTCCATCTCCTACAGCAAACTGAAATGAGAAAGGATGATATATTGGATAATATCAATAATTTAAGTTTGTATATGAATGGAGCATCTAGGTCCTCTGGGGAGAAGAACCTTCATGCCATGAACTCGCTTTTTGATTTTGTGTTTAACCAAGATGAGTATGCGTTTCCGATACAGAAACTTATGGAATTTAAGAAAAAGTCAAATGAGTTCTGGGCAAACAGGATCGACAATCTTTTAAAATACTACAAAGACAATCATGTGGTATTAATGGAGAAGGATTTTGAGTATACAATCATTATGGATGAGCCGGACAGGAATTTAGATATTGACAATATCATGGATCTGTACAAGGTATTGTCATTTCATAAACCGCAAACACAAATTATAGCCGTAATTCATAACCCGGCTTTGATTTACAAGTTGAGCAAGCCGGATTGCGTGAACTTTATTGAGATGACAAGAGGGTATTTGAAGAAAATTACTGGTTTTATGAATAAAAAATAAGAAAGGAGATGAGAGAAGAATTGAGAACAATAGGATCAAAAGGACGCCATGTGTTTACAGCAACCTTTGTTAGATTTGGATTTAGGAATGGATACATTGGACCTGTAAAAACGATACTTTTACAAGATGTGACACTTGATAGCAAAATAGTATCAGATCATTTGTGGTTCGATTTAACAAAAGGATTTAGTGGTGCTGATTTATCGCCATGCGATGTGGTTGAGTTTTGCGCAAGGGTTAGTGCTTACGAGAAAGGATACAAGGGGCACAAGGATGATGTACTTAATAGACCGATAGAAAGAGACTATCGATTATCAAGACCGACAAAAATTAAAAAGATCGGGAAGAAATTAATATTAAAAGATGAGGGGAAATAATACATGATAATTATATGCCTAAAAAATTTATAATTTATTAAAATATAATGATACGAAAATTCAAGTAGAATTAAATTTGGAAGATGTATTCGAGGAAGCTATGTACAATGAAGCGACGTTGAAAGAGGAGTTTACCAGCTCGGTCAGGTTAGCTATAATACATGAACTTAAAGAAAAGTTCAAGAATGAGTTGATGAGAGAAATATCCAATCCGATATCAGAGAAGATTGAGGATATAGCGAGGGAATCAATGAGCGATCTCATCGAGAACGCCAGCGAGAAGAAATATAGATTCAGGTTAGATTATATGGATGAGGAGTTGACAGTAGACGAGTTTATAAGAGGCAGGATGAAGAAAGTTGTAGACAGCAACATCGAGACAATGGTAGAATCAAAAGCCAAATCTTTTGTCAATGAGTTAAGGAAAAGGTATGATATGGCGTTCGCTGCCTTTGTCGTAGATAACATGAGAAAGCAAAATATGTTGAAGGAAGATAAGATAGCTGAGCTGTTAAAGGACAACCCAAATGAGAAATAGGGAAGATGCCAAAGGAAGACGGAGATCGGTGCTCATGACACCGCCCGTACCGGAGAAGGTCAGGGTATTATCCCCGGCATGGTATAGGGCGGCAGTGGAGTTTCAAGGTAGGCCGGAGCAGGAGCGACTAGCCTTTTGCTCGTGGTGTTGTTGTCATGGAGGGTGTAATTTGTGTATGGATATAAGCAAATACAATATAAAAGGGCTTAAGATATATGGAGGATAAGGTGATTATATACCATTTTACGATTTTAGTGTAAAATGGTATATAATCACCTAAGCGTATTAACTATTAATAATGTTTATTTAATTTAATTCAAAAACAAAATGTCTACTTTTGTAGACACATAAAAATTACACATATGAAAAAGAGTAAATTTGTAAAGGAGTTAGAGAGGATCATCGATATGGTTAAGGCCGAGGATGATGGTTTCGAGTATGGTGGTAAAGTCATTTTCTATAAAGAAGATGATGATAACTATGAAATCTCGGTAAAGAACATCGAGATGAATCTTATGGTAGAGGCCAATACTATGGCTAGTATGAATGATAGGACTTTCGCCTGCCTTATGAGTGAGGTCTATAAACAAAAGTTTACAAAGGCTATAACGATATCGGAGGATGAGGATGATGAAGACAATTGATAAGATGACCGATCAGGAGATATATGATCTTACTGATGAGCAGGTAGAGAAATTGATCGTAATAAGATGTGCGGAGGAAGGTGTCAGGTTTATTGATGAGCCTCCAGTCATGAAGACATATGGCTATAAATCTATTTCTCCATCTCATTTCTTCTACTATTTGGAGGGCTTGAATATAGCCGTTCTTGATCAGAATGATGCTATTAAAATAGCTAAGTTATTAAGTGAATTTGATCTATACAGGACTAGATATGATTTCACCGTATCCAATGAGGAGCTATGCAGTAGATTGGATATAATCAATATCAGGCATGTTCCGATGTTTGACACGAAAGATAAGGAAGCTTATAAGTCTGTCAAGGATAAGAACAACGAGATCGAGGAGGAGTATAAAGATCAGGTAAACGAATACAAAGAGAATGTAAAAAAGATGGGTGAAATCCGTGCCGAGATATGGCCAAAAGTAATTGATGTAAGGCGCAAGATTGATCACATGAATCATCTTAAAGTTCTTTTCGTGAAGGAATAAAAGATTATCCTTTGTTTAATAATAATATAGATTAAAATGCACAATTGGTTTAAATGTACGGTTTCTTACGAGACCGATGCCGAGAACGGCATGAAGAAGAAGGTAAAGGAAGAGTATTTAGTAGATGCCTTTTCTTATACCGAATGTGAGGCTAGAATCATAGAGGAAATGAGACCATTCATCTCCGGTGAGTTTAGCGTTGATATCAAACGATTCAGGATAGCGGAATTGTTTGCCATGGATGGAGACCGGTTCTATAAGGTCACGGCTGATTATATTACGGTAGACGAGAAATCGGGTAATGAGAAACGCAAGGCGTTTAACTACATCGTTCGGGCCAATGACCTTGATCATGCCAAGAAGAACTTCGAGGAAGGCATGAAAGGAACCATATCAGATTTCGTTGTCACTTGTATCAAGGAAGAGAAGAAACTGATGGACTTCTACAAGTTTGATGGTAAGATCAGGAATCCGGAGAAAAATGAGGATAGCAGGCAGTAAAGCTAGCTACGAAACCACGTCGTCCATAGCCGAGAAGTTGATGGAGATAAGTAAAATGGAGGGTACGATTTATCGTATCCTCACATTGTCTAACAAAACTTATCTAGCTTCTAAATTAGGATATAGCAGATCGGGGTTCTATAAGAAGATACAAAACAGGAGTTTTAATATCCGGGAACTAGCTCAGATATTCGATACGATCATCAACTTCAAGGATCAAGATTGGACTGAGGGTAAGATTAATAGGCTTAAGAGGTATAGGGCTATGAGCCTTATGGAGTTCAACAAAAGTTATAAAAAGAAAAAGGCATGAGAGGTAGGATGTTACCGTGTGAGAGATGCGGAAGGATGGTAACCATAAGGAGTAAGGGGTTGTGTCCCGCGTGCAGAGCCAAGGAACTACCGCCAAAGGAAAGGGCGGCGATACGGGTGAAGGCCAAGCCAAAGGGGAAGAGCCTAGCCGTTTTCTTTGGCGCCCATGTGGCTAGATTGAGTATGACAAGGAGATCTGCTACCGGCGCATACATACCATGCCCGGGGGTAAGCAACATATGCCACTTATACCCTAAACGGAAATATAAATCAGTTGCTGAGGATAATGATAACATTATCTACTTGACGGCTGATGAGCATACAAGATTCGATTATCTATTAGATACGATGGATTTCAGCCGGCTCTTGGACGAGTTTGGCAACGTATGGCTGTTGGCAGCCAGAAGGATGAGGGATCTCGCACCTAAAGTCGAGGAGGATGGTAAATTAAAAACCAGATTATTATCATGGATAGAAGAAAACAAAGATTACTTTTAGACCTAGGATATAAGGCTATAAGTGACACAGTATATAGTTATGGGACGATCATGGAAGTCATAAGCGATCAAGAGCCGTTTGATGACATGAGAGTTCGTTTATCCGAGAGACACAATGTGATTATTGCGGATGATGGGGAGGTGGAATGGTCGGCTTTAGGTAAGATAGCGGACGAGCATCGGTCATCATATTACTGGCGATCATCATTACCAATATTAAGATCATATCATACAGATCCTAAATTTACCGCTTTCTTTGGCATATTAGATGTTTTGTCAACGATCCCAAAGAAAGATATGGATGAGGAGGAAAAGTCTGTTGAAGAGCCTAAAAAAGAGCCTAAAGAGGAAATGGAAGTTGAGTATGATCTGGAGACCGAACAGCAGTATTATGCCGCTGAATGGATAAGGGATATCCCGACACCGGTGTTATATAGAATGACTGTTGCCGGCAAGCGCGTGTATTATGAGATGGATGTTGATGGGTATCCTATCATATACGATGGAGCCACTAACAATATCGCCAATGGGTATTGTGATACGTCCGGAGCCTTGGAGAAATGGAAGAATGAGATGAGACTCAAGGGTAAGGACCCTGATGAGTACGCTAACTATAGGGCTGACTTAGGTACTATCATGCATTATCTATTTGGGTTGTATCTGACCGGGGTTAACATAAAGCTGATCCCGACATGGATCAGGAAGGTGGTCAAGGAAGCCAAGCTAAGAATAGACAAGTATAGGATGGAGCGGATATTAGTGGATAACATTGATGAGCTAATAGAGGATCTAATATCATTTGCCATATTCTGCAAGGAAAGACATGTAAAACCTGTATTGATCGAGAAGATGTTGAGGTCAAGCAGGTTAAAGGTAGCTTCTTCGGTGGACGCAGTGGTGGAAATGGATAGCGAGCCGGAGATGGTGGAGATAGAGGTCGAGACAGGAGAGTTCTATAAGACGGGAGCCAAGAAAGGTCAGCCTAAGACGGAGAAAAAGAAGATAAAGAGATGCAGGAGGATATTCGCTATATTGGACTTCAAATCAAACAGGAAAGGCAATTTCTATGACGAGTACGCTTTCCAGCTTGAGCTATATAGAAGAATGATACTGGAGAACTACGGAAAGATATTGGAGATAGAGGAGATATATAACTTCGCTCCGGGTGATCCTACCGCTAAGACAAGTCAATATAAGTTGAAGAGACAAACCGATAATCCTATACTTAATATGGCTACGGTTGTATATCTTCAAGGTAAGTATAAGTTTGAGAAAACCAATTATACGGTTACGTCAAGGATCGGATCTTTAGATATAGAGGGTGATTTTGAGTTGAATGGTTTGATAAGAAAAGAGTCGCTGAGAGATTATATATATAGAGTGATGAGTGAGAGGAGAGGATAATGGAATTCAGGGAGTTTGACAAGAGCGTACATCGGTATGAGTTGGATCATAGCAAGCCAAGGAGGAAGATGACGTGCCCGCAATGCGGCAAGGATAAGTGTTTTACGCCGTACGTGGACGTAACCACCGGTCAGATCGTTGGAGAGCAGTTTGGGGTGTGTGATCATAAAAATAAATGTGGTTACTTTAAATATCCAACAGGGAGCGAACTTGGGAACAATGATCTTTTTACCGATTCAAACAAAGTATTAAGGAGGTATAGGCCTCCCGTAGACCCGGATATAGCCAACTGCATTCCGGTAAGCAAGATGTTTGAGACGCTTAATCCTTTCGAGACATCTGATCTTCAAGATTATCTATCCAATATATTCGGATCATATCATACCAATAGAGCGTTCAGCTTATATAAGATCGGGATGATGAGATTCGGGGATTGGGGTAAATGCTGCGTGTTCTGGCAACTTGATAAAAGTTGGGTGATAAGGACCGGGAAGATAATGGATTACGGACCAGATGGTAAGAGGGTAAAGGTTCCCATGGATCATGTATGCTGGGTTCACATCCTCGACGGTCAAGATTATTTATTAAGGCAATGCCTGTTCGGTGAGTTTCTTATCAACTTCTATCCTAAGGAAGCCCCGGTATATATAGTTGAGTCGGAGAAGACGGCGGTCATCTGTAATATCGTATATCCAGATAGGCTTTTCATGGCATGCGGAGGTATCCATATGTTGAAAAGGGAGATGATAGAGGCATTGGGACGTAGGAGAATAGTCCTATATCCTGACAAAGGATCGGCGTTTAACGAGTGGAAGAAGAAGGTGGATAGGGATATGAGGGGGATGAATATCGAGATAAGTGATTTTCTTGAATCAAAGCCCAATATAAATGAGGGAATGGATATAGCTGATTATTTTATCATTAAACAAAACAATAATAACAATGGCAAAAGTAGTTGATAATTACAAGGGATTCAAGGTGCTTGAAATAACAAGACAGGAGATGATGGATAAGTTTACCAGATATGGGTGCTTAGGTATTTGCGATATGTGTAACAGACCTACGTCCGTGGGCTATTACGTGGCGGTAATCAATCAATGGATATGCAAGGACTGTTACGATGATTTTATTAAATCAATTAACAGGTATGAGGAGGATATGGAAATAGAAAGCAGGAATTTCAATAGATATTGCAGCTTATTTAATGTTGAAATAAAGGAAACAGAATGAAAGAACTGTCTTTAGCTCAAAAAGCTATGTTAAACGGATCCGTATGCCCGTACTGCAAGATCCCATCCACTATGATAAATACGGTAGAGGGGAAGCAAGTTGGGTGCGAGAAGTGTGGGGCTTGGATGAGATCCGATCCTTTCGGGAAGCCGATGGGGAGGCTGGCTAAGCCGGATCTTCTTAGGAGTATGGATATGGTAATGACTGAGATTAATATATTTGCGTATAGGACAAAACGGGATGTGCAGGATATTTACAAAAGCCTATCTGGTGAATTGGATATACCAATAGAACATGTATCCCCATATAAGATGTCTTTGCCATCACTACTTAATACCATGAGATATATTGAAAAGTATGGCGATAATCATATACGGATATATGATAGAACCATGGTAAAGAAGGCTTGCCCTAGGCACGGAGCGGTGGCGATCGGGAGCAACGCCTGCCACGGATGTCCGGAGTTTATGTTCCATGTGGTAAACGGCACGACCGATACGGTGGTGTGTGATATGGATATGAGTTATGGAGACTATATAAAGGAAGATAAATAAATTTGATAGATAATATTAATTGTATAAAAGATGAAAGTAATTTTTATTCATAAGCCTACTGGATATTATGTAGGAGGATCAGTATTTAACAAGACATGTGGTTTTTACAAATGTAGGGATAAGATGATAGAAAAAGGCATAAGCGAGGATAAGGCTAATATGCTGATTGATATAATAGGTCCATACGTATGTGTGTGGGAGATAAAGGACGGAGATGATCCTTACGAGAGCATGAGAAGCAGACTCGGAGATAAAGCCTCATATTTAGATGGAGAGGATATTATCGTAGAGGATTATAATTATGACGAGGAGGACGAGGATGGGGAGATCGACTGAATACTATAGGACACATCCGGAGGCCAGAAGAAAGAAAGCCGAGACGGATAAGAAGATCAACGCCCGCCCTGAGCAGAAAGCCAAGAGACGGGAGTTGGGTCGCAAGAACTACAAGACCGATAAGTTGAAAGGTAAAGCCTATCGGAAGGGAAAGGATTTATGCCATACGGCTAAAGGGCTTAGATATAAATCAAGATCAGCTAACAGAGGGTCTAAATCCGATACGGCTGGCGATAGAAACGCAAGAGGATGAGTGAGGATAGGATATGGAGGTCATCCAAGGAGATTATCATGGATGCCTATGAGAGGATAAGAAAGTATCAGTCGGGAGAGCTTCTCCCGGCTCGTACTGGATACGCTTATCTTGACAAGGCGTTGCTGGGCGGGTTCTACCCACAACATGCGGTGGCTATCGGCGCTAGGCCCGGAGTGGGCAAGTCTTATTTGGCTCAGAAGATTATGAGTAATGTAATGAATGTTAATATCAATCCCCAAGCTGATGATTATGTATGGCTCAGATGTGAATTTGAAATGAATCCAGAGGATTTGATGTTACGTTCACTATCAAAAAAAATGGGAAAGGATATACAAGATATTCTCCTTAACGAGATGTCTGATGAAGAGACAAAGGAAATGCAGAAATGTCTTAAGGAGGAAAACTCCGGCAGAATAACATACATCCCTAAACCATCGACAGTAGACGAGCTTCAGAACTTCTTATGGAATAGTTATATGCCAGCGAACAAGGATAAGAAAATGGTATTTGTATCCATAGATCATACAGCTCTTATACAAGGTACGGGTGACGCTAAGAGGAATATAGATAGCCTGATAACCATGTGTAATATAGCTAAAAGAACTTTCCCCAATATATTCTTTCTTATAATATCACAACTTAACCGTGATATTGAGGGAAGACGGGATCCTAAGGATCATATGCCAAAACAATCTGATTTCTATCAATCAGATACATTGGGGCAATTGTGTACAGCTATGGTAGCGTTGAATATTCCAAAGAGATACGGCTATTCATCATACATGCAATTCCCGCAAGGCTGGTATCCTAATCTGGAACGTTTTAAGAGTGAATCAAGGCGTTCTTTCCGTGTAGATGGACTTATATTCCATCATATAGTAAAAGTCCGTCAGAGATCGTTAGAAGAGATTGAGGCTATACATGTGGATATCATGAAAGGATATGAGCGATATTATCCTGACGGAGGTGTGGTACGCCAAGAAAGACCAGGAGGCTCGGATGCCCCTGTAGGTAGCGGCAGGCCGGATACGGCAGTCGTTACATTACCGCCGCCCCCAGGGATACCTTTGGAGCATCAATATATACCTCCCAGTGATGATTTCAATGTAGTACATGACGAAACGCCTTATTAATCATGAGATTAAGGAAAAACTATTTGCTTGTCATTATAAAGGGAATGGAGATGCTATTAAAAGCCAATTTCTCTGCCGAAAACAAGATGGGTATACGAGAGATCATATCCTCGTTGAAGGAAATGGCCGAATACAGCATCAGGTACGTCATAAACCGGGAACGGGAGAAGGAGATCATGGGTATCTGCGAAGAGGTGTCTAAGAAGGTTCTAGAATATAAGAGAATGAACGACAACTCTATGGTTTTGGAATTGGAGAACCTAAAGAGGGAGGTTGTGGCGGTAGAGGATCTTCTTAGCTCTTACAAGGGGGTTCTTGACGCTGAGTTGGTAATAGCTGAGGATGATATCAGGATCATACGGGACAAGATCGCCATAAGCCTGAGAGAGGATGGGTCGTGCAAGAGCATGACTGACGCAGATAAAAGAGCTAGGGTGGATGTAAGGTACGAGCGGGCGTTGGAGGATTATCGAGTCCTTCTAAGATGCGCCAATACGGTTAGAGCCAAGATGTCGGTTATAGGGCATCTTAATCAATCAATAAATCAATCTATATCAGTCGGTAGGGTTGGTATGGCTAATGAATCTTATACGGTAAAACAGTATGAAAAAGGGAAAGAGATTATCGAAAGCAGACGCCCTTAGGGTGTTGAGAAGGGCTTACGATCTAATAAAGAATGATAATTATACGTTTATGTGTAAAGTAATAGAAAAGGCAGCGGTTGAATTATCACTTGCCGAAAGATCATGTGTAGCGTGTTATCTTATACCAGAACTGAAGATGTTCAAACCTGTAAACAGAAAAAATGGAGATTTTTGGTTTCATCCATCAAAGAAAAACATAAGGTTACATATAATAGATACGCTAATAGATATATATAACGGAAATGATCATCCCGATATAGTCGAGAGGGTAGCCAGAAAGATTAGGTCAATATTTTAACTTATTTACATATGTATATAAATTTTGAACAGATGATGACATCAGGATTAACGATGTCTGATGTCGGGTATCTTTTGATGATCCGGCAAAAAGAAGAGATGGCTAACACCATTCCAAAGGAGAAAATAGATAGCTATAAAGCATCTGGTTATATTGAGCTTCAGAAGAATGGGAAGTGGAAGATAACGCCAAGGGGAGGATCGCTGCTGATGCTGATAGAGACGCCCGGCCTGACACCGGAGGTCGAGGGGATCCGGGACCGTATCGTTGGGGTATATAACGATATGGGTAAGGATACAGGAGCTGTCAAGGAGGTAGAGAAACGGCTCGTATGGTTCGTGGCTAACACCAACTTCAAAGAAGAACCTATAGTAAGGGCCGTAATATCCCATATAGACCTTAAACGTGAATATACGATGAGGTTGGATAACTTGATATGGAAGCCGTCAAATGTCTATAGCGTACATATGAGCTTATCGGAATCAACGTTATTCGATACGATCATAAAGATGTATGGCATGACATCCGATCTGTATCTTAGGGAGAATAAGAACAAGGAGCTGGCATGGTTGTTCGCCGTAAGCCGACTCCCGGATCCTCCTAAGAAGATGGATAAGGAATATACTATTACTGGAGATGTTAAGATGGACATCGAAAGAATATCAGATATAAAAAAAGAATTAGGTAGAAGATTAAAAATATCGATTTAAGAGTTATGAAAAGAAATCAAGTATTAGGAGTAGTGATAGACGCAATATTTGCGAAAATATCTGAGTTTGATGATATTGAAGACATAAAGGAAGATAGTAACCTATCGTCCGATATGGCTATGGATTCATTGGATCTTGTTGAATTGATAATGGATATAGAAAAGATGACAGGTGAATACATACCAGATGAGGTGTTTCGCAATACCCCTTGCGATGAAATAACGGTAGGAAGTTTAACTGATATGTTGTATGTTTATTTTAAGGACAAATAATGGATTTCGGATATGATGATTGGGAAGAGGGGCTAGAGACCCCTCTTGTCGATGATTGCGATGACGATCACAATGAGGAGGACGAGTATGATTTCGGCTAAAGAACTAAGGATAGGGGATCTTGTAAAAGACAAGGCTGGCAATATATGGAGGGTAGGGTGCGTTACTGGTATGCGTAATGAAAGTAAGTCATTGGTCCTTGAACGTGAGGTTGATGATGGGATAATGAAATGGTATTCCGGGGAAGATGATGTCATGCCTATTGAGATAGATGATAATATACTTGATACTATCTATTTCAAGCGTGATAAGGGGCGGGATGTATATCGAGGCTACGGAATATCTATAGAGATTTTTGATGATGGGTATTATCTTAGCCTTAGGGATCTGGAAGACGATCTAAGCGATCCTATTCAGATTAAGAATCTTCACCATCTACAAAACCTGTTAATGGACTTATACGGACATGACATAAAAATAGATAAGCTTTATGGTGATACCGGAGAATAATTTGTTATGTAAGGTTATAAACGGAGAGAAGGTTCTCGCCGTCTCTTACTCGCAGATAGACACGTTCGTCCAATGCCCATACAAGTGGTATAAAACTTACGTGGAAGGGAATAGATCCACGGAGAAGCATGAGGCCACGTCATATGGTACGGTTATCCATCAGACGATGGAGTATTTCTTCAAGAACGGATGCAGACCTTCTTATGAGGATATGAGCAAGGCATTCAACTACTACGCCGATATAGAGCAGATTCCTTTCGATAGCGTAAAATCCCAAATCGAGTCCATGCAACATGCGGCTAGGCTAATAAGATGGATTGTGGGGTTGTTTGAGAAGGATGCTGCTGGCAATTATAAGAAGGCATGGTCCGATCTTACGCCAATGGAGAAGGTGGTCCGGGGGTCGAGACCGGCCGGCGTGGAGGAGGACTTCGTCCTGCCTTATAAGCTACCCAAGCCCCTTACATTGGATGGCGTGACATACGATAAGGTACATATCATAGGATCGGTGGACTGGCGTGGAGAGTATAAGACAAAAGACAGGATAGCTATGTATACGATAGACTGGAAGTCTGGGAGAAAGTTATTCGATGAGGATAAGCTGCTTCACAATCTCCAGCACCCGATATACGCCTTTTACATACTCAGAAAATATAAGGTACTTCCAGATATGTGTAGCTATTTCTTTACCCGTATGTTGGATAATCAAAACGTGAAGGTAGATAAGGAAAAGGTAGAGAGGTCAGTCAAGGAGCTTAATGATATCCTTCTTGATATGTATGATTTCGAGACAAAGAAGATTGATAGCTACCAAGCTCACGTTTGGGACGACGTCAAACAGGGGTATAAGTATGAGACACGCTACCTCATGGGGCGCCAGCTGGCCTGCCTTGAACCCCGCCCCAAGCCCTTGTGTTTTTGGTGTGATTTCTCAATCCATAAACAAGGGACATGCAGGTACTCATCGGATTGGGACGAGTCAAAAAGAAAGAATAAAAAAGATTAACTTTATTAAAAAGCCTAGGTAAACATCTAGGCTTTAATTATATTTGTATCACCAAAAAGAACTGATTATGGACAAAAGTGAAAAAGAAAAACAGATATTAGATCTTCTGATGTCTAGAAAAGATATCAGGAAATTGGTAGAGAAATCAAATGAATGTTATTCTAGGATGGATTTTGTTGGCGCCATGAGATACCGGCAGGAGATAAAGGATATAGTAGACCGGGAATCGAAGATTATGTTGACAAAAAGTGAGTCTTTGGTAGATTTGATGAATAATGCTGATAATGAATATAAATTCAATATGTTGGTATGGCTACATTCCATGATGTGCATGGCGGATGTATTTAACGGGATATTGGAGGATTTTAAGGATGGGGTAAGGAAAGCCAATGGCAACTCTAAGTTCGTTAAGTTCGATAATCTGGATCGGTTGATGATGGAGTGCAAGAAGGAAATTGATTATCTGATGAAAGGCACAAGTAAATCATTTCAAATATCTTTCGCCGTAAGAAGCGATGAGATGAGGGAGATGATAGAGAATATGGTTGGGGATAATATCCGGGAAGGGTATGACATGTTCAAGGAAGAGGCTAAGATGACCAAAGAGACAGACAGGAGTAAGATAGAGGAATTTAATAAAAAACTTGACCATGATCAAATGTAATATAAAGCTAGGCGATATAGTCCATACCCAGATAGGGACAGGAGAGGTGATAGCCATAAGCAAGACCAAAGAGACTTTGATGGTGAAAATGGACGATGGTCGGGAGTGCGCGATAAGATTAAAGTACGTGAAAGACGTTTTTGATAACTACAGATCCAAATGATATACAGACTAAGACCATATCAAGAGGATTGCGTTAAAAGCATCTCTGATTACATAAACTCTGATAGACGTGATCCGGTATTGATCGTGGCCCCCGTAGCGGCAGGTAAATCTATCCTCATAGCCGAGGCGGCTAGATTGATGGGGGATAAGACGCTGGTTCTCCAGCCGTCTCGCGAATTACTAACACAAAACCACGATAAGATCACATCTTACGGAATACCGGCAACCATCTACTCCGCATCATGCGGCAAGAAAGAACTATCCAACATGATATACGCCACGTTAGGGTCTATCAAGAAGGTTGTTGGTCAGCTTAAGGAGATGGGGATCAGAAATGTATTGATAGATGAGGCTCATGCCGGATACAGTCCTGAGGACGGCAGTGAGTTCATGACATTCATGAATGAGCTGAAGCCGAGAAAGGTGATAGGGTTTACAGCCACGCCATGTAGACTTAAAAACATGTCGATAGGACAGACATCATATTCCCAACTTAATTTCATCACTCGTATGAGACCGGTATATTTCAAGAATCTGATTCACGTGATACAGGTAGAGGAGATGATAAGGCAAGGATTTTGGACACCTCTTAAATATGAGACATGGGATTTCAATGGAGATGCCCTTAAACTCAATTCTAACGGCTCCGAATATACGGCTGAGTCTATTAGTGAGGCGGTGAGAAAAAATGGCTTAAACAACCTTATTTTGCGTCGATTGATGGTATTAAAAGACGTATGTAGATCTATACTGGTGTTTATGGATTCTGTTGAGAGCTGCAATACTGCCGCCGAATGGATGAACGCCAAGATATGCGCTGGCATGGCGGAGGTAGTTCACGGAGGCACGCCAAAGAAACAGCGAGAGGCTATAGTCGAGAGGTTCAAGTCGGGTAAGACGAAGGTAGTGTTCAACTATTCCGCCCTCGGTACGGGATTCGATCATCCGGGTCTGGACTGCGTGATAGTAGGAAGACCAACATTTTCATTCTCGTCGTTTTATCAGTGGCTTGGGAGAGCTGTCAGGATAAAGGACGGTAAGGATAGCGCATTGGTCGTTGATTGTTGCAACAACTCGTCAAGGTTCGGCGATATAAGGAAACTTGGTATAGAGAACTACAAAGGATATGGATGGGGGATGTTTATCGGCGATAAACTAATCACTAATATCCCGATGGGGGATAAGGTAACGAAAACGGATCTGGATATCAAGGCCGCCAAGAAAGACCGAAGGAGGGGGCTGGCGCAGGGCATTACCGCCTCCCCTGTACCCGGAAGGCCGGATCATCCCCTTGGCTCTACGGTAATGACATTTGGAAAGTATAGTGGGTGGATGTTACATTCGATCCCAGTATCGTACTTCAAATTCATAAACGAGACATTTGACTGGGATAATGATAGAAATAAGGAGATAAAAGAATACATAGATTTTTTAATTAAAAACAATAGATTATGACAGGATGTATATATCATGAGGCTGATCTTGACGGAGTAATGTCAGCGGCTATAGTAAAAAGTATTTCAAAGGGGACATTGATCTTCTTCCTTACAATTATGGCAAGGAAATACCTGACGTGAATAAATATGATAAGGTATTTGTAGTTGACGTGTCATTTGGAAACAGAACAAGATTCCTTTTCGATGAGTGGAAAGAGAAAGGTATAGATGTCATATGGATAGACCATCATAAGACAGCCATAGACGATATGAGGGATTACGAGGTAAAGGGCAAGAGGCGTATCGGGACGGCGGCCTGTGAGCTTACGTGGGAATATCTTTTCGATGACATCAAAACTCCTAATGTGGTAGAATTATTGAGTGCTTATGATGTATGGGATCATGATCGCTTCGAATGGAGTGACGTTCTTTCATTCCAATATGGGATGAGAGGGTATTGCGGGCTTGACGTTGACATGGTCAGGGAGGTGCTAAACAAGGCGAATGGCGAGTTTGTTTCTGATATGATAAGAAATGGCGAGGCCATAATAGAATATATCATCGAGAAAAACAGAGGAGAAATGAAGATGTTCTCATTCGAGGCAGATATATTTGGATACAAGGCGATATGTATGAATACTACGGAGTTTAACTCCACCACATTCGAGTCTATGTACGATCCTAGAAAACATGATTTGATGATGCCATTTTGCTGGAACGGCAGATTCTTCAGATGCTCGTTCTATACCACCAAGGAGGAGGTGGGTGTCTCGGCGCTGGCACGCAAGGCCAACCCCGGTGGCGGCGGTCATAAGGCGGCTGCCGGCTTCCAGCTTGGTGTGGAGGATATGATGGAGTTTCTAAAAACAAAGAAAATGTGATATGATATGGGTCTTGCTTAGTATGGCAGTGATTATGTTATCCATAGCTGTAATGGTGAAAGGCTGGGATGATTTACATGAAGGTATGTTCCACGGAGGATTAATTATGATAATTATAGGAATAATATCAATATCTGCATCAATATTTTATATGAATGAAGGAAATATTAAAAATATGGAGAATATGAAAAACGTATATAAGTTCAAAAAACTTAGCAAAATGAAGCTAGACGATTACGGCTTCGGTTTATTCGAGTACAATGGCGTTCTTTATTTCAAGGAGGCAGAGGGTGAGAGATGCTTTGATGTAAGAAGCGGGAATGAGGTTATTATCGGTAAAGATAAGATTGTAACGGTCTTGGAGGATTGATCATGAGAAAGCTTAATGACACCAACAGGACAAGGAAGAGGAGCGTACGGCACTCGTGGATAAAGGCGGGTCCGGGGATCCAACGCTGCGCTATTTGTGGGATCACGAAGCGAAGTGAGTATATAGACGGGAAGACCGTTCATTGCGTGCATCTATCATCTGGTGAGCTTTACTCTATGACAGGTGAGACGCCAGAATGCAGGGATCTTAGTGAATTTTATTAATCTAAATTACGAAAATATGACATGGTATAATACTTACGAGGAGATAAAAGCCAAATATCCGGATACTGTTTTTGAGGAATATTGGTTGGTAGAAGAAGATGTCGCTAAATTAATGGGGTATGAACCTATTATAAAAGGATGGGCTATAATCAAAAATGATCCTAATATAGATAGTAACATTATATCTAGTAACAAATTAAATATCAATGCTATTGAAGCCGATAAAAATGAGGGGGATGAGCGCAATATATTGTTGCATATTGGGATATTATCCCCATTTAATGATGATCCAGTAATAATAATAAAACAAAAAGGAGTTTAAGATGGAAGAGGAATTTAGCAAATACGAAAAGGTTGTTTATGATGGCGAGGTATTTGAGGTACTTGAAACCGCTGATCGCACAGGAACGATGAAATTAGGGCCATTATTTAAAGCATCATACGAATATGTTTGGGTTAATGAGGAGATGGTTGTCTCGTTAAATAGGGCTATTAAATTAAAACTTATTGATAGGGAGAAGGTAGATAAAATGACAGATTACAGCCTCCCTAGTTTATATGATATTGATAAAATATGCGCTAAAGTCAAAAAAGAAATGACGACCAAGGAGGATAAGTCCGCCGTAGGGAAAGACGGCAGCGGGAAAAACGACCGGGCCGACGGTAAACTCCGGTGGGACCTCCTTCCTTTGGCTGAGATAGAGGACATCGTGAGGGTATATACGGAAGGCGCCAAGAAGTACGTTGAAAACTCATGGCAGGATATACCTGATGGGTTCAATCGTTATCTAGGTGCACTCATGAGACACTTGGTCGCTTATACGAAAGGGGAGAGATATGATAAGGAGGGATTCATGCATCTATCCGCCGTATGCTGGAACGCCATAGCGTTATTATATTACGATAAACATAACAAAGGGCTTATAGAATGGAAGAGTCAGGAGAAAGAGTAGTAGATGAGGGATTAAGAGCTATCGACAAAAGAACAGGTAAATACGTTAATGTAATCAAGCGCACTATTGATGATAGCCTATTCCCGATAGTTAAGTATCTCAGTTACAGTTATAATGAATTAAATTATGATTATGTAAAGAATCTGAATTTTGATGTAAACGTAAATTGGGAGCAGCGTAGATATCAGATTGTTAAGGATTTATTATCTAACAATTTCGATGGGAGAAAGATGAGTATAGATGAGGTAAATAATGCTATATTTACCGCTGATTTGATTATTAACAGATTAACAACTATTTGAGATGGTAAGAATTGATTTTTTCACGAAGAAAGACGCTGAGTACAGCGATTACATGCGATATATTATCGCCAACACATTACAGGAGTATGAGGGTGAGGTCACGTTAAACCAGATCCCGGAGAACAAGGCCGCGGAGGAGGAAATATCCAAGTACGGTATAGAGGTATATCCTACTATCATCGTCAGTGGAGATAACATGGATGGCTTTAATAAACTTGAAGGGATGGTCAGAAAAGCTGATCTTATTAACGTCATGTCGTTATACGACAAGAAATAGGCTTATGACAATAAGGGATAAATATTTTGGTTGGAAAGATATATTCTTTGACAGGTTCGTGCATTGTTGTAATGAAAAAAGTGACCAACCACAAGGAAGTAATATACCTCTAGCCAAAATAAACTTCGATAACAAGACAGGATATGTGGAGGACGGGACTATTAATATAGCCGAGCTTCTTCAATATCTTTGGATAAATAATAAGGTCTATGGGTGTGAATATGCGCCCATAGATATATCTTCTGCCTTGCAAACATTGATCAGATTGACCGAGAACGCTAAACATATGTTTGAGGATCAACCGGGTGTATATGACATGATCCCATATAGAGGTTTTTTTCTTAGAGATGATTTTTTATCCGGGAAAGATTATTCACTTGATTTGGATAAAATAGTGAGCGGTATGGGAGGATGGTATGGTGAGGATGAGGATCCATGCTACTCGATGTTCGTCAGTCAAGACCAGATATGGAACTTAAACCCGATATTGAAGGTATTAGCTGATGAGGGATCTATTCTAGCCAAGGAACTTGGGTATGATATGAACTCATATGTCAGCGATAATGGATACACGATATACAACCCATACCTTTCATGGATCAATCATTACTATCATTATTGTCCAACATTTAACGAGGATAAATTAAAGCCTTGGGATAGGGTAGAGGATAGGGAAAATAAGTTCAAGATGACGGATAAGGTTAAGAGAGGCGCCAATAACTGGTACTATTCAGGCGGAACTATATCTTGCGTAGATAGCTTCTTGGGGAAGAAATACAGGAAGAATCTCCGAACCTTTATCTATCGTGGAATAGTATTCTTCCTTGACCGGATATGGCATACGCCTTTATTTGAGAAGATGGGTGTGAAAATGAAATACAACGCTTATTATTGTTATGCCGCTACCTCCGGTATTTGGTACAATAAAGGATTCAAGAAAAGGCTAGCCAAGAGATTTAACGAGTCTTTACGTGGCGGAGGGGATCTGTTCGGGGCTAACCTAGCCTGCATGGTCTGTGACCATAAGGATATCGATTGGGAAGCGCTTCGTCTTTGGCTTGACAAGTATGACGAGCCTACTGATAAGGGTATGGTGAATAGCCCTATCCAATTTATGTATTTATATTTATATTACTATTTTAACAAATAACTTGAAATGAAGAAGATAAATGACTGGGTTATAAGGACATTTGGGTTGAGAGGTTCATGGAGCTGGGCTAAGAAGCAGATGTTAAATGGAGCGATCATTAAACGTAAGGCCACTATAGGGACATATAAAATAGCCATTGATAATGACAAGAATAGGTTACTTGTAGCTACATGGGATCATCTAGATCAAAGTCCTGTATGGGAAAGGTGTCCGCATAGTTTATTAGATGAAGATGCGGTTGATTATTTTGTCACAGCTCATAAGGAATTATCATATGGGGGCATAAAGATCAGGATGAAAGATGAATTTAATTGTATCGATAAAATGTTGAAAGCATGAAAAAGATTACCGATAAAGACGTAGAGGCTCTTAAAGCCGGGAAGAAGGTGACAAAAGGCTTTATCCATATGCAGTTGGATGATAAGGGGAGATTGAACATGTGGGCTGATATCAATATAACTGACAAATATAGGGACTTTGAAATAGACGCTAGCAAATTGTTTGATCATGGGATTCTTACTGAAGAATATGATAAACTTAGAATTATAAACATACATTAGCAAGGTAGAAGAATATGAGAAGAAGGATGATAGGCGGTCAAACCGTTTCAAACGGTATATATATCTTACACACCAATGGCAAGTTATATACTAGTGATAAATGGAATTATTCGTGGAGAAACGACGCCGTAGGAGTGGCTTTGATAAGCGACAACAGCAGCTTCGTTATTTCAGGTATTGAGCTTAAGAATCGAAGCTGGTCTAATACGACTGGATTGATCCAGGGAGTAACTACGATAACATCAAGTAATGAAGCCAAAAAAGATTTTAATGGATTTCAAAACACACAAAGTATCGCGGAATATACGCATGCTAGTGCCGCTTATGAATGCACTGTTACTCAATTCAAGAATGGACAAATGGGGTATTTAGCATCAGTGGGAGAATGGATGGAGATCATAAATAATTTAGATGAGATTAATAGATGCATGTCTCTTATCGATGGATTGGATATAGACGAAGGCACTACAAGTTATTGGACTAGCACCCAATATAATTCCGAGAAAGCATGGCTAATGACTTATAACGGGAATGAGTTTTATCCAAATGACGAGAGAAAGATCGTTTCCTTCTATGCTATTAGAGTAATATCGCAATTAAGGTAATTTTATACCTAAACGATAAATAATATGAAAGTATTATCATTATTTGACGGGATATCATGTGGATATCTAGCGTTGCAAAGAGCCGGCATACCTATAGATGCTTATTACGCCTCGGAGATAGATAACACATGCATAAAAGTAAGCCAAAAACATTTTCCTAATATCATCCGGTTAGGAGATGTTAATAACTGGAGAATATGGGATATTTCTTGGAAAGACATAGATCTGGTCATGGGAGGGTTCTGTTGCCAGAGCTTCTCTAGCTCAGGTAAGGGTAAGGGGTTTATGGACGCTCGTGGGAGGCTTTTCTTTTGTTTCTCGGACATTGTAAAGCATTTAAAGAAGGAGACCAAAGGTAAGATCCTGTTCTTGGGCGAGAACGTCCGGATGCGGGACGAGCATCGCTGGGTGATTACCGAGGAGCTTGGCGTGGAGCCGGTGGAGATCGATAGCGCCTTGGTCTCGGCGCAGACCCGGCATCGCCTTTATTGGTGTAATTGGCCAGTAGAAATGCCGAAAGACAAGCATATATCATTGGATGATATTCTAGAGCATGACAAGGGTTGGAATCCGGGAGCCATAAGAGGAAGATATATAGGGACCATTGTCGGTAGAAGGATAGGAGAGGACGGGCATCGAAAGGATTGTGACAAGGACATAAAAATAACGCAATGTCTGGAGATAAGAAAAGATAAGAATACAACTCCCATCAAGAAAAGTAATTGCCTGACAACAGTCATGAAAGATAACGTGATCTCATCACTACCTCCCGGAAGATATCCTAATGCCTTTGACATGAAAGACAAATTCAGATACCTGACCCCGGTGGAGATGTGTAGGCTACAGACATTGCCGGATGATTACCTTGACGGGATAGCCCCGAATACGGCCATGTCTTTAGCGGGTAACGGATGGACGGTGGATATGATAGCCCATTTGCTAAAAGGCATAGAGCGTAGGTAGAATTTAAAACACGATCACAGCGATATGGTTATAAACAAAACATGGTCGATGCCGAACAGCGAGACATTCAGCATAAAACCGATAAGAGAACTTATAGATAAATATCGAGAAGAGGGGATGGTTATAGTGGACCCATTCGCCAGAAACAGCGATATAGGGACGATAACCAACGATCTTGATCCTGAGACTAAGGCTATGTATCATAAAGACGCCACGGATTTCTTGTGTCAACTTGATGATAATATAGCTGATATGGTACTATATGATCCACCATATTCCGCTAGACAGGTATCCGAGTCGTATAAAAGACTTGGAGGTGCTGTTAATATGCAGACAACACAATCTAGTTATTGGACTAGGCAGAAGAAGGAGATAGCTAGGATCACCAAGAAAGGAGGGGTGGTCATTACCTGCGCGTGGAACTCCGGCGGTATAGGGGCAGGGCTTGGTTTCGAGCAGCAGGAGATTCTTCTCGTGGCCCATGGGGGATGGCATAATGATACGATCGTTACAGTAGAAAGGAAAGTAAACTACCGATAAGCTAAAGACTTATCAGCTTTAAACCTAAGCAGTGATATGCAGATTGCAAGACCACATACCCGATTTTTCAGGCTGGTTTACGACAGCCCCAAGCAGAGCGATATTCTTTGCGGCATTAACATCCGCATCCATATCGTTTCCGCAATATCCGCACTTGAAAGACTTGTTTCTTCTTGTGCCGATACGGTGGCACACAGAGCAAGTCTGCGAAGTATATGCTGGCTCCACGACAACCAAGGGTACACCCGCCATTCTAGCCTTGTATTCCATAAAGGAGCGGAGCTGATGGAAGCTCCACGAATTGAGTTCTTTTCTAAAGCTCTTGTTCCTGCGTTTGGAGGTGGAGCGTATATTGGACAAGTCCTCTATGGCAATACCAAGACCCCTTGCTTTGGCTTCCATAACGATTTGTTTGGAAATGGTGTGGTTGATTATCGTCGCGGTAGTTCTTTCTTTCCCTTTAAGCCGTTTCAAGAGTTTGGCGCAGCCACGTTTGCATTCGTGAATGCGGCCTTTCGTGCCTTTGGATTGAATGGAACTACGGATTTTTCGTTGCTTTTCCCTGTAACGATTCAGAGATTCGGAGGAAAAGGTTCTACCATCGGATGTACACGCAATATCGGTGATTCCGAAGTCGCAACCGATAAATTCCTCGACATCTTCCATATCCTCTTCGGGAACTTCTACCGTCTGAAAAAGGTAAAACTTGCCTTTCTTGAACACAAGGTCAGCTTCCCCTTTGATGTAAGGAATATAATTGGTGTTGTGGCAGATAAACGGCATCTTCTGTCGACCGCTTACAGTCCATATAGAGACATGAATATCGGAGTAAGAAAGAACCCTGCTGTCATAGCAGATGCTTCCGTATTCACGGAACACACGCTGACGTTTCCTGTCAAGTTTGTAGGCATCCGCCACCTTGCTTATGCAGCGTACAACTATCTGAGCGGAAAGGTTAAAGGTATCGCGTATGTCATTGTAGCAAAGGTGATGCAGCTTGAACTGATTGAAAGTCCTGTTCCGCCATGCAATGTCAGAAATCTGATTGCACGCTGCATTAGCCTCCTTGAGAGTTTCAAGAAGAATCCGATGCTGTTCTTCGGACGGGATAAGTTTTATTTTCAATGTCAGTTTCATGCCGCTAATATACGGGAAAAATCGGATATATTCAAATATTTGAGTAAAAATAGTATTAATTAAAGAGGGAATCGTGGTTCAATTCCTCCCACAAACTAAAGATTTGCGGGTTTCCTTGAACCGATTTTATGAAGGAACGGATTTTTACCACAAAAGAACAGGGAAGAGTGCTGGTCGAGGCCGGGACCTTGAAGCGTCAAATTATACTGGTGTAAACTTGTATATAATCACCTATCTTAATTATTTCTATGATTTTCTATGAAATTTACAACTATGGAGTGCGATGTTGAATACAAGACATCTCCCCCAGATGAGTACGAATACGTATATCCGTGAGAACTAGAAGGGATATATTTATATTTAAGCATGATTAATATTATTTTAATATTATTCATGCTTTTATTTTTGTTTAAATCGTACTTTTGTATCAACATTAAAAACCAGATTGTTATGGATAAATTGATTTTAAACGATATCCAAGACCTGTGGAGGTGGAGGGAGAAGATAAACATTGATGACTTCAAAGAGAATCCTATGGCTGAGGATATGCCGCTCTATTTCCCATGCGCTGTTATTTGGCATGTTGATTATAGGGAGCGTGACATTGATAATTGTATATGTTATGGATTTGTTTATGTAGCAGAAATATTAGGAATATAAATATTAAAAAAACAAAATAAATAGACATGAGTAAATTACTATTTTTCGATTTAGAGACAACCGGGGTTAAGTTCTGGAGAAACGGGATACACCAAATAGGAGGGATCGTGGATATCGACGGGCAGGAGGCTGAGAGGTTCGACATCCGCCTAGCCCCGAACCCTGCCGCCACGATAGAGCAAGAGGCGCTAGATGTGGCTGGTGTTACCTTGGAGCAAGTGCAGTCGTATCAGCCTATGGAAGAAGGGTACAGGCAGTTAGTTGGTATATTATCCAAATACGTGGATAAGTTCGACAAGAGGGATAAAATGTATTTAGTGGGGTATAACAACGCTGGATTCGATAACAGCTTCCTACGGGCTTTATTCCAGCAATGTGGGGATAAGTATTTCGGATCATGGTTCTATCCTAACTGTATGGATGTATATGTTATGGTGACACCGTTCCTGATGGGTGTAAGAAACGATATGGAGAACTTTAAGTTGATGACCGTAGCCAGAACTATGGGTATTGAGATCGACGAGAATAAGCTTCATGACGCTACTTACGATATTGAGCTGACTGGGGATATTTTCTATCGTATAATCGGTAAAATGGATGTTAAGTTATGAGAAGTATCTTAGAGGCGATGCATGATTATCCGGATGAGGCTCTTGGGCTATTTTTCTTTTTGATAGTGGTCTTCTGGTTATTTTCAGGTATATTCGAGAAAAAAGATGAATGATAAACTCGATAAGATACTGGATCTCCTAAGATCTCAAAATGAAATGATCAAGGATATTCACGACTATGTGAAAGAAGTTACCAGCGAGAAGTATATAGGAGAATCTAGAATGACAAGCTTCTCTATTAACTTGGCCGCTGATATACTTACCGAAGCCATTAGCCCTAAGATAAAGGAGATGATGGTGGATCTATTGAAAAAACAAGGATGGAAAACTGAGTGAAATATGGGGACTTATGAGAGAAAAGTAAATCAATTAAAGGATTTGATGAGAAGGAAATACAAATCAGCTTACAATAAATCCAAGGAAATGGACATAGATATAAGCTCGATGACATATCTTCCATGCCCAGACGCATTTAACGTCATAAATATTGAAAAAATGCATGTTATTCTTGATCGGGTCAATAAGATTATAGATGAGAATAAGGATAAGCTCAAGAACCCAACTTGCGCTACTTGCGTACATCTGCATGATAATGAATGGGCGAAAAGATATGGCAAGGTATGTTGTTCTATTTGGCAGGTGTGTGACCATTATACAAACCCTAACAGGAAACATAATAGGAAACAAACAACATACGTAAGGCGTCCAAGCAACAAAGCTTGTCCTAATTATGAGTATGGTGATGATAATTTTGAAAACAGAAGAAGATGTATAAAAGAAAAGAATACCCGATAAAGAGCTATGTGCCGATGCGCACCAATAAGGATAGGACGTGTATCTGCTGTGGCGATACGATCCCAGCCGGCAGCAGCAGGATGATACCTAGACACGCCAAGGCAAATCACGGTCTATGTTTCCCGTGCTTCAGGAAATGGAGAGATACCGGAGGAGATCTTAAGCTTATGGACAACCCCGGAGATGCGAAGAAAGAGCATGTCATACATATGTCTAATATCCTGAAAGGAAATTGTGATATAATAAAAGGCCGAAAGCTTTACGTGGCTTTTAAAAAGGCGATAAACGGCGGAAAGAAGATCGTTATCAAATTTGACACTGATCAACCGATATCTATGTCAACAAGAGTCATGAATCCTTCATTCGGGGAGATTATGGATGAGTACGGCAAGGACATATTCCAAGGTAATCTCAAACTGGTAGATGTCCCAAAAGGAGTTAAGGACTTGATAGTTAACTATATAGAAAGATATAATTATCATAAACAACAATGAGGATAGTAAAACGTATGAACTTCAAGACATTTATATTCATGATCCTGACATTCAGGAGAGTAGATCCTATACCTAAAAATATAGGAATCATGTTAGGTGTAACATTTTGGATATCCGTAATATGGATAATATCAAATTTTACTATACTGATAGCTAAATTAATAAAGTAGGCAAAATGAAACAAGGCGATGTGATGTGCGAGAATGGTATGAGGCTGCTTGTAGTATCAAGTTACGACCATAAGGAGCCATGCATGGGCTGTTTTTCTACAAAGATGGAAAGTATGGATCGAAAAAAATTGATAAAATGTTGGGATTGTAACAAAGAATACATATTTACGGCTATAAAAAAAATGAAATATTATGCAAATGAACAGATCAAACAAAATAGAAAATTTAGCAAACCGGTATGTTGAAAGACATATAAAGGATAAGCATCTAAGCAATGATACGATAAAAGAGATAAAAATAGCTTATATTATGGTTATAAAAGATTTTATAGCTATTGTCGATAAATCTACATCAATGAATGAAGATGATATAATATACGTCGTTAACAACATATCATCAATATTATATGAACCTATAGAAATCTCTAATACCGATAAAAAAATATTGGAGATAGGGATAGCGCTAGGCCTAAAAAGCGCCATATCATGTATATTTGGCTCATTATTAAAAGATGACTGCAATATAAAAGATGAGATAATTGATATATCTAAACATATAAAAGAAAAATTAATATCAGATAATCATGGATAATAAACAACTTTATAAAATAACGTTGACAAGGGAACAACTGATGCTGATATCCCGGTGCGTGGAAGACATAAGCAGATACGCAGCCGGAGACATGGGTCTTCAGCATACCACGGAAACTTTGATAGATGATATGGACAGGACGGAGTCGCTGGGGATAAGAAGCTTTATAGTAAACAACTCGATGGCTATAAGAAGAAGGCTGTTCCCGGATCTCGAAGACTATGAACATATAGGGTATGATGGAGGTGGTAAAGATATGATCAATAGAAAGAGACTTATCGGAAACACCTACCAGATATATAGATCAATACTGCATCAATTGGCTATTGACGAGAACTGGAATAACGTGTATAGCGATATTACGTTACCTTCAGGTGATATGGGAACAATTAAAGTGGAGAGGGTTGATGATGAACGGGAAAGTAAGGGCGTTTAACGGGGATATGGGTATGGCGATGTCCGTATTCAAGGATATGGTAGGGAAGGTAAGATTTGTTTTTGCCGACCCTCCTTATAAGATAACCCAAGCAAGATACGATAAGGAGGGATTTGACTATAAGTCGATGTGGGAGGTAATCCAAAAGATGCTGTGTCCGGACGGGGTGGTAGCCGTCACCTGCTCCCTCACGGCGGCGGTCGAGATCATGAGGGTCGCCCCAGCGGGATGGTACCGGTACGATCTTGTTTGGCATAAGACTACCCCTACTGGTTCCCTTAACGCCAAGAAAGCTCCGTTAAGAAACCATGAGCTGATACTTATCTTCTCGCCTATGCCGCTTGGTAAACATACATATAACCCTCAAAAGACTTATGGTCACGCAAGGAAAGTATCCAAAGCCTCCAGCAAAGTAAGATGCAAGGAAACGGAGCTATATGGCAAAGCTGGTCTAACTACATACGATAGCACGGAGAGATATCCGCTATCGGTCATGACGTTCAAGACAGACAAGCAGAAATCGGCCATCCATCCCAACCAGAAGCCGGTGGAGTTATTAAGACACCTGATACGGACATATACGAATCCGGGGGATACGGTAATGGATCCGGTAGCAGGAAGCGGAACGACAGGTATAGTGGCTTACGAGGAGGGAAGGGACTGCCTGCTTATGGAGATAGACCGTCAATTCTTTAATGAGATGATAAACAGATTTAATAACAATAACATTAAAACAGATAGAATATGAATAAGATTGAAGAACTAGAAAATAAGTTGAAGGAAGAAAAAAGCAAGATGCAGGCTAATCTAAAAGAGAACTATAAATGGGTTGTTGGGAAATACGTCAAATTCGATGAATCTTCTATAATGAGAATAGATAATCTACGTTATATTCCTATAAATACCATAGAAGATTATTACAAAAATGAGCTGGATCCAAATGACACTATTTACGTAGATGGCCTTCTGACTCATTATAATGTAGAGGACAATTATTATTCTTTGGCAAAACATAAAAACATACAGATAAAGATAAGAAATATAATAGAGCCTGATGATGAATTTGAGAATCTGGTAGAACGGTTGTTTAATGAAGCAAAAAAGAACTTACTATGAGCCTGTTTGTATGCGCTAAATGCGGTTGTGTAGACAATACCGCCACGTCTAGTTACTGGATGTTGACAAACGAGTATATGGTGGACAAATTCGAGTATGCCAAGGAACTACAGCCGTACAAGGGCATGGGGCTGTGCAGCGAATGCGGGAGGCTTACTACCTCCCCAGACGGCCGTGATGTCGTTATAGAAAAAGGCTTCGTAGACAAAGAGATGTTTGAATATAAATTCGATTATATATCAAGCGCATTGGAGGATTATACCAATATATCCGTATACAACTTTTATTGCGACAACAATGATAAAGATAACATCAATAGGAAACCAAATACGGGGATGATAGACCAGTATATGGATTATATCAAATTCATAAATGATAATGTAGATGAGGAAAATAAGATCATATACGATACTATCATGATGATCGGGGACGCTTCCGGAAAAGAAGGGCAGTTCTCCGACTCCGACAAGAAGACGGCGGAAAACTTCGGGTGTGAGTATATGGATGTGGATGATTTTGTGTATAAATATAAAGACTGATAACGAAAATAAGAAGGATAGGGTGATGATATCCTATCCTTCTATTATTATGTAAATCCATTTTTGGATTACATTAAGTATCAATGATATAACTATATCTTTTTATCTTTAACACTGTTCCTTACCCTAATAAAACCATACTCGTTGATTATATTGTCTATATCATTATCAGATAAATGAAACCATTCTCTTTCCATCCTTTTTATCTCAAATTTGCTATGCAATTCATTTTCTATATCTCTGCCAACAAAGGCTATTATCTTAAAATCTATATTCCCGGTTCTTATCGTATTTTCCCTTTTGTCAATATTATTGGTTTTACCTATCTTAATATAACCATCAATATTACCTGATCCTAAATATGTATATACTATCTTGTTATCTAATATATCAAATGACATATCATATAAATAGATAAAATCTTTATATATCTTAGTTATCAGATGTCCTATGCTCAAATTATTAATATCGTTAAAATATTCAAAAACAGATATTAAATTAAAAAAATCAATTCTTTTAGCATTTAGAAATTTTCTAAACATATTTGATACACTATTTGATATATCCATATTTGACTTGACTGGGACAAACACCTCAATATTGTCTACTATACAATTATCATATCCAGTCACCACTCTTATAGAAAATCTATATCCAAAAATGTTATCAATAATAGTTTTGTAAAGAGCATTTAAATCATCGATAAATTCACGAGGGATATCACGTCTAACATCAATATTATCAACTTTATAGATACATATATTATCATATGTTATAAAAATACTATTTATATAGTCTATAACAATATCCCTTTCTGATATATTTTTTCAATCTTATGCTATATCTGTATCCACCAAGAATCCTAAGGTCATTTAAATTAGCTATCTGACATAACATAAAACCTAATACAGGGAAATTATTAAATATTGATATATATTCATGTTTACCAGTATTGTTATTGATATGTTTTATTTTGTTTATGATTAGTTCATAATCATATTCCATTTCGCTATCAGATTGTATATCAAATCCATAATAATCTTTATTCCCTTTAACGAAATCGTCTATATGACATATGTAGGACGATCGAGCTGTCAACTGATTCAATTTATCAGGCATGATAATTTTCAAAGACCCTGTTTCGTTGGATTCGGACGTCAAAATTTCACTACTGTTCTTCGTGGAATCATGAAAAAGATCTACATTTGTATTCATAAAATAATTACCTATTCCCATCCGTCCGGGATGGATAGATGGGAATACAAAAATAGCCAATCAAATTGTCTTAAACAATTGACCGGCTATTTTTTTGTCATACCATATCAGTTATCTTCCCCTGTCAAAATACCAATTAGCGTCCTCTCCGGACTCATCCTTATTCCTACCACCTAGAAAGAATCCCATCGTCATGCCGTTGGTCATCAACCAGTAGTCGGATGTCTGCTTAATATCCCTAGCCGTCTTGATATTATACCATTGCTTACCAAACGAGAACTTCATGAGCTGCCTCCATAGTTTGCTCTCGCCCTTATATACGCCGGTCTGGACAGTAGCGAACGGATCCCAGTTTCGAGGATCGGTAAGATCACCTAACTTCCGGGCCGTAACCAGCGGGTCTTGCAACATGTCTATGGCGTTAAGCTCCATGAACGGGGATGTCTGGGAAGCGATCTCATTGATTGTCCTGAACCCTATATAGGTAACGAACTGCCCGAACCAGCTATCCTCATTATCCTCCCTATATCCCATCAACGCCCGTCCTATGGCTATCATGGTAGCGAATACCGCCATATTGATAATCGATCTCTTGATATTGACCTGCTCGTATGGGGTAAGCTTATCATACTCTTCCTTAAGCACGTCATATGCCTCCCCCATCCTGCCCTCGGACATCGAGCCATAGACATTCCCGGCCAATCTCCATAGCGTTCTCATATATCCTTCCTCGAACTGGTTGGTCTGGAAATTGAAACCGGCTTTCTTATATGCTCGTTGAATGGCGAGTATAAACCATCCACGATGAGGGAGTACCATGTTAAGGATAGCGTTCCGGCTAGCTCCCACCCGGTTCTGCTCGTTCAAGGCGCCGTCGCAGATCTGCACCATACTCCTGACCCTACTGGACAAGGTGGGTATATATCGGTCTATAATATCCTTGTTAGCCTCGTTCTTAGCCACGATCTTTCCGTCCTTGACATCTACCATGTTCCACATAGAATAATCCCTTAAACGCTCCCAATCGCGTTTAGCCTCGTTAGCGGACATATTCCTGTCCTTCATCATCATCTCCTTGAAATTGGAGTATGACCAGAACTGACCTTCGTATAGGCGGGTATCATCCATGACCGAGATAATGACCTGCGGATCCAACGGGGAGTTAAGAACCTCCATCATCTTAAACGGCAGGTCCCGGAATAAGGTTCTCCATATCTTGTTATACGCCGCCGATCGTACACGGTTGCGGACATTAAACACGCCTAGAGCTTCTCCAACGACATATAGCTTGTTGGTACGGTTTATGTCCCCGATCTCAGACACGTACGTACTCAACTGCTTCTGGGCTTCCCCATAGGCGTATTTCATGGAGTCCTTGCTTATATACTGCCCTACCATACCTTCCAAAAGGAAGTTGGCCTGCCCGGTAAGGGCGCCGGTAGCCGCCACGAACGGGGAGAAGCCTAGGTTGGATTTGGATACGAACTTGGTAAACATAAGAGCCAGCTTATTAAGATCGACCTTATAATTACCTATATTCCATTCCGCCCGCTTATTGTTTATCCTGACATCGTAGATGCTGGCGTTAACCCAGTCCTGAAACATCCTATAGGCGTGAGTGGCCTCCGGGTTCTTACCGCCGTCGTATTGCGTCTCCAGCATCATGTTCCTGTATCCCATGACATCATCCAAGGCCGCCCTCTTATACTTGTAAGCGGTAGCCTGTAAGGATAACATGGAATAGGAGTAGGCGAAGTCATGGGACACGTCGTTGGCGTTCTCCAGCTTACTAAGATAGTATTTTGGGATCATACGATATTTGTTATCGTTCTCGTCAAGCCCTCCTAGGTCTTGTCCTTGACCGTGTATAGGGTCATCCACCCTCTCGCCAACAATATCACGTACGGCATTGCCGATAGCCGCCTTCGGGTCAACCCCGGCCTGCACCATCCTCTCCACGCCGCCCTTGGATATTTGTGGTATCTGGTAGATATTCCTGAACCGCTCATCATAATCCTCCATAGCCTTACGGCTTATGTTAAGCAATTCTTTCCTCATCTCCCACTTATCCTTATTGATCGTAGCTTCCTCCCCCTCGTTGGTAATACCGTATTTCTTGAAAAAAGCCTCGTTCTTGTACTTATCGAACCTAGGCGTATGATATCCATAACCCAGATCGGGATTATAATTAGGATTACGGAAAGAACTCTCGGCGTCAGCCTCATCAAGCCACTGGTTATTGATCGTCAGATCGATCATATTAATATCGAACCCGAAACGGGATACGCTCTCTTCCTTTGATATACCATTTTCCATGGCATCAAAGAACTCGGATACCTTATACGTACCGTTATTTATCTTCCTGACAAAGCCAGAATACCCCTTGGGAGAGTATTTTCTCATATAAGGATATAGCCGAGTTCTGGCGTACTCGATAAGTATACTATTAGCCTTACCCATAGCTATATCATTAGCCAGCTTATTGTTGAAGTCAGGACCGTACTTCTTTCTAAAGAACGCCACCTCCACGGTTGTCCATGACGGGTTCTTCCGAGATAACTTGGCGGCCATCCTATCCACCTGACTCCGGGAGCGGGCAGACATATGTTCCTTGGCGAATTTAATCTCATCCATACCCTTGTCGTATGCCATGGCATCCCTTAAAGCGTTACGGTAAGAATCCGTGACTCCACTCTCCACCGTATCAGGCATATCCATCTCAATAGCCTCAGCGGAAGCGGCGGCATTAATGACGCTCTTAGCTTCTGCCAGACGATCATACAACTCGTTTATCTTCCTTAATGACGATGACCCACGAAGACGATCGAAATCATATTCCCCGTATCTCGTGCTATCCCGGTACTGGATAAGCAAAGGCCTTAGCTGGTCATTGATCTCGTTTATTGTCGCCATCGCCTCCTCTACCTTCTCTATTCTTGATGATGATACAGATTGCTCCGTGATCTTATCAACAAGATTCTCGTAATAATCACCCTCCTCGGATCCCCACATATCCTTGGAGAAACCAAGATGACCGCCAGCTAGCAGGAACTCGAACGCCGCCTTACCGCCCTCTGACCGCTCTATCCCGCGAAGTATCTCCTTGAATTCCGCGGAAGCCTTACGACCCTCGTTGGTATTCCCGAACTCCTCGGCCCACGCCTCGTCCCATGCCTTGATCTCCTCGGACATCATCAGAGCCTCGGATCCCTCTTCCTTTGGTGTCCCATCGGAATACCACTCGCTCTTGGCTATAGCCCTGTCACGTAAAATATCCAGATAAGATCTCCAGGCTATAGGATCGGATTGAAACGCCTTCCAATCGACCTTCCCGTTCCTCACGAACTTATCCATAGCCACATACCGGCTCCTGCGGATACGGGTCATGAAATCGGACGTAGCTTGCGATACCCTACGACCCAGTCTTTCCTCGACCTTCTTATTGACTTTCTCGATCTTATCGTAATAAGCCTGCACCATAGGTTTCTCTCGGTTCTCATCCAACCACTTATTTATCGTATCCAGATACCGTTGCTGATCCTCGAACGTCATGTCCGAGATATCGAAATTCTGGATGGTAGGCTTGAATATATGATATACCTCCTTAGTGATAGGCTTATCCCCGTCATATCCTACTATGTCGTCACGGGTCTTCACCTTAAGGCCTCTATCGGATAGAAGAAGGTCGATAAGTTGTTTCTCGGTCTTACCCGTAACATTCTTAAGATCATATATATCGATAATAGCCTTAGCCTGCTCGGTCCTGTATAGTAAATCGTATTTGGCGAAATCACGGGACGAGTCAAGGTAATCCGAGTTCTTCCCATTTATCTTCTGTATAAGATCCTCATTATCCTTTATCCCCCATCCACGCTCTTTCATCATCCTAGTCATCTTATTGATATTGGATATACCTTCGGTATGGGCTTCACTATGAGCCTTGGCTAGACGTTGGCCTAACATACCTAAAATAGCGTTACCACTATGCTCCAGCGTACCAAAGAACCGGGACATGACATTGATATCCTTATGGATGTTATCCACCAACTTCTTTATCCCATTCCAGTACCTTTCCGGGATATTGAACATCCGAAGCTGTCCATCCAGCCAGTCCTCATTACGATCACTTCGAAGAGCATTTATATCAGACATGGATGTCTCAGCCATACGTAATATATCATCCATATCCTCTACCATGCCAACCTTATTGCTGCCATAATAATCAGCCGCCTGATTATTGACGAATCCACGAAGGTTCCTGATCAGAGGAACTATCTCCCCATATACGTTATCGATAACCTGTATCGTCTCATAATCCAATCCTTTTCCGCTCTTACGTAGGCTACTGGCGACAGTGACCAAATACTCCACCTCAGCCTTGGCGGTCGCTATGACGCTCTTGGTGGATAATAGGTTGTTATTCTTATTTAGCTCACCCCCGACTTGTCTTACCTTCTCGCCTATATCACGTAGAAGGGAGATGCTTTCCCCGATCCTCTGGCTCTGGCTTGACCTCATCCTCTGTAACCTAGTGTATAGCCTCTCCAATGACCTCCCGTTCTTGATCAACTTATTAGCCACGTCAACATCCGATAATGAGTACATGAGATGGTCGCTATCCTTTAACAGAAGCACGTCAAATGCGCTTGGATCATCAGCTAACGCCGACTCCTTTATCCTATCAAGAACCTTATTCAAGTCTGATCTTTGGGTAGAGAAGAAATTCCTTATAGCCCGGATTATCCTGCCAAACAAGGAGAGCTGGGCGTCCTCGGACGAGGCCAGATCCTCCACCGCCTGTTCCATGCCCGGTACGAACCGCTGGGCCAACGTCTTACCTAGGATCTCCCGCTTCACCATCCGATCCAGTTCCTCCCCTTGGTATTCCTTCCCATACACCTCATAGTAACGACCGGCGAATTGATTCCATAATGGCGTGCCGACAACAGAATCCAGAACCTCGTCAATCTCCTGTTGGTTACGGTAAGTATCGATCAAGAAATGGGCTACCTCCTCATTAAGATCCTCTACCGTAGCTCCCTCAGCCAAAGCGATAACCCCATTGGCCATATCGGACAATGCCCTAGCCGAAGGCTCTACACCATTACGCATCTTATACTTATCCATATACTCAGACATACCCATCACACGGATACCTAACGTGGATAAGATATTGGTGATATCAGTCCTATTCTGGAGATCCTCCGCCTTCTCATTCTCGATAACCCCACGGACATTGCTTCCGTACAAAGCGTTATCCTCCATCATCAACGACAAGGCTAGCTCCATGAACCCATCATACTTATCGTTAAGCTCCTCAAACTTACCTTGCCTTAACATGCCCTTGATCTCCGATCTGCTTACCGTAACCTTCTCCCCCGATGTCGTGATAAGATCAAGATCATTACTTACCTCCGTATCAAAACCGATGGAGCCTAATACGTTCATCTCAGAAGACATACTACCAAACCTATTCCTTAGCCTAGACAAGGCATCCATAGCGTTATAGATCTTAAGACCATCAGAATTGCCGACCCCGGTAAGATAATACCTATCCCCTAACCTTGTACGTTCCCCACTCAACATACCTTTCTTGATAAGGTAATTGACAAACCCTCCACGGGTGCTTATATTAGAGTCTGAACTGATACCAAGAATCGGGATGAATGACTCGCTGTTGTTAAGGGTTATGGAGGACGAGCCAAAGGAGATGTCAGCCGTACCGGACGGGACGTCGCTCTCCTCGACACTGCCGGCTAAGAACCCGGCCTCTACCCGCCCGCCGGACGAGCCTTTTATGGCGTTGGCGTAAGAGTCGTGTATCTTGCCGTCATCCGATCTAAAGAATAGGCGAGGTTCACCAGAATCATATACCAATCTTGAAGATGGGGGCGTATAATCTTCAATATAGTTTAACGGCAAGACATTCCCGGAAAATATAATCTCCCCGTCTATATTTCCGCCCTTCACCCTAATATTAGGTCGTTGCCCGGTAAAAGCGCTTTCCACGGCCTTCCATAGCATACGGGCTGTTTCTTTAATATCTATATTCTCCCTGATAGCCCTTATATCATCCCATGACGCCTCTTTCAGTATCGTATCACCAATATTATCCTCGTTTATGGAATCCAGATCCACCTCCTGTACCGTAGATGTATCTACCACAGCCATATCATTGACATCACCTACCTCTCCGGAGGTAAGATAAGCCACGACATTGTCGCTATTCCCGAGACTTCTGGCCAACGCCGGGGCATCCATATCGCTTATGGCGGGCAGGACCTTGGCTGACATAAGTTGCCCCCACTCGCTGGCGCTAAGTCTGGCGCTTATGGATCTGGCCGCCTCCTTATTCCTTGGCACGGATCTCGTCCAGTCTCCGAACTTGGATCTGAACTTATCGTTATAAATAGTCATATAAGCCTCAGCGGCCTTATCAAGATCACTTACGGCGGCTATACCCGCTATCTTATCGAACAAGGTAGATACCTCGCCGGAAGGAGTCAAGACACGGGCTATCTTACCTTCCTTATTCTTTTTAATTACGCAACTGCTCATAAATAAATGTTTTTCACAAAGATAAATAAAAAGCCTCCACGAATAAGCGGAGGCTGATATTCTTATAGGTAATTATATACAATTTTACACTATTATGTTACATAACATAAGTAAAATCGTATATAATTACTTTTTATATCATACCTTTGCATCAAAAGATAGTAGTATGCTAAAAGCTTATAAATATAGACTGAATCCGACATCCGAACAGATCTCGCTAATGGAGAGGACTTTCGGATCAACTCGATTTATCTACAACTGGGCTTTGCAGACAAAAATCGAAGCGTATCAAGATGATAAAAAATCACTTACGGCTGTTGATCTATGCAAGAAACTGACTGATTTGAAGAAACAAGAGGAATATACTTGGCTCAATGAGGTATCTAGTGAATGCCTACAGCAGTCAATAAGGAACTTAGATCAGGCTTTCACCAGATTTTTCAGGGAAAAGAAAGGCTTCCCAAAATTCAAGTCAAAGCGAGGATCAAGGAAATCGTTCAAGAATATCCTTAATGTCCATATCGATTTCGATAACAACAGGATCAAGTTACCGAAATTAGGATGGGTAAGATTCTACTCTAATCAAGTGTTTAAAGGGAAGATAGGAACTGTTACCGTATCAAAGTCACCTACAAACAAGTACTATGTCAGCATCCTTGTAGATAACGGCATTAAGCTACCGGGCAAGTCTCCCATAAATCCGGATACCGCTGTAGGTATCGATGTAGGGATAAAGACATTCGCGACTTTATCGAATGGTTCGGTTTTCGAGAATCCGAAATATCTGGAAAGGTCTTCCACACGATTAAGATGCTTACAACGTAGATTAACTCGCAAGCAAAAAGGAAGCCGAAGAAGAGAAAAAGCCAGATTAGCCGTAGCTAAGGCATACGAGCATATATCGAATCAAAGACATAACTTCCTACACCATGTTGTCAATAATATCCTAGGCGAGAACCAAACCGTGGTTATTGAGGATCTTAACGTGGAGGGGATGATGAAGAACCATAATCTGGCTAATAGCATCGCTTCATGCTCATGGAGCGAGTTCTTTAGAATATTAAGCTATAAGTCGGATTGGAAGGGCGTGAATTTGATTCGGATAGGAAGATTCGAACCTAGTTCCAAGATGTGCGAATGTGGATACATATATCGAGATCTTAAATTATCCGATCGTATCTGGACTTGCCCTTCTTGCGGAGCCGTAAATGACAGGGATTTACTGGCAGCTAGGAACATAAAGAAATTTGGGTTAGAAAAACAGAATCTTCTAACCCAATAAGATATGTCACCGGTGGTGAACCGGGTAGGGGACGTGGAGTCGCTGGCGTTGGCTGGGGCTGTGAAGCGTCAAAATGTACTGGTGTAAATTGGTATATAATCACCTTCTTGTATTCCTTATATAGTTTATGATTTAATCCATATCCTTGTTGTTGATAAACTCACCAACACAATGACCCGCAAAACCGGCTATATACGCGGCGTGTTCATCCTCTCCGACCTTAAATCCAAGCGACATATTACAGAACTGGCACACGCTCATGGCTATATGGAATGACTCGTGACATATATTTCTCATTATTAAATCATCGTCGCTCGAAAAATTCCAAAGTATGGCAAATTTATCATCATCGTCCCTATCCCTTACCAAATTCGCGAAAGACGCCTCCTTGTCCATATCATCCTCATCTCCCCATTTCCCCTCGTGTTCAGGTTCCATATTCTCGAAACGATCACACAACGTCTTATAATCTAATCCAGCCGTGATAATCAAATCCAACGGATATATCACGAAATCAAATTTCTTTTCTCTCATAATCCCTTTAATTTTTCTATAACCTCAAAACACATCTTGCACTCAATCCTACGATACAACTGCCTTACGCCATCTACCGTAACCCAATAACGATCACCATCACGGTGCAGGAACTCACTCATAACCTTGGTATCAGCCACATCATGTAAATCGTATGAACTGAAACATAACTTACATATCGTCAAGATCAAAATAAGTAACCTTATTATACGACATACAACGGATTTGTCTCCCATCAGGAATCTGAACATCGAAAACATCTATCTTCTTCATATCTAAAAAACAGGGATACCGATCCCATCACAGACCTGTATCCCTTTATAATAAATTAGCGATGAAAAGCATGGTGATGGACATGCGCCACAAATGTAATTACAAATTTTGTAAAAACAAAGCAGTTCCATGGTTAAATGTCCCTGATGAACCGCACACTATAACGGCTGCCCTTACTGCTGCCGTTCACGCTGCCATCTTTGAAGTACACGCGATGCCCGCTGTTGGAGTCAAACTCTGAGCTAACCCAATAGGCTTTGGATGGACTGAGTTGTTGTCCACCAATAGCCGATAATGCGTTATTGACACTCGTCGAGTTCATAAATATTAACGCAAGTTGAGCGCATGATGGGATATACCAATCATCATATCCTTTAGCGTCAGCACTAGCTAAGAACGTATTAAGCACATGGCCAATTGTCGCATAGGAAGTATAAGACCCACCACCGGTAGTTATTCCTTTTAATATCTCTGAATTGGATTTTCCATTCCAATCAGATAAAGCCCCGCTTGTCCAGGCAGTAATATTTGCCGAAAGGTTAGGGGTACCATTGTATGAACCCGACTCCGGTTTTAGGTAACCTCTAATATCACTTCCATCTACTTTGTCATAATTTGTAATGCCGGTCTGATCCGTACCATATCCACCCCAATAAAAAATGGAAGTGCTGTCCTTCCCGGCTCCGGCTGTTACATAGCTTTCATTAAGATCCTCATATTTCTCAATCATAAATCTCTTACCTTGAGCGTTAAGGACAACGCCTATACAATTATCGGAAGGTGCGTCCGTTATGCTTCCATCAGGACGGACATAAGAAATAAGGCAAGTACCGTTGCGCTGACACGGAGCGTCACTCTTCAACACCCCATACACCCGATTGTCGCTAGTCAGCCACCGTTTCCCGTCGCTCGTGATATAAGCTTGCCTACATCCCTCCTGATTCACCGCAAGCGTCTTTTTAACGCCTTTGGGGGTTGTTATCTCCAACTCAAGGGTACGGTCAAGACCTTTGTTCATTACCGAGCCAAAAGAAACGGCGGCGTTACCGGTCCCGGACCCCGGGCTGACGGTCAGAGGCTGGTCCGTTACCTCGCCTACCCCGTCCTTCCAATTAATATTCAAATCACTCATAATTATGTCTTTTAATTATCATCTACCCACAAAGATAATAAAACAAGAGAACCCCAACCGGCTTTAGTCGATCGGGGTTCTAGCACATGATATTAATACGATTATCGTCTCATCATCTTCAATACGGTCCTAGCCGCAGCTTGCGCCCATGTCCAGCTGTCATTAGATGTTACGTTAACCGTCTGTTGAGTACCATTTACATCCAAGTTAATAGTCTCCCTGTCAAGCTCGATAGTAGAGTCTCCAGCGGCTTGAGTTACCGTCACGTTGGCTGTCTGACCACCAGCGGCGGTTACTTTCAATGTAGCCGTCAGTTCATCGATCGTGACGTTGGCCGGTACGTCCGAGATCGTGATGCTCCAAACGAACTCGCCAGCGGCTCCGGGATCGTCGGCGATAATCGCTCCGTTAGCCGTAGTCTTTCCAGCCGCCGTGTAGTCAGCCGGGAGCTGTAACGTAAGCCCGTTCTCCTCAGCCGGCGTGACCGAAAATGTAAGCTTAGTACTGTTAGACTTACCGGTGATGGTAACATTACCACCTGTCTTTTGTACGGAAGCGTTAGGGCTGTCTGATCTTACCACCTCAGCAGCCGCTGCCTGATTAACTACCAACGCCTTCTTAGCCCCGCCGTTCGTGGTGACCGTAAGGTTGATAGTGCGTTGAAGACGACCGGTGTGTTTCTCACCGGAGAAATTAACCGCCTGATCTGCTGATCCTGATACCGGGTCGACGGTTACGAAACCAAATTTTTGTGAAGCCATAATCTATTTATTTATAAATGTCATTTTATTATGCCAAAAATAACTTGTATCATATCACAAGCCAAATATAGGGGGGGGTAGATACGACTAGCCCTGTACAACCTCAACATACAACCCTACTAAGTCCTTTAAATTATGACTAAGAGGAGTTCCACTATCCCTTGTACATTTATACACGTCAGCGTTCTGAATGTAATATTTATCCTTAAATATCTCCATAGGAGGGAAATAAGGGATAGGATCACCTATAGTCCCGGCATGCTCCTTGTCAACAACCTTATATAAGGAGGCCGTACTGAGTCCAGGCTCCCATTCTGACGATAACGTATGAGGCTGGATAACCTCGTAAAGGATATCCGTATCCTCCTTAACTACCCTAAGACAAAATCCGGTATCCACGGATAGCCCGAACTCCGCTCCTTCTTGTCCCCATATAGGAAATAGGACCTTAACATCCAATTTCTCGTTGGATGATAAGGATAAAGATTTGTCATTAACCAACATCCTAGAAAACTCGACAGCTACTTTTTGAGGATCGAGAGCATCCTTCTCCTTCGCCTGTTGCTGGATGTACGCCGTGGTAACACTTACCTTATCAGGATAGCCGGACTGAACATCGACAGCTCTCACCTGTTCTACGGTAGTGGCTATACTGATCTGCTTTTGCTTGTCCCCTAACGCCGTTGCCAGATCGTTATCGTACTTATCCATCATCCCGATCAAGATCTTGCCTTCCGTCATATCGAACTCCAGACCCATAATCGTTATCTTACCGACTATAGCCCCATCAGCCAAAGCGCTACGTCTGTCATATTCAGGAATATAAATATCTTGATCATCCAAGAAAAACTCATGGAGATTTTCAGTCTCATAAGATCTCAGCTCCTCATATTTAGCCGATTTCTCCTCGTTAAGAACCCTTGACTCATCTAATCTAGCCTCAATGATCTCCTTAACCGTGGCTTTAGGATTAGCTTCCTTGAACGAAAGTTGTTCTTGTCCCAGCTCTATCCATGGAATCGGATTGCCATTAATATAATCATCATAACTATTACCCTTAGCGTAATTATCATCAAGAGGTTCGTCTAAAACCAACATATTGGGATATATTTCCCTGTTTATATATGTATATGCCATAATCTATTCTTTAATCTTGTTCTTTAACAGCGATGCTATACTTGCCTGAAGCGTAACACCAGATATTTATCTCGAAAGGCTTGTTAGCCGTAGTGGTTATAGAAGTACCACTCATGCTTACATAAGCTCCTGAATTTGGTATGGCTTGAGTAAAGACAGCAGACGGGACACACCTGATCATCAGCTCCTCTCCTATCTGCATACCTGACGCCACGGATAGGGTGGTAGCCGCTGATAGCGTGGCCGTGATGCTTCTTTTAGAGATAGGTAAGCTGACTAATGTCGTGACCGTATTAACCCCTATAAGCCTGTTCATGGTCTTCTTATCGGCGGCCGCCATCAATCCATTAGTGGATTCGTTGGCCACGGCATATGTCGTGTTAGGAGGGGTAGCCCATGTACCATCTCCACGCATAAAATTAGAGGTGCTACCATTAAGCTGTCTCAATAAGCCGTTGGCGGAAGTGGAGGCCAACCCGTACGTGGTATTGGTAGGCACGACCCACGTACCATCGCCACGAAGGAAAGAGGTTTGCTTGCCGGCGGCTGGTGCTGGTACCAAACCTGCCTTTCCTGCGACAGAGGCGGTAGCGGCTCCCATATTGGTGTATGTCGTGTTGGTATCCGTCCACGGAACATTCACATACATCTTACCATTTCCGTCAAGAGCTACCGGATAATTCTTCCCATTAGCTGAGTACCCGATCTTAACAAGACCCAGATTATCGCTCGTGGCTTGGGCATAAGTCGTGTTATTATCAGTCCAAGGGACATTCACGTACATCTTCCCATTAGAATCCAAGGATACGGCGTAATTCTTTCCACTAGTAGTATAACCGATCTTAACCAATCCTAAAGTATCAGCCGTGGCCTGATTATAGGTCGTATTATTATCTGTCCATGGGACATTAACAAAAGCGTTACCAGAAGCGTCAACCTGTAACTTATAGTTCTTGCCAGAAGTCATGTATCCTACCTTTACGCCACCTAAGGTGGAGGCCGCCGCCGTAGGTGGAGCGAAGGTGCTAGGTTTGCCGGTCACTCCAGACCATGGCACAGATGACGCCGAACTTGCCGTATAAGGCTCGTAACCGGCCTCAGTATTCAACTTACTATCATCCTTGACCAGATACATCTTATTCGTGGCCGTCACCTTAACCGTGTCCCCGACCTGAGCCGTAGCCGTAGTAAGTTTAAACCTTGCCGTATCATCAGCCACCACGACCATTCTCTCTAATGCCGCTTTAGGCAACCTATCTATATCGATAGTACCGGATGTGATCTTAGAGGCGTCGAAGTTCGCCAATGTCGTGGAGATAGTAACATTACTCCCAAAGTCCGATGAGACACTACCGCTAACAGCCCCGGACAGCGCTATGGTCCTAGCCGCCTGTAACTTCGTGGCGGTAGGGGCGTTGTCCGTCTTAAGAGCGTATTTGGAAAGATCAATATCATTAGCCTTATCCAAAAGCTGCTCTATCTGCTCGCCATTGTATTTACCTTGAAAATCTGCCATATCATAATTATTTTTTTTGCTCAAATATAGCCATATGCATAAACACCAAGAAATCGAGGGGGGGTAGATGCGGGCAGGCGTTAGAAGCTACCGTCCCCGTGCAGGAATCCGCTACGGAATATAATAGCCTTGTCTTTAAGTTTCTGGACGGACTCCCATTCCCATTCACCCTCACAAGGCTTAACGACATACTTATTCCCCCATGTCTTGAACTTCCTTTCGATAACAAACATCTCCGAATCATTAAGGACATGGAAGATACTTCCTACTGGGAAATACTTATCCATCCTTAATATAACACGATGATGTTTCTCGTCATATTCAGGACCGCCCACGATACGTGCTTTATAAAACTGAAAATCGTTTAACGTCCGATCCACAGGCTCTATCCAGTAATACCCCTTACCCATTGCTGTTTGCGATTTAATAATTATATTTGCGAAAGAATAGTAATTCATAAGGTTTTAGGTAATTCTCAACCAAGGGGAAAGGGTGTCCGTGAGGATATCCTTTTTTCATTCCCGCCCTCCCTACCTATGAACAAAAGATCTACCTCGAACAAATGTAACCATAATAAAGTTACGGGCAAAAAGAAACCCCATCGGTATTCTATCGCCGACGGGGTTCTTCCAACGTTGTATCAAATCATATCATCTCACTCCATTTGATTGTGTCACCGACGAAGCACCGCACCGCCAGATACCTTACGAACGCCGTCCCTTCCGGAGCGTCAGGGTCTTCCAGATAAGCCAAGACAGCCTTGACTATTTTCTGGTCGCAGTCCAATACCTTAGGAAAGTAGTCGCTATAAAACATAGCGAACAGATATTGAATATCTCCCCAAGTGGCGTTATCAGGTTTCTTGGCCCGCATTTATCGAACATCTGCTTAGCATCCTCCATCGTCCATCTTCTCTTGGATCCGTCGGCGTTAAGCATCTTATCGGCGGCCTCCCTAGCCAACTCCTTGGAAAAGTGATATCCATGGGTGTCTATATACCGCTTATAATCCGGGTCATCAGCGTCTGCTCCTCAGTAGTAACGACTCCTACGTCCCCTGCGCATATACGGTTCGGTACCTTCGTACTCGTCACGGATGTCACGCTCGCCAAACCATCCCTTACGGTACATCTCATCCTCCCGCTCATGATGTCTTTGACGTTTCTCAAGCTCCCGCTCGTTACGCTCCAGTTCCCTCTCGCGCCTTTCGAGATCACGCTCACGGCGCTCAAGCTCCTCCATCATCCCGTCACGTTCCTTACCGTAATGATCATATACGCCACCATCGTAACCCATATAAGTGCCGTCGGAGCGGCGTGAGCGTCCCCTACCGCCTCTGCGGTCGTAGATCTCATCATCATATTCCTCTTGGCCGTTGCCTAAATCTATAACTCTCATCTTATCCTAATTTTTTAATTAACAACTCTTTTAACTCATCGAAAGAAGACCCCATCCTATCGACCTTCTCCTCAAGATTCTTAATCTTTCGGTCTTGATCCTTAGTCTGCTTAAAAGTAGGATTGATATCCTCTAAGATACTGTCGCATGCCTCTATGATCTCCTTATTCTTATCCACGCTATTCACGATATCCGTACTGGTTCGTTTCATGGCGTTCAGGTGGTTCATTATCGGATCCACGGAGCAGGCTAGCGTAATGCCGTTGGCCATAGCCACGTTCTGGTTCTCTGGAACTACGTATGTCATGGACTTCCCGTCCACCTCTATAGTAAGATCCATAACCCGATCTTGCAACTGCTGATACTGACCTAACTGGGACTGGGCGAACCTAGGCTCCGAGACGTTAACCACCGTACCCATAAAGAATTTAGGAACCCCTGAGGTATCCAACGTATAAACCTGATATCCTTTCTTTAAATCCTTAAACATAATAACGATCTTTTTAAATGGGAGGGAGGTTACCCTCCCTGTTCTTTCTTAGTAAATTCATGCGCTAGGGGCGGTAGCCGCCGTAGCCGTATGACCCAACATCCTGAACACGCCGGTGCATTTGTTATAATACACAAGATGCTCGGTGTAGGCCCCTACTATAGGATCACTAGAAGCCACGGGAGTCGTAATATCCTGCCCTGTCATATGTGCCCCAACCTTATCCACTATAGGTGTCTTGTTGACGACAACCCCGGCGTTGGATACCGTAACAGGAGTGGTAGTGGATAAGCCAGACGGAAGAACGATCGTGGCGGGATAACTAGCCTCTGTCTCCGTCACCGGATGACGGACTTTCCATAACAATATTCCTTCCGGAGGTAGTGAGTTCCACTGACACGGATTGATGCCAAAATCAACCGTAGGTTCGGCCGCAGAAGCGTCAGATACCTTTCCAGTAGTGGCTACTACCGGGATGCCTCCCCTATCAAGACGGGAGGAGGCGAATGAACCGATCATATATCCTCTGAAATCAGCCATATTGTCCCCCTTCCTTATAATACGGCGTTAGTAGTACCGCAAGCGCATCCACATTCGTTAGCTACCCTTACGGTAGGAGTATAGCAACAACCCGGGTTCTGTACGACGTAAGCCGGAATCGGAGCCTTTGGAGCTAACTGACTAACGATGTTCTGTGTCTGTTGTTGGGTGATGGCGGAAGTAGCCAAAGCCTGTTTCTCTTCACGAAGCCGTTGGATAGTATTCTGCATCTCACGCATCTCAAGTTGACAGAACTTGTCATTGATAATCTGCGTTTGGGCATCTATCTTAGCGGCTAACACTTGCGTCTGGGCTTGATTGGATTGAATAACGTTATTGAAGCCGTTAGTCAAGTTGTTCTGCAATACGTTCGTCTGACCGGTAATAGCCAACTGATTCTCATATCCCTGGCGAGTTATAGCGTTCTGGATATTACATCCTACGGTGTCTAACGAATGTTGGATGTTATTGAATCCACTAGCCATAGCGCTTTGTAAGTTGCAGCAACATGCGCTAATCTGGTTACCGATCTCACATCCTTGTTGCTGTACGGCGTTAATAACGGCCTGAGAAGTCATACCTACCTGACCGGCCACCTTATCAATAGCTCCCTGAACGTTGCAAATAGCGTTTTGTAATTGAGAGGTAGAACAGTTAAGAGCGTTAGAAATCTGATCGATAGCGCTTCTGTTACCTTGGATAGCCTGCATCAGTAACTCACGACCATAGTCGTTGTTCAATTGAGCCGGAAGACCGTTAGCGCAACAATCATTTCCATTGCCACCAAAACCATTTCCAAAACCACGTCCGCCCCACAACCAGAACAGGACGATGATCCATAACCACCAGCCGTTGGCTCCTCCGAACTGGTCTTGGTTGTTACGGCCGTTCATCAACGCCGCAACTAAATTCGGATCCATCTTATTTCCACCCAAAAGGCTGGTAAACATACCCGGAATCATAGATAATAAACCGTTAGCGGCGCTACCGCTCCCGGAACCCATGCCGTCTAACAGAACGATTTTGTCTCCACTTGTACCCATGTCTATTTATTTTTGAATTAATAATAACCCCACCTGATAGCGGGCGTTACAAAGTTCAAAAATTAATAATCCTAGGATCGTGATATATGTCATCATCAAAGCACGTCATGTCATGCAATTGGTATTAATAAGAACCGGTACAAGACAAAAAATCCGGAACGTATCACTACGGCCCGGATTCATGCAAATCTATAAATTCAATGTTTCAATGCTCGAAAGAAAACGTCTCACGACGTCAAAGAGAGATTAACTACACGAAAAATCTCGCATCAACTTATTTGTATTAGCAGTGTATTCATTAACTATCTTACTGGATGAGGGATCATCCTCTATCCTTGACAGGCGATTATCGTCACTCCTTACCGTAACATCACCCATCCTTCGTACCATATTTTCTTGATATGATGATGGATCGGAGTATATAAGATCATCAACGAACCTGTATATCGCACCATCAACCGTCTCACCTACCTTCTCATATAGGCCAGATTGGAAAGACACGAAATCGTCGTACCTCCCACGAGCCAAGGACGAGCCGTCCGGCTTCTCCTCGACACCGCCGTTGACCTCCCGGAGCAGGCCCGGATTCCTTTGGTACAGATACCTGTAAAACCCGGCATCCATCATCCTATCCTGACCATCCAGATAGAAAAGGTCTCTCATGCTACTGTCACCGGACTCGATAGCCACGTCAAACAGAAAATCCCTTACCTGACCTTCCGGCAACGACATCTCCATGCTTTTTAACGTACTTCTGTCATGGTGGTTCAAAGATACATTATAAAATCCATTAAAATCAAGAAAACGTAAGACATTATTATATAAATCCGATTTTTTTAACCTTTCCTTAATCTGGATCTTCCTCAACGAGGTACAGAATTTGATAAAATCCCGATCCTTTCCCTGCCTAGCCTCGTATCTCCTGAACTCCCGATCAATATCAACATCATCCATCTCAGGAGTCACGGGATGTTGGTATATTAATCTGGTAAGGATCATGTTCTCGGTATTCGAGGATGAGATGTTGGACATAACTAGCTTCTTTATGTTATCCTTGACCACGCCAATATCGGAACGGGAAGCCCCGGCGGGGACCACGCCAGCCGGCAAGTACGAGGGTCGCTCTATCCCGATATTGGCCAACATCTCATAGGCCTGATCGGTGTCGGTTATCGGGGCCGTGTTATGGTACGTATTCCTACTAATATACAACATGCTCCTATCATACATATCGGAAGGGGATGTATTCCCGGACCTTACATACACCATCCTATCCCCAGTAGAATAAGTATCCTGAACCTCGTATATCGGATTCCCTTTTCCTGTTATCCTATCAAGATCGGAGATAAAGCTATCGTATACCGAATTGCCGGCCTGTATGGAAGACAACATGACGTCCAGCGACGCCATAAGATCACGGATATCCTCAGGTCTGGATATAACCATCTCATCGCTGATCGCCTCGCTTATATCCACGCCCATGTCGGCAAGATCCATGGCTATGTCATGCAGACGTCCGGCAACGTCCTTGATGTCCTTAAAATCATCCATATCGATTATCTCCCCAACCTTATCCCTTAGACCCTTCATATCCTTAGGCATACTGATATACGGTATGGTGCTATTGAAGTACGAGTCGGTAATCGTATTTCCGTCCTGACTCCGAACCTCCATACGGGTCATATTACGATACGTGTCATACATCCGATCTGCGTAATCCTGATCCTCCTGATACCGGAGTGCCAAGGAAGGGTATGGGATGGAGGCGAAAGCCTGATCGAACTCCCGGCGGTCACTGATACCGCCTACCGCCTTCATGATCGTATCCCTTACCTCTATTGGATTCAAGCCCCTTCTCTTTCCTAACGAGTCATATGTATCCTCATATATCATATAATCATCACCAAGGCCTGACTCGGAGGACAGGAAATACATATCCTTCTCATTAAGATTCCCCTCAGACATAAAATCGACAATCCTCCTCATCATATCCCTTACCCGCTCATACTCCGATCGGTTAGTCATGATATTATCAATCTCATCAGCGTCATACATCCCGGATCGTTCAAGATTATATCTGTTGATGAATATATCACCGCCTGAGAGGAAATTAGATACAATCATATCATTAAGATCATTGATATTATCAACCCCCAAGGAAGTAAGGGTGTTATTGATATCCTTAACCTCATCGGCCATGAAATTGCCGGCGAAATAGTTCTTCCGCTTGATAAAGGACATGACATCATCATACCTAGGTTCCCCATTACTATCCAGATCATATTCTGATGGCATGGACATCCAGTCGCCAAAGAAGGACACGAAGTCGGGGGAGTAGGCCGTACCCCAGACCGATAAGGCCTGCTTCTGGTCGCCCAGCACCTCCATCGCCCTTTGGTATAATCCGGATGGTTGGTCGTTCGGGGCAAGGACATTATCTACCCTACCCTCCTTATTTTTTATAACATAACAAGATCTACCCATTACTAAATCGTTTTGACACAAAGATATAAAATCCCGCCTACTCTCACGAGCGGACGGGACACCAAAATAACAACATAATAACAAACCTTATGTTTCTCCGAAAAGTGCAAATCTTTTTGCCGATCCTCACGAACAGGCAAAAGCTCAATCCTAAATAACAAAAAAATGGAATTCATTATTCATCAAATATCATATATATTGTCAATATATTTAACATTTGATTCTATAATTCTAAAATTATATTTGCTTATAATTTCCTTAACCTGCTTTTTATTCAAATGAAACCACTCTCTATCAACATTATATACACTATATTTAATATGCAGCTCACGCTCTATATCCATATCTACATATGCAATCATATAAAAATAGATATTACTCACCCTTAAACAACTCTCCCTAGTGTATAAATCCTTAGACTTACCAATTTTTACAAGACCATTACTAATATCTACTCCTATATAGGTACGCAACAGTCCACTATTTCTTAATCCATAGTTCTTTTTATTTTTTAGAAAATAAGTATATCCTATTATAGAATCATACAAACCATAAAAATCATATTCTGTCGAATATGGTCTTATCTTGGACATCAACATAGGTATAGCGTTATTTACTTTCAGATCATTAGATATAGTCAAATGAATATCATCAACATCCTTATTTGTATTTGATATAATGATATTATATACAACACCATTAAAAACATGATCTAAACACATTCTATCAATTATATACTCATCATAACCCGCATCATATAGTTCATCTTGTCGTTCTATGGCTGCAAGTATAAAATAATTATATAACTTCAAGGCATAATCAAGATCAAAATCACTTCTACCGAATAACGTTATTAGCGCCATATAAAGGAAATTGCTGTAATCGCTATCATTCAAAGTTATTCTGCAATCCTTAACAATAAACACATTGTCGTTTTTTGAACGATCACAATCGCTCGAAAAATTTTTAACAATAATCTCTAACTCTCTAGAATAACCTGAATAATCAGCTTGTTTCAATTTCCCTGTTTGGCAAAAATGACTTAAATCATTATACAACCCCAAAATATGATCTTTGTTCATAATATAAAACAACGAGAGCCACCAGCGTCCGTTACTCCACTGATAGCTCTCATTTATCGCCTACGCCTAAGCGATATTAATATCTTCTTCTGGTCTAGCAACGGATAGACACCGCAAATATAAGACCTTATTTTGAAACTACAAACAAGAGATATTTTTACAAAAAATGTAATCAGCCATATTCCTCTGTCATATATAAAGCGTAGCTATACCTATCCTCTATCATCTCCACCACCTTCTTGATATCAGATAAAGTTAGTTTCTTTATCTCCATATTCCTACTATCCATCCTGACGAAAGAGTCCTTGAACTCCTGCTCGGTTATGGCGTCCAACCTAAATAGATTGTATTTTATAAGTAACTGGGTTACGTCAAATATCAGGATATTAAGATCAATATCATCCTTCAACTCATTAAGTAGATCGCGCATCATATCCTTAATAGCGTCAGTGTCAAGTTCCAACTTCTCGGCTTCCCTCATCAACCTCTTAATGATGCCATTGTACTCGATTATGATATTAGCATTATCATCATCGGTAGGCAGAAGAATATCCATCGTACATTCTATACCAACCTTATCACTAAGTCTTTTATTGAACTCCGTCATATAATCGAAAGCCTGATCCCTGCTTAAAGCGTATGTATGATCAAGCAACTGCTTTTGTCTGTTATTGACAAAATAATGACTGGTATATAACATCATCAAGACCTTAACTCGCTGGATGCGTAGGTCTTGCATAATTTTCCGGTGTAAAAAAGCGTCTAGTTGCATCTACTAAAAAAAGTCCCCACCGGGGCCATCACACACCCGACAGGGACCAACTTTTAAATATCTTACTCGTCAGGTGATGGACTGACACCGCGAAGATAAATCAAGATAATTTATTTAGCAAGGATCATGGGCTTCTTTTTCTCCCGATACTATATTACCTTCGGAAGCCAAAGACTTGTCCTCGGCCGCCTTCGTAGGCGATGCGGACCCCGATTGGAGGTCAGACGGGCTGCCGAACGGGGTCTCCGTATCCTCGAAGAACGCCTCATCCCTCCTAATACTCATCCTAAACTTAGGAGCTATGAAAGGATCGTTATTAAGATCAATATTGATCGTAACGTCATTCATCAAAATATCCTCCTTGGTCCTAGAATCGCCTATCCATCCTCTTACGTCAGTAGTCATAGGCATCTTACTAGCCGCTTCCTTGACAGCCTCTAGCCGTTTCTTGATAACATCCACGTCTCCCGTCAACGGAATCATATATGTCTTGTTATCCAACCCGGATCTGGCTATAGCGTTGTTAAGATCCATTATATCATCAATACTTACTCCACCACCTAGACCCTCTATAATTCTGTCAGCCATTGATCCGATCATGGAAGAGAATGACGATATATCCTGATTTTTCAACCTTACGGGATATAGATAATTTCTTCCGTTCCCTGTTTTTATAGCCACGACCGGGATACGTGAATTTTTATAATCACCATACTTATCCCTGACGATAGCCGTACAGAACGGGAATATATTATACTTAATATCATCCCTCATCGTAACCTCCCCGTTCTCTATATATCCTACGCTCTCGACCTTATCAACCGTCTCGTTGGTAAAATCATTCTCAGATACCATCAACGTGCCATTATCATCACTTACACTGAAGTTCGGTCTTCCCGGCAAAACACTGGTGACTGCGCCTACGAACGGTATATCAATCTCGCCAGCGACAGATCCCACATTATCCCTATACAACTCAAAGGCCATACTCCTTAAATCAGCGTTACTCCCTTTTGAGTCTGGATCATTGGCTTTTAGCACCGAGACAAAATTACCGTCACCATCCACGATCTTAATAACCATATTATTAACCAAATCACTACGGGCAGACTTGGTCTCGTCAGAATTAGGATCAACGACGTTAAGGCTATTGTATTTATCATACAGTCCCTTGGTATATGGATCTGACATATCCATCACAAACCTTACCGTACCACCCTTGCGAAGGCTAGCCGTTGCTTCCTGATTAACCGACTCATTATTAAACCCAAACGTATCACCCGTGTAATAAGGGACAATAGATCCATCCTGCCCCTTGCGATACACCATGAACCAGTTGGAGGTCGATAAGGCGGTCTGCCTCCCCAGTATGACACCGGTAGCGTTCTCGAAAGCCTGAGCGTCATCCTCGCTTATCATCCATCTTGAGTGGTTATTCGACTCTATAACAGTAAATATGTCGGCTCCGTTGGTGAAATCCATCACCCTCCCATTATCGGTGTCAGTGGCATCAGATCTTTTAAGCCCAAGACCATCCATAAACCTGTCAAGTCTCATTCCTCCTACCTCATAATACATGACTCCGCCAATCTCTCTCTTTTGGGCCATCAACACTACCGGATTCTGGGCGGCATTGGCCTCCGTCCTGCCGGTGGATGTTCCGGGTTCGCTCTCCGTGAGAACATCACCCATAGGTATAGACTTATCGTAATCCTTGACAACCATACTCCCATTATCATACAGCCTCATCCATTCCACGAATTGAAGAAGAGGATCATCAGAATAGTTATTGATAATATCAATAACCTCATTAAGTTTGTCCTGATCAACCTCATTCCCGTTGTCAATATCATTCATAAGATCATTGTAAGTCTGTATAGCCCCCTTAACCTGATCCTGATCAAGACTATTAATGTTCATATCTATGATATCATCAATAGTATCCCTGATGTTATTTAAGACGTTATCGTTGGTATTTAACCTATCTATCATTGACCTAATCTTATTAAGCCTAGCTATAGGATTATCGCCAAACCCATTTACAAGATCATTGATACGATCCTTGTTATTATCATATATCTGCCTCTCCCTAGGAGATAAGATATCCTCATTACCGTTCCATATCTTTATAGCTATATTATTGATTCTATCATCAGAAGGATTTATGATATCCTCATTATCAGGTACATTCTCAACGATACCGCCCTCATCAGCCTTGATATCATTCTCCATAGATCTGGCGATCATATGATTATAGGTCTTGAACATAAATGCCTCGTCCTCTCCTATAAGACCATCTTGATAAGCCTTATCTATGGCCTGATCATTGGCATAAAGGGAATTAGCATCAGGATCATCGGTATTCCTGAAATCATACTTGCTGTCATCCTCCTCATAAGTCTTTCCCCATACGTTTGACAAGATCTTCATGAACCCACGTTCCTGCGACCGTATGAATCTTCTGTCACGCATACGGCGAAGAGACTCATTTATATTCTTATAAGCCACAAGATTATGACGATACTCGCTAAGCAACGCCATAGCCTCCTTATAATTATCAACCCCACGGATAGATACAGCGTTCTCAAAACCAACTATAGCCTCATAAGCTGCCATAAGATCGGCGGCGCTGATCCTTGATTCATTCCTGTTTAATAACAGCTTAGATATATCTGTCTCTGAGTTAACTAACGTAGCTAATCTCCTCTCCAAAGCAATTCTATCCTCCGTCAATTTAAGAAGTCTATCATTCTCCTTGGCTAACTTGACCTTATCAGACTCAAGAGCTTCCTTAGATGTGATACTCTGCTGAAGCTTCAAAACATTCTTCTCCATCTTCTGTATATCATCCGTAAGCTTCCTGATTTTCTCAAGATCCCTACTCGAATCAGGATTAAGACGAGAATATATATCTAAAGCAGGTCCTATATCCGTATTGTATATCCTTCCTAACTGATTAGCGATATCATCCAAATTATCCTTAGCCTCAAGACCGTTATAAGCCATGTTGGAGATATAGGTATTAAATGATCTATTGGATATACCATCGGTAAGGGAGTCGGCAAATCTGCTGGCCATAGTAAAATTATCAACCTTCTTATTGAACTCACTGATAAGGTTGGACTTATACTCATTTACCTGCTCATCTGTCATATTCATATCGGAGGCTATATCGCTATTAGGTATAGACTCGATGACTGTCTTGAAATTCTCCTTAGTATCATCTAACATCCCCATTTCCTGATCATAACGAAGACGGTTGAATACGGCATCACTAAAAGTCTTATCTACGATTCTAGAATTAGGTATATCGTCAGCGTTATTATCCGTACTTAAGCCTGATAATTGAGCGTTAAGAGCCATACTGCCACGAATAGCACGGATAGCGGCGGTAGTCAAGGCGCCGGCATTGGCGTTGTAGGCCTCCACCATCCCCTTGTTCCGGGACATGTCTTGGCTCCATTCCCTTATACCTCCAGCGCTCTTCCACCCCATACCGGCACCTATTATCATACCGATACCGATCTCCTTCCAGCCTTGGCTAGATCCGTATGTCTCCTTGAATCCGTTCTTTATAGCTTCCATATAACCTATATTCTGGCGAATAGCCATGGGATTGTATCTTGATTCCACCCAATCCTCCGCGGACTTGCTGGACACACCTTGAAGACCTTCCTCGAACAAACCCTCAGATACCGGTCGCTTGATGATATTAAACGTATTACCAGCTATTTTCTGCCATTTCTTTGGTGTTATAGCCCTTAGTGCACCGTTGTCCATTCTCTCGGCTCCTACGCCAAATATATTGCGTTTTATGAACTTGTCTACGCCCAGCTCCACACCAAACATATCACCAAACATAGCTATGTTGGATAATGATAATATGCCGACGTTTGCGGCGAATACGGCGTTAGCGGCATTGGCATTGTCAGCCCTGAACCTCATAAGATCCTCATACGGGACTTCCCTCCCGTAAGCGTTACGATAAGATTGTCTGAAGTTCTCCTCGGCCTCCATCAACATACTTCTAGCTTCCACTGAAGCTTCCCATGAGGTAGACGTACCAAGAAATAAGGCGGTATCCAGCCCCTTGCCTACCCTCTGCCCTATACGGGCGGCCCTAAGGTAAGCGCCGAATGCTTTCTTGGTGTCCGAAGCGGCCTTACCTATCCTAGCTAAAGCCACCCCAGCCCTAGCTCCGGTACGAGCAAGATTCATCAGGCCGGCCCCGGAATATACGGCGGATGATAACATGGCACCAGCGGTAAAAGCCAGACCCGAAAGGAAATCGTTAGTCCAGAAATTAGCAGTTCTAAGACTACGAAGAAATCCCATATCTCTCTCTTCTTTATCATAATAATGAGCGAGCCTATAATCTCCTCGCTTATCCATATCATCTAACCAACGAGTAAAATCGTTATTGAAAACGGATTCAAATTTACCTTTAGTGACTCCCTCGTAAATACCATAAAAAGGCTGAATAATACCTCCTATACCATACAAAGCCGTCTTATAAACAAATTTACCCAATCCCCTAAATATCTTCTCTCCTGTACCTTGATTTCTAGCTAATCTGGAATCATTATCAACGCCAGCCTGAAATGACTCGTATTTAGGTATCCAAGTTCCATCACTTAATCTAAATCTTGATTCATCAAGACCTATACGAGGACCGGACACATCAAACCTACCAGATGGGATACCATTACTAATAATACTATCCTCAGGAGTTTTAGCCCTTAAATCATCATAATAAGACGATTTAACACGTCTTTTTATTCTTTCTGATAAAGCTGGTATAGCCCTTTTAGAATCATCAGCCAAAGAATTTGGATCAAGGTTAGGTAAAGGTGGATTGTTTATATCGTCACCTAATGAACTCGGATATACACCAACTGCCCTTATCTCCATTGGATCCATAACCGGATACCCATGCTTTTGAGCTATATCCCTACCATCGGGTAAATTATTATTGCTCGTTTCCATTCCTCTTTTTATTTATAATATCCATTACCGGTAACATAATATTATACAGATCCTCATTAATATCCTTCCTTCCAAAAGAACTATTCACAGAATTAGCCTCTTTAGTCATAGCCTCTTTAAGAGCCTCCACCAAATAAGCCTGAGGAGCTATATTCATAACCTTAGCTATATTATCAGCGTAATCAACACCTTCTTTATCTATAGTATATAAAGGGTTGTTAGAAGGATCACCTCCATAACCTTTCTTATATATCTTAATCTCCACACCATGCCGTCCATACCCTCGATCATATCCCTCAGCCTTAACCTCATAATTGCTAGATCCATCTATAACCGCAGATATTATCATAGACATATCATTATGATAATCATCCGGGAACAAAGGCAAAACAAATGAGCGTATATCATCTTTAGCGTTATCAGCCGTAGCGTAAGAACCAAGACCTAAATCGGCTACCGATCTCCCATAAGCCTTGTCGGAGGCAGAAGAAAACCCTGCCCCAGACACCCTCGACTTGTATGAGACCGACGGGATATTTCTTGACTTAGTATAGGTAGTAAATCCTATCCCTGCCAAATCCTGTTCTGATACTTGAACCCGTTGAGCTTTATTCTCTCCTGCATCAGCTATTATCCACCAGTTATTATCATCATCCTGCTCAACAGACAATGTATGAGATCCTTCTTTTTTATCTAATTTCAACCCGGATTTATTAGCTAAACTATATATACCATTATATAACCTAAATTCCTCCGAATTGGATTTTGCCCTCTCATTGAAAGTCCATCCTTTTCTTCCGAACTCATCATACCTAGATTCTATATACCTATTATAAGCATCCTCCATGTCATCAAGGACCCTGTTGATAGGGCCTGAATTAGACCATTTATGAGCAAATGGAGAACCCATTTCTCTATTTATATTTCTTAACGTGATATAAGCCAAATTAGCCTTATCTTTATCTCCATCAAACCTAACTAATAGTCTATCCCATGTCTTATTATCAGTAATATTATCCTTCAACGCAGCGTCTAATTCATCCACGGTAAGATCTGTACCCAAAGATTCATTTATTTCATCTAATATCAATTCTGCCTTACCTGCGTCTATAACACTCCTTCCTTCTATCAACCTGCCTTGACCAGAAGGATCGTAAGACGGCCCTATAACATCTGAGACAGTATCGACCAATCTTGACATCAAAGAAGAGACTTTAGCGGCAGTAAAAGGATTGATGGATTTACCACCCATACGAACAGATGATAATCTAGACATATCACCTACATTGACATTCTCTCCATTATCTAGATAAATATCCATGCCAGGGTTATTTGATATTTCCTCCATAATGGCGTTATCAAGATTCTGAGACACTTTTTTCTTGGCATCCATAGCTCCGTCATAAATGGAATAATATGAATTTCTTTGGTCATACGCCTCTGCAAGATCCTCATAAGCCTTCTTCGCCTTATCAGTCTTCAAACCATCATACTTAGCTCCATTATTATTCATAATGAATTTCATGACGGCATCTTGATGTGACATACCCTTAAAATCATCGGGGTTATTATCTATATAAGCATTTATATTAGACATCACATTGTCACCTATAGCATTTGCCAAAACATCAAATTTAACTTTTATACTCTCCCTGTTAGAAGCGATATTATCCATCAACCTTGTTGATGGTTTTACCTTTTCTTGCGCAATAGGGACAGTATACGATGTTCCTGGAACACCAGTAGATACTGACCCTTTCATTCCACTTCCTCCTCCACCTATAGCCCTAGCCCATGCAGCATCAGCCTTTGATTGTTCTATCTTAAGCCTTTCCTTATCCATTTTTTGATCCCACACGAACTTGGCATTGCGAGCTAATCTCTCATCTTCTTTATAGTAATAATCATCAGCCTTGCGGATGACAGATGAATTATTATAAGACCATCTCATAGCTGCCCCCCTAAGAAACTCCTGTTGAACCATAAAGGCCCCCGCTCTTTCTGCATCATAATTAGGTCCTATAAACGAATTAGCCTCATCTATGAAAGTCTGTTTCTGATTACGTAAATCAGCCAAACTAGTCTCAAGCATTAATTTACGATTAGCATCATTACCAACACCCCCTAATTCCGCCTTTATAGCTTTTTCCTTAGCATCAAAATCATTCACATATTGTTGAATAAAAGCAGAGGTAGATTGTTGATTGAACATATGAGGATTGGTAAGAGCCATGTATTGACCTTCCAATTGTATTTGAGCCTTAGCGTTTTGGGACATACTGGATGCTATAATATTCCTTATCTCAGAATACCCCATCTCATCAATTGTCTTTTCAATAATCTCTCCCGTTCTTTCGCCCTTATCATTGAGAACCGGGATCTGTATTTTCTGACCCTTATGCTTGGTCAAAAAATCCTTCACCTTACCATCTATCTCAGCGTTATAATCCGTATATGGAGTGTAATGAAGAGATTCTAATCTAGTTCCTACCTGACCATCATTCAACCATTTATAATAAGGCATAAGAGCCATTAATTCATTTATGGGATTATACATCTTAGGATTATTCAGCTTCATATCCTCTAATTTAGTAGATAGTTCCCTAAACTCACGCGTTCCAGCGATGGCGTTCAATACACGGGTATCTAAAGCCTCTCCAAGACGAGCCTGTATGCTTCTGGCTATACCATCAGAAGCCAGATTGGATTTACGATACACGTTATTCACGTCCTGTATCAATCCATTTAACCTATTCTGAAGATATTCCCTATCCTGAGGTTTAGCTATATCAGAATTGATAATATAATCAGCATACTCGTTTATAGCCTGCCGATTCGTATCTATCTTCTGCTGCATGTATCCCATACCCTGCATCATGACATCCATGTTGTAGGGCGATACGTACTTACCGTAATTCCTTAATATACTGTATTGTGAAGCCATTATTTATCCCTTTTTGCCTTTAGTTACTTCCTGAGCAGGATACAATTTCCTGTAACTCAATACATCTCCCTGAGGATCCGCTATCAATTGCCCGTTCGGACCGATCTTGACATCCCCGAATATAGATCTTAATGTGTTCATGGTCGTAGCCGTGTTCCATTTCTGCTGGATCTCGTCATTCACGCTATCAAAATATCTAGCCCAATTCTCGTCATTAATAGCCAATCCCTGCAATATCCGTTGCTGATAAGCTTGACGTTGCGCTATGTTCTTGTCATAAGTATTCGCCCATGATTGAGAATTGACATTATCAGCCCAAGTTCTTTGAGCGACATTGCCCTGCTCTACCTCGTTAATATACCTACCTATATTAGAACTCATGATAGCCTGTAGGTTAGATGATAAAGCTCCTCTTTGAGAATCCGGGACATTACCCATCTGATCCAATTGTGATTGGAAAGCACGATTGGCTTCAACCATATACTGATCCGCTGATCTCAATACCGGATCCACGGTAGGAGCGTAATGCCTTTCCAGACCTTCCGTTGTCACGGATCCCGGAGTCATCCTGAACACCTCAGGGAAGTCAAGGCCACCACCCACTATATTCCTGTTCCCGTTACCATTATTAGTCTTACTGGTGTTAGTACCGGTATTGGCATTGGTATTAGGGAGCTTACTGGTATCAACCAGCTCCGGCATCCCAAGATCTACATCAGGTTCCTCCACATCACCTATATCCATAGGGCCGGGAGCCACCTTGTGGGGATCGAGTATGAAGTCAAGACCTTCCATGCCTTTCATGGATCTTAACGCCTGCATCTTAAGCATATCCTCTCCAAGGATCTTATTAACAATATCTTTATTCTTGTCAGAAAACAGTTGACTGAAATGAGTGATACCAGCGTCGTTAAGAGCCTTGTGTTGATCCTCTGTAACAACATCCAGACCGATCATAGGACGAGATGACGAATATTGACCAAACTTATTATCTCTCATTCTATCATGATATGCGGCCTTCTTGTCTTCCGGGTAATTACCTTGGCTATCCTCACCGCCAAAAGAAACGAGCGTCGTGTAATCCCGAAGCGCCTCTGCGTTGGCGATGATCGGGTTCTCCGCCGTAGCCAAGCCCATCCACCCACCAGTGGTGCTATATATAGCATCCTGAAGAGCTTTGGCGGCAGTAGCCTTAGGCGCACTCATATAAGCATCATAAGCCAAAGGCATGAATGTCTTATAATACTCCAGTCTCTCATCAGCGTTAATGCCGCCATAAGAACCGTCCTGACCCTGACGCTGATACCCAAACGTATTATCCTTATTATTATACTTGTTCTCAACAGGACGGAAAGTAAGGAGATAATCGAATAAAGAGCTACCACCTTTCTCCATCTTCTGACGAATACCAGCCACTTTCTTAAGCAGCTCTTTCTTAGCCTCAGCTATATCCTCCTCCGTAAGACCGTATTCTTTCATGGATCTGGATATGATGTTATCTATCTCACCTCCCTTGGCAAAATAAGTATCCTCATCCTTCTTCATCTTCCGGTCTTCCTGCTCCTTGTATATGACATTAGCGAAGTCCGTAAATCTTCCTTCTAAGCCATTAACCGTCTCGTTACTATCATTTATAGCCTTGGATAATACGGAAGCGTTTAAGCGCCTCGTATTCTCGTCATCTATCTTATCGTTCTTCTTCAACTTATCCAAAGCCTTCTTCTGATCATCATAAGCTGATTTAAGACCTATCTTAGCCTTATACCTATCCATTAACGTGGCGTACGTATCCTTTGGCGTAGCCTTAATACCATACGTATCCCTAATGTATTTAGCGAAATCCGACTCTATGGTGGTATCATCGGTAATAACCTTCGTACCTTCCTCCAAGGAAACGGGGGTTCCACCATCGGCGTGCTTCTGCCCCATAGCCTCCATCGGCGCCTCTCCGGGCTGCGTCACGTACTCACCCTTCTCGACCTCTACGTTGGCTTGATCTTCCATCGACTTAGGTAACGGATACAGATACTCACCGGTAAGGCTTCCGCTATCGAACCTGTTATTAGGCCCTAGATAAACACCCCCACCATCCTTGTACTGCATCTGGGATTGCCTTCTTTGTCTGGCCTCACGCTCCTGAGCCAACCTGATATTGGTACGAGTACCTTTCTCAGACGCTATCCCAGAAACCACGTTACGAGCCAATCCCATGATACCACCAATTCCTGAGGCTATGGTAGTTATCGTATTAGCTGTTTTAGCCCCAGTGGATAAATCACCATATCCCTCGCTTCTCATACGCCCTATACCACGACCCATCTGAGTGAATCTAGACCCTATATCATCAGCGCCATAATAAGGTATGGTGGTAAAGTCAAAAACATCCGTACTGCCAGACTCGTCAACCTTCTTATTGCTGTCAACGATAGCGTTCAAATCACTTGTATCAATGGTATTAATATCAGGCTGCTGAATATCAAATCCTATCCGGGTAGACGAAACCAGAGGTTCCACCCCAAGACCCTGAAGACCAACAACATTACCGGGCATGACAGGATCAACTTCCCCAGCATCTTGATATTTAGGTATCTTCCTTTTAATTACATACTTTCCCATATATCAAATTATTTCGTTCTGATACAAAGATAGTTTAAAAAAAATACAGACTCACCATTTGACAATGATGAGTCTCTTTAATACTAATCCTTTAAAGACATAACAGGATTACCCCATTTCTTTTTCCACTCATGACCAAGATAATCTATAAGTTTATCATAAGTATCTATAAAACCACCATCTATAACCCCGGTGATAACATTCTCTACAGCTACTATGTCGTCTAACTGATCCTTTGTAGCCGTATTCCTTATCCCACTCTCATGCTTGTTAAAGACGATAAAATTAATAGCCTTAGCTACCCTTGATATCTTATCAGACAACTGACTCTTGTCGCTAACCAACATGGCGACGGCCGAACTCATCTTGATATAAGCCTCGCCAGCGGCATTCCTGTCCTCTATGAATCCATCATGCAACCATATTATCACCTTGGCGTATATCTCCGGATCCAACTCCAAGGCTATCATGACAAAGAAATATGGATTAATATACCATTTTTGCCCCTCTCCTTTTCCCTTGCGATAAGCCATACCGTATTTTTTAAGATCCGTCATCTTACCTATTTTCAATACCTCTTTTTGTACAGTACTTTTCATTACTGTACATATATTGTTGGCACTTAGCTCTTTAACTAGAGATTTCATTTTCTCCTGAAATCCATTAGTAGCAAACAGGTGGTCGAGTCTTCTCGCCTCCAGCCCAATAGACTTGCGTTTCTCGTTCAACGCCTCCATTACTTCAGTTATGCATACAAATCCGTCCTTGGACATAACAGAAATGTTTCTACCTAACAATTCCCTACTCTCTGATGACAAAATCAAATTACTTTTCATAACTTTACCAAACGTTTTAAATTAATAAATGCGCCTATCCGCTCGTGATGAGTAGATAGGCGCACAAATATAAATAATACTAATATAATTACAAAATATAATTAACTATATTACAGATAATAATACCTTGTAATTTTAATTCATCGCAAGATAGTTACAGTAACTAGATCCTTTTTACAAATAACGAACCTATTGCTTTCACTAGGTCATAGAAGCCAGCAGCGCTAAGCCCGACAGCCACCCCATACAACAGAGCTTCCCACCATTCACTCCCTACTAACAACGGGGATACCTGAAGAAACCAAGCCAGGATACATACCAGCATGCCGATAACTACAGCCGATAGGATCTTAGCCCACTTGTGGGTGTCGATATACGGCACCACCTTAGCTAGCTGAGTAGCTGACATCGTAACGAAAGACATAATGCCGGTAAAGGTAGTCAGATCAATAGTAATAGACCCTTCTGATGGGATTACCTCTTGCGCCATCAAAGCGAATGGCGTCAATAACATAGTAAATAAAAACAACAACCTTTTCATACTAAAATATTTTTAAAAACAGACAAATATAACGAATTAGTCCAATATATCATTAGCTAACCCTCCTAAAGTCACGACAGGATTAGCTATATCAAGAATATCATCCAATCTATTTCCGATCCTACCCATCACGTTCGTATTTCTTAATATATCCATACCACCTATCAATTCAGCGGCCGCACCCGCCACCCCTAGTATATTCCAAAAATTATCATCATCCGGGCTTAGTGCCATCTGAGAAGAATCAACACCTATTCCTGATACACCAGATATTTTTTGGACAGAATTACTATGGGCTATATTATTCAATAACGGATACAATCTAGCGCCTGATCTCTCTATTAATCTCAAGAATCCAGGAGATGCTGTGGCTATATCACCTATTGTAAGTAAAGTATCAGCCATAAGCTTATAGGGATAAAACCTCTCCTTCCTTTTTATCTCACCCTCTTCTGACCCCTTTTTAACAGATTCTCCAAACGTGTCGTACATGGCTGTATCAAAAAGACTATTCAAGAGATCAACATCCTTGTTTCCGCCTCCTCTTATATTATCACTCAATTTAAATATAGGAAGATTATTCATTCTCCTGAACTGATCCTCATCTATAAGACCCTGTTGAAAAGCAGATCTTGACGCATTTAGAATCTTATGCCTTTCCTTGCTTAATGCTCTTATCGCCTCTTGCTTGTCCACGATGCGTTTTCGTTGATCCTTATCATAAAACCATTTATCATCCCCAACAGGACCTCCTTCGGATTTTATTGACGACATTCCTTTTATATTCAGCATCAACCCCGGTATCATATTAAGCACCAACTGCCTTTTCGCCTGTTCCTTACGCATACGCTCAGCCTCCGCTATCTGCGCCTCTGATTGAGGATCATTCTTAATATTATTAGCGATGTCCTCTATAACTTTCTTGTTAGCGCCGGATTGAGCTAGCATCTTATATAACAGATCTTGACCCTCCTTCTCCCACCAGCTATCCATGGCAGGACGAGAAGCCAAAGAAGGATCGGCAGGGGCTACCGTCTCAGGCACGGGCTGTTGACCTCCGTCCCCCGTGCCCGAATCCCGCTGCCCGAACTCGTACCTCATTGGCTCGTTTTCCGGGACACCATACCTATTAGCAAACATATCGGCGAACTCAAATCTCTTCTCATTTCTTAAGGTCGATCCAAGAGGCCTGCCATACCCCTGATTCCATGCTACGGTAGCGTCCTTGTAGTTGGTAGCGTTATCAAAATCAGCCTTCGAATACATATAGTAATTATATACATTACCTTGAGCGTCCTTATCAAAGAACTTGCCTTGGTTCATGTAGTTCCAGCCTAGCCCTGGTACACGACCTTGATACTCATCCACAAGATAATCCAGTTGTTGGGTCAATGTCGGTTTCTTACCATACCTACGCTGTAGCTCTTTCTTCCTCGGTCCAAGCCATTGCTGGATACCAAAGTCACCGGCGGCGCCTAGGGCTTCGGTGTCCCCTCCGGACTCGGCGGCGATGTTCGACAGGATGCCGATAGCTTGCGTTTGTGGTATCCCCTTCTTTTCTGTCAGATAATCCCATATCTCATCATATACAGCCATCTTATTATTCTCTGATCTACGAGGATCAATCACATACTTTCCAGAACCATAATCGCTCCCTGTATTTATACGACCTCCTTCAGCCTTGTCCTCCAACTTATTCTTAGACATAATAGCGTTACGAATAAGAGCATCCTTACCACTCTCTGGAGCAGGATTATAATCCTTGAAAGAGCCTCTCTCCTCAAACTTATCACCTATAGCATCTAATACCTTGGTAGCTATATTGATCGGGAACTCTTGATCATTACTATAAAAATCATATACATCGTAAACACCTAACCTCCCATCCGGACGTCTATAAATAGTAAAATTACCAAACCCTGATAATGGGGTAAGCTCACCAGCAGCTTCGGGATAAAAATCGTACTCAGAAAAAACCGTAGGCTTTCCGGATCTTACCGAATTACGATTCTTCTCAAAGATATCTACCCATTCTCTAGACTTTTTCAAAAACTCCAGTCTACCATAAGCATCATCTGTAACCGGCTTATCGGAACCATATATTTCTCGCTCCGTATCACGAATCTTCTTATCTAACCTCTTTATCTCATCCTTAGTGTCACGATTAAACATCCTCTCGATATCAGCAATAATATTATCGGGGATTCTTATTCCCTTGCTATTTCCGTCAAGACTATTAGGTTGGGATAAGAATCTACCCCATAGCTGTTCACTATATTCATCAACATTAGCTTTGCCATTTCTTCCGTATATAAACTCCTTAACCTTATCGGGAAGACTGGCATTTGAGGCTACCACATCAGGAGTGACATTCTCGTGCAACCTTCTTCTTATGGCATTACCTAAGATATCTTTTAAATACGAAGCTCTATCAGATACATCTTGTCTTACATACATAGGATCATTACCAGTAGGACCTCCTTCGGCTTTCCGCTCAATTTTCTCTCCCCATAGCCCATATTTCTCCCTAGGCCATATGCCGTCTATGGCATCCACATAACCAACGGGATGCTCCCCGTCTAGACGCCGGTTCCGTCGCTCGTCCGCAGGGTACAGGGCGTTAGCCAACGGCTGCGTGATATAACCCAACCCCTTATCTTTGGATCTCGACATAGCGTCCACCACAGTCTGATATATAGGTCTTAATTTCTCAGGCAGATACAATCCCGCCTCATCAACCAGCTCGCCTATCTTCTTATTTATACCCCTAATGCTGAAATTATAATTACCCATGCCATTATTCAACGGAGACAACGCACCTCTTATCCCATTCATACCCTTAACAGCAGCTCCTCCACTAAGGATATCAAACTCCGGGGATACGTTCTTTAAAGGACTATCATCCATACCCCTGAAATACATGGGACGCTCACCTCTTACAACACGATCAAGATCTTCCTTATACAAATCCTTTATCCATGAAGGGATTTCCTCTTTCTTATCTTTCTTAGCCATAAATAACGTTTTCTACAAAGATAGGTATAATCAGATGCGGATTAAAACATTAGGCGGGTACATGACTCATATCACCTACCCGCCTACGCTTTTCAATGCATGTGATAAGCCGCTAGAGCTTTCTTAGCCGAATCCCTCGACCTGTACTTAGCCGGCCATAACTTTCCGGTCTTGTTACTAACCACTCTCCAGTCACTTCCTACTTTCTTTATGCACCCCGACTTGGGACACTTGCCTGAGTTCTTGGTAACCTTCCTTTTTTGAATCATAACATTAAATTTTTGTTACGGTTATATTATAATCACTCGAATTTATTACTACTTGTTTCAACTCAATATTCGAAAAATCAACCATAACCAAGGATATATTACCATACAAAAAATTAGTTATAACATCACTTGTAAAAGCGGCTACATCGCCACCCATTTCGACTTTATAATACACATACATATGCTGTTTATTAATAATACAGCTTTTTATCTTATCGAAACCTTCCTTGGTAGTATTTTTCTTAAAATCAATTCCTTCTAAAATATAACTTGAGATATCCACTCCAGAAGAACCTATCTCCTTATAAGTCCCATCATCCATCAAGGCCTTGGTCCCTGTACCGGCCGTAGAGAAGTTGATGCTCCTGTTATCTCCGACTGGGTCACCACCAATCGTTAAGGATATGTCCTTGGTTTGGTTAGATACCGATTGTACGGTATGACTGGTGACAATGGACGTATGGGTAAGGTCGCTGGATATATTGATCATTACATAATAAGATACAATGACCCCAGCTCCCGTATTGCATCCAGAGCGCAACATGGCTTGAATATTCCCGGATGAATCCTTAATTAATATCAAGTCCCCAACCCCATACGTCGATGATGCTCCGGATAAAAGATATTGAATTGGTATATCAACCTCACATTTAGAAGCTATTATATCATATTTCGCTTTGGTAAGGGTAAATTCCTTATCAAAGCCCAAATTAAATAATATAGTTCTAAAATCATCCTCGCTATCGAGATTATCGCCCAAGAAGCCCGGCTCATGAACATCTATATCCTGCCATGTGCCGTCACCACGAAGAAAGGCTGTACGCTTCTCCGCGGCGGGAGCCGGCACCAATCCCGCAGCGCCAGCCCCGGACGCCGTGGCGCCAACCATATCCTTGACCTTATCAAGCCTGCTGTCTATTTGATTACCATCATACTTACCTTGAAAATCTTCCATATAAACAAATTATTAAAATTTATTGTATTTCAATATTAAATAAAACAAATTGTCAATCACAATATTCATTGTGATAAAAATCAACCAGTTTCAACGGAAATCAAACCATAACTGATATCATTTGAAAGTATAAAAGGGGAATGATAAACACCCTCCCCTATATGTTAATAAATCAAGGTGATTATATGCCTTTTTACACTAAAATCGTAAAATGGTATATATCTATACAGAAATCCGTACCGGGTTCCACCAAAACCCTCTACCTTCTGGTAAGGTACTTACATCGAAGGCTTCTTTTGCCGATTTTCTAATGATGTTAAATGCAGCGTTGATATCGGCGTTAATAATATTGCCGGAAGATGTCTTGAATAATCCTCGTTTGATACGTCTTCCGACATATTCCTCATGCTTACGAATCTGCTCGTTATCCAAGAAACTACATTTTGAGGTATAGGATTCCTCAACGATCTTAACATTAATACCCTCAAGTGTAGCCTTATATGATATCATTGAGATAAACATATTAAAAGGAATAGAAACAAAGTTCTGGTTGTTTCGCTTTCCGATATTGATCTCTTGTTTCCAGCATTTGTTGTGACCGATTACGATCGTATTAATGCCATTGGAGACTACATGATTAATCAATACCCTACTAGCTTTATGCAGATAATCCTTGATCTTGTTATTCCTTTTGTTGGTTAACGATCTTATTTGTCTTGATACTTGTTTATTACCTTTTAATTTAGATTTTAAATATGCTAATCTTTTATTATAATACTGGTTGATAGATTTTAGAGGCTTACCGTTGATGATAAAGCAAGAACCGGTATTTGATACACAAGACGCTAAATTGTTAAGTCCAAGATCAATACCAAGATAATTTCCGTTATCATACATAAGACCTTTCTCTTTCTTATTATACACAATCTCAAACATAATATATCCATTCTTAGGGATAAACCTAAGTTGTTGGACATTTTGTTTATTAGTCCTTATGGTAAAAGAGAATTGTTTTGGTAACTTAATAATACCTTGTTTTATCCATTTCTGAGAAAAGGCTGTTGTCGGGAAAACAGCCATAAACATCCCATCTTTATCAAGATACTTAGGTATTCTTACTTTCTCAGAATACTCACCTCTACCCTTCTTGTTAAGAAGATTGAAGAAGGATTTGAAATTCTGGTCGACCATCATCAATACCTGTTGGGCTACAGATGATGGTAAAGCACGATAGTCTACATCGTTTTCTGTTCTTAGCTTCTTTTCAAGAGAATAGTAGTTGAGGTATTTATATTTAACGGTATTATCATCATTATACTGGAAATAATATTGACGAACGACATATAACCCTTTGTTGTATAAGTTTTTACACTTATGCAACAGGTCTTGAAGCTCATTGTAATATACCGAGCTTCGCTTGATTATATGTTGTTCGACTAATCTCATGACATATATATATAGATTATTATTCATACATAAAAATAATTCGGTACATTTGTGGTGTAAAGTTGTATATAATCACCTAAATCAATAAACTTTCTCCTCATTGCTAAACCAACGAACTATCATCTTGAACCTACTCTCAATGTCATTCACGAACCTTGCCAAGAACCAATCGCCACGAAGACGATCACGCCACCTCCGGTGATAATCGACAGCCATGGGGTCGATCTCCCGGCCAATATCGTTCACGTCCTTAACCCATACCGGTAGGTTATTAGTATCGTCCTTAACCTCGTTGAAGTAGTCGTTGATGTTGATCTTCTGGTCCACTTCCGTCACCAGTATATCACGGCTATCGTCGTTAGTTATAGGATATCTTAGGCGCTGGCTCATATCGTTCTTGTCGGCGATAACCATCCGAAGCTCACCGCTGTTGTTGGTATCGTTATAAAACCATGCCTTATTGAATCCGGTAGTCCTAAGAATTTGGTAATTAACCTCATCCTGATACCTTCTGGCATCCATCCTATATTGGTAGTTCGTGAGGATCTTATTCACATACTGCTCACGTACCGGTACCTCTATAACGAACGGATATAGCTTACCGTAAAATACTTGATACGATTGGTTGGTCAATCCATGAGACCATAGACCTATCTCCCGACTATCACTAGAGTAGTTCTTACCAGACTGGAAATAATGTTGATGCTCTATATAATAATCCGGGGTGTAGGATAAATATGATTTCCACTCACCCTTCAGGCAGTTATACCCAACGGTGAACGAGACGTCCGTGAAATGGCTGGTGTCCTGCAACTCCACCGCCTGTCCGTTCCTGTAGAACCGGCCGCCACGGAATTGGTACTCACTTGGATTCCCTACCGGTATATAATCCTTCTTGGTTATCAGAACCCTCTTAAACCTATTATCCCAACCCATGGACAGACCTATACCAAAGAACTTGTTATCGATATCATAATAAGACAACTCAGCATCCGTATCGGCGTTATATATCCGGCTACGGATGATCTTCATCTGAAGATGCTCCTTAAACCAGTTTCTAAGCCCCGGTGTGACCTCCGTAAGATTCCTGCCATTAGAATCTACCTTGAATACCTGACCACGCCTTAAATCGACCCAAAAATGCCCAAATTCACAACTGATCATATCCCGGCTCTGGGTCCCGGAATATCCTAACGTCGTATTATTATACTCGATACCACGAGAGGCGAAAAGACCACCTGTTCCTAGTTCGCTATTCTCCGGGGATATTCTCTCCGCCAACACGTCTATGGCGTTGTACAACCCTACCTGATTCTCGAAGCGGGCCAATATCTGATCCGACTCTATCCCCTTCATGCTTATAAGTTTCCCGAACGAGGTCTTGAACTCATGATAATCCATAGGCTTGTACGACAGCCAAGGATCGGTCATGCCGTTCTCTGAAACGTCGGCGGTGCTCCATATGACACCGTTGGGTCTTTGGTAGGCGCAGTCCCAAAAATTGCTATCATACGTCTCTGGTAATGACCTTCCGCCTAGCGTAAAACGATTCTTATACACAGGACTCATCTTAAACACATTATCCCTTGATATAGGAACATTACGCTCCTGAGTCCATGATATATAATCCCCTACCTCCGGATAAAATCCCTCGTAAGGCTCAGGCCCGGCTATACGGAAATTACAATTAATCTCAGACTCCACTAGAAACTGAGGTATGCCGTAAAAATACAGAAAGAAACGACCACTAAGATACATATCCCCGGTCTTGCAAGCCATCTCATAAGCACTCTTACGGCTAGGGAACGAATATAGCGATCCAGTATCCGTATCAGTCTTATTAAGATAATCCTCCCCGGTATCATAATTAACAAAATAACGTGGATACCCGATATTCCTATAGTCGTAGTAAGGGAATGGTATCATATCTCCCTGACCAAACTGGGTCAAGTAAAACATAGGCATTTTTCTTTTAAGCGAGAATCTGGATATAAACACATCACCCCCAAAAACAGGTTTACGCTTATCCTCATCCATCAACCCGCACCCGCCTAACGATACCCATCTGATATCCTCTATCTGCCCGTATTGAGCCGGAGAATATTTCTTTATCCTCATATAGGGGCAGGATACGAAAGATTCACGTGTCATAAAATGAGGCGTCATACCAGCCACCTCATCGTTACGAATATTACATTCATCCTGAATACGACTGGTATCATAACTTGATACTAATTCAGGGTATTCAAGCATATACTTATCCATGCCAAACGACATGAATAACGAATGCTCACGATCGAGATTATTTACAACTATAGGCTTGCCACCTACAACCTCCCCCTGCGATGAGATATCCGTTACCGGATACAATCCACTTTTAATATACTTAGCCGTAGACAACCCACGCAACTCTGACGCTCCTATTTTTTGGTAAAATAGATTATAATGAGCGACAGAGGTATAATAATAAGCGTAATTCCATCTAGGCCCCCTATCTATCAAGGCCGTTAACCACTGATACCTGTACTTCCCTATATCCACGACAGACTGGGAGGTAGCCTTGGCGATACCTGTAGCCAGACGGATAGCCGTCAGAGCTATACCCACCGGGTTGGCCAAAAACATCACGCCCCCACCGACATATTGCTGGGACGCCGATTGATATGTATATTCAGCTATGGCAGATATTAAATTAGCCATAGCCTCCACCGTAGCCAATGACGTTGCCATACTATAAGCCTTACTTCCTAATATCGTCCATTTAGGGTGATCCTCCACCTCCCTGAATATACCAGAGGATTTACCTAATTGATAACCATCAACAAGGCACTCAGTGGGAGCATCAGGCTTGTTGAAGGCAATATCAGGGCTTAAGAATGAATACCAGATATTACCCTTCCTGTTAAACGGATGCGTTATAAAATTCTCACGATTAATATCCTTATAGATATACATATCATCAGACAAATCATTGTAAGGATAATTAGGATAAAGGTTAGCCGATCCGTCGGGATCATCGTACTTAAACATATCATAAGCCAGACCGGTACCGATAACGCTCTTATCCAATGTCCTATCGCCCCTATACAACTCATATCCTATTATAGAATCCCTTCTAGCCTTATCTATAAGACCGTTCTCTACCGCTATATCCAGAAACTCATTAACAATGTCGTCATCAAGCATCACTCCTATAGGATAAATATAGGAGTCAACGCCATATTGACCGGTTAGTTGAGACGGATTACCCATGAAAGGAGCTATAGAGTTATCCGGGAACTTGTAATGACGTATAGGTTTCTGACAAAACGTGGTTGACGTATTGGGATACTCAGCGTTATCCCCATTACCAGTGAAGTAAGACTTACCCCCAACAGATTTAGGAGACCCATAGTATTTCGTCAAAGAATCTATTATATCCTTCCTCTTCGATCCTCCAGACGATATCCCGATCTTGCTTGAATCATACAACTCAAAATTAGCCGGATACTTATTGATAGATTCCCAATAACCAAAATCACCATACTGATAAGGTCTAGGAGCACAATCAGCGGGTTTATCTCCACATGAGATGCATTTCGCCTCATATGTGATAAATCTCCTTAATTTCAATTCTTTAGTAAAAAAGAATACGTACTTTATCTCCAGAGGACGAATGCCAAAACAAAACGGGGCAGGGAAAATGGCGGTGCCGGCCGTATAGAACCCTGCAAGCTCCTTCATGTCCTGCCTCATGGCGAAACCGGTGAAGAACACACATACCGCTGGCTCAATACAAACATATATCTTATGGAAAGTAGTCTTGTCATCATTCCAGAACAAGTACTTTGGCATCATAAATATCTTATGATCCACGTAATTAACTATAACACCTTTCTTGGCGTCATTAGCCAAAGGATTAGGAGCCACGGTACCTTCCTTGTCCGAGAAAAACGTTATACGAACCTTATTGTATGATGATGAGTCACCGATCGGATAATTATAGTTACCCATCATCTCTATATACATAATACCGTTATCAGGATCGGATAAACCACTTATGTATTTCTCGTAATCCAACTCAACCCATCTGGCGTATGAGGATACATGTGGATAAAACTTGAAATAAGTCAAGTTGCTTCTGCCGAACCAATTGGTCTTGGCATCAATATCATTCTGCACAGACACACGATCTTCCCAGTCAGTAGATATGCCGGTATTGAACTTAGAGTTATCACCATCACCAAAAAGACACATGGCGTTCTCAATACCAAACCGACTCTCGTATTGGGGGAAGTATTCCTCCATCGTATCCATCAACTGATCAAGCATTGTCTCCGTATGCTTTTTCCCTTCCCATCCAGGATATTGATACAAAAACGTACACTTACCCAATGACCTACCTCCTTGGAACGTGGGTAGTTGAACATCATTAATAGTAGGATTCACGTAAGGATCTCCTACCGAACATCCATTAGTACATATACCCTCATCATACAACTGCCGGACATTAGACATATCCTGACACAAGACCAAGGCGGAAGAATCTATATCAGACGGGAATTTGTCCCCATCCTGACCATCCAGCCATTCTTGAACCAGATCTATGATATTCTTGCCTCCACTAGAGTAATTATCAAAATCACACAATACAGAAAACTTCCTTTGAGACTCGGCGTTACTTTGTATTAATGTCGTAGGTTCGGTCTCCACGTAATCACTAGCCAGCTTATACGTAAAATCAATCCTAGAATCTACCAAAGAGTTTTTATCCAATATAGTCCTGGTCTCTATCCTCTCGATATTATCACATCCACTAGGGAAATCAGGAGCCTTTATACCATCTTGATCTTCCGGCAACGATATAGCCTTACATAATTCATCGGTAATACCTACATTAGGCTCTATAATATCACACAAATTCTCTATATTATCAGCGATATAATCAATAGCATCATCCACCGTAACATCTTCTCCAATCGTATTAATAACGAATTGAGTCTCTCCTACCGTGGCATATTCCTGTTCTACATACCTGAGTTGCTTAACATCTAATTGATTCTTGCACTCTCCCCCAAAATCATCAAATCCCCAAGACGGATCGTTTATAACCTTGGCCGTATTCTTAAACTGCCAAAGATAACGGCGGCTGTTCCCGGCGCACTGCGGGTTGTTCTCCAATACCGAAGCCGCTGACAGGTCTTCAGAGTTGCCGTCCTCATCAACGATAATCTCCATCTCCTCCCTTGTGGCCGGACGAGGGATAAGCGGGAATCTAGCTGTCCTGTATCCCGTATTGGTAAAGAATCTTATACCCAACGGATATACCTCGTCACGCATGAAAGAGGCGTATTTAGAGCAAGCCACACCGTCTTTATATAGATTCTCCGTGGCTATCGATGTCTGCCATTTAACGAAATGACCCAAGAAATTAACGACCAGTTGAAGATTCCATTCGTTCTCCACGGTCAAGCCGTACTGAAGAAGACGATTCCCGACAGATGTCATCCCTCTGGCCGTCTTATATACCGGTATTTCCTTGGACAACTTCTCCATGGTCGTACGTTCGCCATACTGATCCGTAAGATAATAAATAGTCCTTTCCGTTATCGGATGTATACCTTCTATGAAATACTCAAGAACCGGGCTTTGCTCGCCATTATATCCAACGGTGTTCTGTATAACACCTATCTTATAATGAGATACCTGCTTATCTATATTGGATACGGTAAGCCGGATACCCATGTTGGTTGATTTGCCCCATAAGCCATCACGAATGACTATATCCTGACGATCGAATATCATGATAGGATTGGTCAATGAGCAATATCCGGTCTTCTCAATCCCGAACTCATCGCACAACGCCACGCAGAACTGGTAGGTCCCGGCACGCAGGCTTCCCCCGAACTCCACGACCTCAGGCTCCACGCACGGGGCCGTCAGCAACGGGAACACCAGCAGCTTCTCGCAGGCCAGCCTACACCTCTCTATTGGCTTGTCATCCCCACATGTCTTATACCCATGGTAATGATACCAAAAGTCACCATCATCATCCGGATTAAGAGCCTTATCGACCATAACATATCGCTGGGGATTATATCCATCGGTCCAGTATATCACCTTCCCACATTTCTCATCCTTGATCTCTATATCGAAAATCGGGTGATGAATGGAGAAGTTAAGACAAGGGTCATCGGTCCCATCCTCTATCAACACCTCCATCAAATCACATATCTCATCGAAACGACCATCCGACTCCTCAAGTCTCTCGCCAAGGATACGATGAATATCTTTCCCTGATCCTGCTAATTGATCCTCTACGGTCTTGACATAATCCAATGACCTCATGAACGTGATCTTAGAGGTATTGTTATCAGGATTCACGAGAAAGAAATAAGTATTATCACCAGCTATATCATTCTTATACCCAATAACCTTATAGCCATCGAATCGCTTGCATAAAAGGGTGCTAGGCTCGTTCTGAATCTTAATCTGACTCCCATCGTCACCCTCTATGGTAGCGTTCAAGGCGAAACTGTACTCAGACGGGGATAGGTCCTGTGGATGCTTATCCCTGTTCATCCCGGAATCGGGAACCGCTATGTTAGAGTTATTTTGCACGATCTTATCTTTTTCGCAAATATAGCAAATCCGCCAGATAATCACTTATGTGGCGGATTCTAATAAACTGTACGTATTATGCAAAACATTCAAATCGCACAAAAATAGAAAATCCTTCTGACTATCACAAGCCAGAAGGAAAATCTAAACACTTCGCAATTCACATCTAATGAAAATACAAAAACATAATAATTACAGATCTTTTCCCATGTAGTTTGATTGCTTGTCGGCGTCCTCTACGGATATGTAAAAGAAACCATTAGTCACGTATCTCTCATTGACGTCCACAAAATCAGTAGATCCTTTGTCCACCCCTTTCTTCGATCCCTCATCACATACAGCTACCAGACTATTAAAGTCATTGGAATAACCTACGACTACACCGTGTATATCCCGATTCCGAGGATCGAATACGTATCTCATCCTACATCTGTCATAAGCTAACTCTAAAGAGCTTTTGCTTAGCCTCTCATCTAATCCAGCACCCGCTACCAAAGCCAAAACGCTCTTTGATATGTCACTCATAGTGGTATCCTTGGCCGGAGCCTTAGGCATAGAAACGCCTTCCATGACAAAATCCAACGCCTTATCTACAAGGCCATCGAAATCATCATCTCTTATATAATCCTTAAGCACCTCCAGTATATATAACCGGACATGGAGTTCGTTGTTAACATCACTTAATGTAATCATAACGCTAGTTTTCGGCAAAGCTAGATTATTCCTGTGCAATAAAAGATCAAATATGTCATAAGTAAAGGACTAAAAAATAAAAAACTCTCCTATCCTCACGGACAAGAGAGCCGATGTGTTTATATTATGAAGAAAAATCTATTCACCTATTCTTACAATACAGTCACGAGATTCCTTGTTATAGATCATCGTACCTACCTTAGAATACAAGGTCTTTATATTTTGCCAATTATCCTCGCCGTGAGCGGATACGTTAGTAGGGGCGTCACCGGTATAAACCTCCTCACCTCCTATATTGACAAAATCATATCCACGTTTCTCCATCGTTCCGCCCTTATAGGCCGTGAATTTGATAGTGACATTACCTTTCTCACGACCACCATACCAGTTACCGTATATACTACACCTGATCTCAAGAGGTAATTTATCGTAATTATCGCCATCCAATAACGGTCCCATCTGGATCAGAGCCGCCTCATTCCCTGATTCCATATTATCACCACCGTGGATAAGATAATCACCTACCCGCTCCTGCGTGGTCTGGTTTTGTTTACTCCAACCAACCAGCTTGCCGTCCACGTCCGGGAGGCCAGTGTTGTCGAAACCGGTTGCCGTATCGAAGTCAATGCCATCCTCGTCAGCCCAGATATACCTAAGCACAAGGAAATCGAACTCAGGGATGATCACCACCGGAACCGACTCCTGCCTGCACACGAACGTCTTCTCCTCCTTGGTCCCTTCTTTTATAACCTTGTACGTCACTTGACGTATCTCGCCAGTCTCGTTAATATCAGCGGTAACCTTAACCTCAGCGGGACCAGTACCACTTGTCTTATCTAAATGTATCCAATCTGCCATATCATCGTATTCTGTTAAATTATTTTAATACACTTATCAAATGCGTTAGGCCACATACGCTCATAAGACAACATCCTCCTCCTGTTATCCTCAGCCAGTTCCCGATAATCATTCAAGGTAATCATCGACATCTTAAGCTCCTTCATGGCCCTAGCAAACTTACCCGGTTCTTGCTGAGCATATAATTTGTAAGCGTCACCAGCGCCTTGTATCAAGCCATTCACGGCAGCGTTCTCGAAGATCTTCATCTTGATATACGTCTCGACATAATCCTCAAGATAACCTAAATCCGTCTCAGGTATATATGGTAGACCATCCTCATCCTTAGGAGTAGCTCTGTATACGATATAAATAAATCCGTCAAAGCCGGTATACATAGTATTGCCGGATATAGTTATATCATAATTATCCCAAGCGTATTTATCCCGATACTTATCAGCAGCGCAATCACGCCTCAATCCACGACCTATAGATAACCTTACTGGATGATGGTAATGGAAACGAACCTCGTGAGACCCGATATATATCTTCTCCGTGATCGTCTTCTCAAACTCCTCCTTACAGCACTCCGTGCAGGAGTTCCAACGGAAGCCGCGCTCGGTGCGCTCGACCCAGCCGATCTCGTGTTGGAGGTCAGCCTTAGCCTTATCGCCCCCCGGAATCTCACAGACAAGAGGCTCACACCTATAGGCGTCAAGCATGTCGAAGAAATCGGAAGGTAATACCGCCTGTTTGTTGCTGGTCTTTACAACCGCCTCGGACATGACGGCTATAACACCCCCAAACCTTTTTAAAGCTATCTCAGCCCACCTATAAACAGACGAGGTGTCTATAGCTCCGCTATCGTCGTATTTATGTAAATCGGCCTTGATCTCGGCCAATAAGCCTTTTATTGTCATATTCAAGTCTTTTGCACAAAGATATGTATTTGAATCCGTGATACAAAAAAAATCCAGTCTACCCTCACGGGCTAACTGGATCACAAAAACTTCTACAGTTTATAAACCCATTTAACTCCAAATACCTTACTTTCCGATTCAACTTCCCGGTACAAGAACTTATATCTCCTTCCAGACTCCATAGCCATCCTACACTCCTTGTTTAATGCTGGAGAGATATATAAATGAAAATACTTATTCCTCGGCATAAAATCCATACACGTATGGACGTAAGAATATCCACCTGTCCCACGCCTGTTTATAGTCCCGGTAAGTTTATTCAGATATATCTTACGGTTGGGATTAATCTTATGACATAGATAACCGATGTTATTTATATAAACCCCGCCCTCATTATCTAAGTACTTATCACGTATGACCTTCCAGATCAACGACTGACATTCAAGAATATCATTCTTCTCCACGATCGTATGCTTCCTCCTCTTTCCGTTCTTAGACATAATAGACCTGTAGAACCGAAGAAAGTATTGATCAAGTATTTTAAACGACTTAACTTTCATGCCACAAATATAACAATTCTATCCTAATTCGAGTAATATTTAGATGACTTTTGGTGTGAGTGTAACGGTGATAAGGCCGCACTTACCGCCGCGGCACAGGCTGACGCACAGAGACTAGCTCTCCATGTTTTGGGGCAATCGCACTCCATCGCATTGGCTCTTTCCTGACATAACTGTTTCAGGTTCTCTAGGGCTGCGGCGGTAAATATGCTATACGAATCTAAGATCCTTCTTCTTAGTATGATTCAATATCCTACTAATATGTCTGGTGCTTAATCCTGTTCTTTCCTTTATCTTATCATAGATATAACCCTTGGATACGTATGCTGATACATCTCCTAAATCCTTTATAATTTTATCATACATATCATGTATCTCGTTATATCTTATGATTGAGCTATCCCTCATTCCTCTTTCGCCTATACCATCAACTATGGCATCATTGAAACCGAAGAGATTAATTATTGACCTTATTATATTTATCATCACTGAATCTTTTGAGTTTTCTTGTTAATATCCATATCCGGATTCTCGTCCGTGGGGATCTGCAATTTGGTTATCGTCTCTCTTAACGTCTCAGATACCACATATTCCAGTAACTTATCAGGGCATATGAAATCATAATCCCATTGAGATATACATGGATCATCTTTTTCCGTTCCACATCCCCCTAGCTCTAGCGCCGCTTTCCTGTCAAGGGTTATAAGATCCACGTTTATAGCCTCTATATTTATATCAGGTATATAGATATATCCATCATTGACGTAATAATAATATTGATCTATATTACCATATTTACGTTCCTTATTATTAGCGTATTTTCTTAACGATATAGGAGTGAATATGATATCATCCATGATGTTCGATACCTTTATAATAGCCGGTCCTATACGGGTATATATCATATCGGGCAACCTTTTCTTAGATCTCATAAGAATCCGGCATAACTTGAACTCATCAAAACAGCAATCAACCTTCCGAACTCTCTCCATCTCCAGGCAATTGATATGGGTGTATAACGATTCCTCGCCGAACAAAGTACCGTCAGCGTATTTCTGGGCTATATAAGACCTTGCTTTTTGTCTGCCTATGGATAATATCCATCTCCTACTGACATGAGCGTCCTTGTTAATGGAGTTCATGTCATTCATGATCCTAGATACAAATTCTGAATTTTTCATATGCTAAATACTGAGGAGGGGATATACCCCTCCTGTTGTTACTTCTTTTTCTTAACCTTGCCTCCACATTTCATTTGAGGTTTCTTTTTCTCGGAGACTTTGCCTCCTTCTGCCATCTTCTTTTTCTTAGTACATGTCATAGTCTTACTTTTTTTTAATGTTAGTGATACAATATTAGTCATTTCTATCGAAAATAGAATAAAAGAGGTTGATGAAACTACCAACTTACCGCCGCGGCACAGGCTGACGCACAGAGACTAGCGCAGGAAAAAGCCAACGCTATGGAATGCGATTGCCCGGAGCAGAAGACGTGGTCATGGTCTGTATCTATGAATAATGATTGCATGAGTCATGAGCAACTTGTCACATCAAGAGGATTTACGATTACGTATAATAATCAATGTGGTAGATCTATATCTGGTTCTGTGAGTGGTATAGGGTATACACAAAACGGAGAAGAGCAGGTCAATAGCGCTAGCTTTACAATTCCCGCAGGATCTGGAAGCAAGAGTGGAAGTGTGTATTTTAGCCGAGAAGTGGTATGTGGAGATGTAACAATCTCTGGTCATGATTCAGGTAATTGTTGACAATCACTGCTGTGATGGTTTTTAATAAAAAGGAGAGACTTATTAGCCTCTCCTTTTTTTTGTTATACATCAGAATCTTAACAGTTCCCAGATCCTCTCCCAGAAACACTTATGGATCCACATTGTACTCCTAAATCAAAACCTATGACACCGGTTTTTTTACCAGACCCAGTAGGTATACTTACGGTAGTACTTCCAGCCGTAACGGTTTGTCCATGATCATTCCTACCAGTAACAGTTACAGTTATTGATTTAGATGATCCACATTGATTATTGTAAGACACTTCATAGGAGCACCTTAAGGTGGATGCAGAACCAGACAGGCCATTACAAGGATCACCGCTCAGCATAGCGTTGGCGCTCCATGTTTTGGGGCAATCGCATTCCATAGCGTTGGCTTTTTCCTGCGCTAGTCTCTGTGCGTCAGCCTGTGCCGCGGCGGTAAGTACGACCTTATCACCGTGACACTTACACCAAGCGCCATTGTTTCCGCCAGAAACCCAGTAAGCGGAAGCCTTCGGAGCCGTACATCCTGACGGACAACCTTGCTTGGTAGCAGTAGCCTCTACATAATCATTACATACCCTTCCACTACAACCTGCATCCGCTAATGCCTGAGCTTGTGATCTAAGCGTCTCTATCTTATCGCTAGCCTGAGCGTTGGCAGAAGACGTGCTAGAAGCGCATATAGATCCAGAAGGTACATCCGGATAGGGGATCGTCACTCTACAAGGTTTATCAGATGGACAATTCCTGCTAGTAGCAGATCCCCCTTGGAAACCGATCATATTACAGCAAACAGATCCATAGCTTAGATATTCCTCTCTTCCACAATCATTTCTATATAAAGCTACACTTTCGCCAGATCTACACTCAGCCTCTCCTATTCTACTCCAAGAATTAGGATCACAACAGCCATCACAAGAACCACCTGAACATCCACAATCGCAAGACTTATGCAACCTGTTCTCAGTCTCGTCAGAGTGACATCCAGTGCTATCAGTCCTTCTATACCTAGCCCAAACATCACCACCTGAGCAATAGTCTCCGCCATCATAGCTCCAACCACTCCAATTAGGAGGAGTGTCCTCGCAATCTCCGTTCTTATTAGCGTAAGCTTGAGCGGCGGCTCTGGTAGCTGAATTGCTTCTGAATGCCTCTTGAACCTTGTTATTGGCGTCAGCCTGAGAGACCGTTGATATTATAGGATCTAATCCTAACGAGCTATAAGGAACTGATATAGCCACACCCTGTTTACAAGAGCCGCAATTATCCTTGTAGAAAGTAGCGCTTCCAGTACCGGTCCATACACAAGTGCCATGCTGGTTAGCGTAATCTTGTCCTTTCTGATCTAGGATCTGCTCAGCCTTGCTTCTGGCATCCGCCAAAGAAACCTTGCTGGTGATAGCCGTGCCGCCGTTGGCTTGTGTGGAGGTCACCGTTATCCTCTGGCCTACCCCGCCTTCGGCGCAGTTGTTCTTATAGAAGTCACGGCTTGCCACGTAAGTCCAGGTACATCCTCCGTTCTTATTGGCGTAAGCCTGACCCTCAGCTCCACGAACGGCATTCTCAGCTTTCTTATTGGCGTCAGCCAAAGATATGTTGGAGGTGTACGGATGTCCCGGAAGCTTGCTGCTGCTTACGGATACCATGTCTCCTACGCCGCCATCAGCGCAATTGTTCTTCTGGACCTGACCGGTATAGCTTCCTGTCCACGTACAAGTACCCTTCGAGTTAGCCACGCTCTGTCCCTGAGCCGTAACAGCCGCCAATGCCTTGGCGTTAGCGTCAGCCTGAGATACACATGATTTGAACTTGCCGTCAGAGCTAGGAGCCGGATCCGTAACATCATTCTGAGTCACGGTAACAGAGCTTCCAACCCCACCATCCGCACATTGACGAGTGAAGGCCTTAGATGCCGTACCAAACCAGAAGCATGTCTTATTACCGCCAGCTATATACCGCTCTTGATTCTCAGGATCAGTATAGCAGGTATTGGTATTACGTTGATGTAATTTAGAGATACAATCCTTGCATACGGTCTCGATAGTCTCCCATACCGGTTGCTCAGTCTTAGTATGACACGTGTCATCATAGTTCTTGTTAACGAACGCCTGACCCATCCTGTCGATGTAGGCCTTAGCCAAAGCGTCAGCCTCCTCTTGTGAACGGGTAGAGGTGAAGAACTGTCCCATAAGATCCGGGGTTACGGTAATAGGATCAGCATACTGGCAAGTAGGACACTTAGGAGTGAACTCCTTACTATAATTACCGACATATATCTTCAACTCATCACAAGTACCACGATCGTTAGCTATAGCCTGACCTTGTGCCTTGACAGCGGCCTTAGCAAGCTCGTCAGCGGCGTATTGACTCTCGTATGAGTAGAATGGACCTCCGGTTACATCAGCCTCAGTAACGGTAACTGAAGACGGGACAAGACCGGACGGACAGTTATTCTTCTCGAACGCCTCGCTATAATGACCGGTATATTTAGGAGCCTCATGACAAGTACCACGCTCATCGGCGATCTTCTGGCCTTGATTCATTACAGCGGCCATAGCCACTAAATTAGCCTCATCCTGAGATACGCAAGACTGGAACGGATGACCTTCCACCATATCTTGTGTTACAGTGAACGGATCTCCTACCTGATTAGCGCCACAATTGCTCTTCGTAAACTCGGAGCTAGCCTTACCGGTATACATAGTAGCGTTAGAGCAGGTACCCTTGGTATTAGCCAAAGCCTGTCCTTGGGCCTGTACGGCGGTCATAGCCATAGCGTCAGCGGCGGTCTGCGAGTCGTTAGACTGGAATGGGTGTCCTTCTACCATATCTTGAGTGATCGTCACCTTAGATCCGATCTTGCACTCACCACAGTTGTTTCTCGTGAACTCCAAGGAAGCACGGCCGGTATACGTACAAAGGGCGTGGATATTGGCAAGAGCCTGTCCTTGGGCGTCAACGGCAGCCTTAGCCTTGCTGTTGGCATCCTCTTGAGACACGGTGGAAGTAAATGGATAACCATCAACCATCCTATCGTTTACCGTATAAGTTCCACCAGTACCAGTACCACAATTGTTACGGGTAAACGTACGTGTATAAGTACCGGTATATACAGGAACTTTCTCACACTTACCTTTCACGTTAGCCACGTCCTGACCTTGAGCCTCAACAGCGGCCTTAGCCTTGTTATTAGCGTCCTCCTGAGACACGGTAGACCTAAAGTCTCCTGTCACCATAGTCTCGTCTACAACAACCTTAGTACCGTACTGGGTCTCATCGCAATTATTACGGGTAAATTCCTTACTGTATTTACCATGATATACGACCTTCTCCTTACATTCACCTTCAAGGTTAGCTTGTTGTTGGGCGTTAGCCTCAAGATCGGCCTTAGCCTTATTGTCAGCATCCTCCTGAGAGATAATAGAGAAGTACTTACCAGCGGCTACAACATAAGTATAAGGTTGACCGATATGGAACTCATCACAATTATTTCTCGTGACTGTCTTCTCCATCCTAACGTTATAGTAGACGTTAGTCTGACAATCGCCACGCTCGTTGGTGATAGCCTGACCTTGCGCCTCGACAGCGTCCTGCGCCAGCTTATTGGCGGCATCCTGTGATACTGTAGAAGTGAACGGATAGCCGGTACACATCTTCTCATCCACGGTAAAGTCAACAGGCGTAGAACCTTCAGGACAATTAGTTCTCTGGAATACCTTAGAATACGATCCGGTAAATACCGGTATCTTCTCACAATTACCCTTGATATTAGCTATATCCTGACCCTGAGCCTCTACGGCGGCTTGGGCTAACTTATTAGCCTCCTCCTGAGAGACGATAGACCTGAAGTCGCCTTCTACCATAGTCTCGTTAACAACAACCTCCGTTCCGTATTGAGTGGAGTCGCAATTGTTACGGGTAAAGGTCTTGCTAAACTTACCATAATAGATATTCTCCTTAGGCTTACACTCACCTTCCAGATTAGCTTGTTGTTGACCATTCTTTTCAATATCCTCAAGAGCCTTCCTGTCGGCGTCCTCTTGAGAGATAGAAGACACGTACTTACCCTCAGGAACGATGTAAACATATTCCTGACCGTCACTAAACTTATCACAATTGTTACGGATAAAGGTTTTCCTTTGTTCCTCGTTATACCAGATGTCAGTTATACACTCACCATGCTCATTAGCGTACTTCTGTCCGTTAAGAGCTATATCCTCCATAGCCTTAGCGTCAGCGTCCTCCTGTGAGATAAACGACTTGTACGTCCGTTCCTCAACCACATACAAGACAACCGAACCGTGCTGGTTGGCTAGACAGTCATCCTTGGTAAACGGCTGAACCATCTTGATATTATAATAAACGGGCTTGGCATCTTGGGCTATCATATACTCCTTAACAACACTACCGTCCTTTGACGTTATACGGAACTTAGCCGTACAGATCTGACCGGTGTAATTAGCCTTGTATACGATGTTAAGCTTATTATCGCCTACCCCATGGCTCTTGTCGTTAATGGCAAAGCAATTACCCTCAACGCAATTCTTATCTACTTCCCTTGCCATGTCAATCCTCCTCTATTCTCCATGAAACATTATCTCCGGCCTCTACCCTCACGATCTGGGTATCACCATCCTTATTAAGCGTCAACCTTTGCGGATCCACGTTAAAGGGTGGTTCCGGTTCCGGCTCCTCGCTGCCATCGCCACAAGTGCAACATACCAGTTCAATATCATACTCGGTATTGGACTTGATATCGATAACGACCTGACCGTTCTCACTAGTCACGTTATCAAAGTCATGATCAAGTATAATATAAGGTATATCATTAGGCTGTTGATTGATATTAACAACCTTGCCATTCAAGACAAACATCTCATGATGCTCCTCGTTATCCATGTTCTTAGGCATGGCTATAACGAAGCTAGCGTCATACAGGTCAGTGGCTCCCGGATCCTCAGGATCGGCGTACACCACGTATCTGCTATCCTCGTCAGGTATCTTAACGGATAACCCGTTGACGTTCATAGACACCATATAGCATTTACTTACCGAACCACCAAGGGTAAGGCAGGAGGCCTTGACCGAGGCGGAGTTAAGCTTGGCGTTGATGACCGCCGTCCCGCCCTCCATGTCAAACATGATATTGGCCGGATCCACGCTCACCCGCTCCATACCCTTCTGGGTTATGGTAGCGAGTTTCGTTACCTTGCCTTTCTCGACCGCTACGTAAGTCTCCCTAGGCAACCTACCCATCCATCCCGGCTCTACCTTGATCGCCACCTTGTCGGGACCGGTACCGGAAATCTTGTCGTAGGACACCCATGAGGAGCCTTGCTCGATCTTAGCAAGAATATCTTTTAAATTATTCATATCATTCCGCTTGAGTTATAGTCCATTTATCACTCTTGCCTACGATAATCTCCAGAATCTGCTCACCGCCCTCAGGAGGATACTCGAAGTTAGTAGGCTTAATCTCAAACACGCTGGCGCCACCACAACCAAGATCGCAGATCATGTCCGGCAACCATCCCTCCTCGAAAAAACGCTCTATAAGCTCCCTGACGGCCTCTGAAAAAGAATCAAGCTCCAACCTGTCTGCTGGGACAGACCCTTTCTTAAGTGTCTCACCACATACCCAACCGTCACACTCGGAAGCCAAGACCGTATCATACACTCTCTTAGCCATAGCATGAAGTATTTAAAATATTACTATTCAATGTAGTATATACGATATTAACATCAGCGAACTCATCGCCCATGCAATACCTTTTCTTGAACTTAATGGATCTACCAGAAACGACATACCCGTCGTTAGGTACGATAGTACCGCAGTAGGTCACGCTAAGAACATTCAGAGGCTCGTATCTTAACCTTACGGCCTGCACTCCCTTAAACGAATCCCTTTGGATGGACGCCGTTGCTCCAGATACGGCAACCAGCTTCCTTACCAGAGACTCGATTACGCTATTCATGCCATCTCCGTTCCTGATATCTGCCTCAGGAAAAGACTGACCATCATATATGATCTGGGAACTGTAGATACTACATTCATTCCCCGGTCTATATTCCGGCTTACATGGATTACAGTTATTCCTCATATCAAATCAATTTATTAATCATTCTCCTTAATTCAAGTATCTCAGCATCCCTGTCCCGTATAGCCTTTATCATAGCGTTAAGGACATCAGACATATCGCAGCTGGGAGATAATCCCAATGACTCCACACGTACCTTGTCTCCTGGATAAACACAGTCGGTGCTCATGTACGTAGAGCACGGTACTTTCGTATCGTCTACAGTAGGCCTGTATTGTTTCTTGTTACAACCATTCATTGTTACCATACCTCCTCTTCAGTTCCGCTATCGCCACCGCCATTACCGGCGTTGACAAGCTCGTTTATAATCTTCTTCAAATCCAGAACCTCGCGATGGTATAAATCTATCTGCTTATCCCTAGACGCTATAATACGCCTCAATGAGTCTACAACGACAGAGATATCAGTGCCTTTCTCTATACCGTCCACCACCAACTCATCACCTGAGTATAAGACGCATTTATCATATAAAACTATAGGACATCCATAGCCAACACAAGGCTCGTCCTGACAATCCCTATCGCAAGGATCACAAGGATCCTCAGGGCATTTGTTAAGAAACCTATCTATCTTAACGCCATGACAGCATTCTTTAGGACGCTCCCTCGAATGATCATGACAACAACCACCTGTATTACACATATTAATAATATTAATGTTTTTAGCAAAGATACTTATTTGGTTTGATTATAAGACAACGAGACGCATGAAACAATAAGAGGTAGAGACCATAAGCCCCTACCTCCAAACACTAATCTAACATTATGGAAAACACAAACGCATTCTTACCAATAACATTGATCCTCTTGATCAATATTCTCAATCCATTTCTCGCACTCAAGATTAAGATCAGCGTACTCCTGCCCCTCTACCATCAAAACCTCACGGGCTTTGGCGTTGGCATCCTCTACTGATATCCATGATCTAAACCTATTGGCTTTGATAGAATAATATACCCTACCTGATTTATATCCAAACGGACATACCTTCTCAAACCAATCACCGATCGTAGTATTATAGAATACAGGGGAGCAACTACCTTCGGAGTTAGCCTTCTCCTGTCCTTCTTTCATGAACTTCCTATAAGCTAACGTATCAGCATCAATCTGGGATATATCGGATATGACGGCTCCGGCTGGCAATTCATACACAATACCTTCTTTACCTGATGTCCCAGCCTCACAATCGTTCTTGTAGAAAACGCCACGAAGAGGCTGTGAGGCCCAGTCCTTACAGCATGTCCCAACGGCGTTGGCCTCCCCCTGCCCGATCCTTCCAAGCTCAACCATCGCCTTATCATTGGCGTCTTTCTTGGATACGTATGACACAAACCTACCTTTCTCTACACATATCTGTTCCTTGGATCCCTTACCGCTTACGCAATTGTTCTTGATAAACTCATCGCATACCTGATCATTATACCATACAGCCGGTATTATGTCGGCATATGTGTTGGCGTAATCCTGACCGTTGGCATTGACATCATCCTCAGCCTTACTATCAGCCTCCTCCTGCGTATCGCCAAAATAAACATTGGCCGGGACCCGGTAGTCAACAGAGCCGCCCACGTACCCGGCAGGCGGGTTGTTTTTGGTGAACGTCCGTACTATTTCTTTATTACTGTATATCATTACGATTCACTTTGTTACAAAGATACAATTTAAAATCAAATTACAAAGGAAGAGCCTTTTTGCTTCTCAAAACCTTATACAGATAATCCCTTAACTGTTCCTCGGTAACTATATATCCAAATTCAATCATCTTAGCTATATCAATCTCCAGCTCCATCAACTCCTTAGCCTTGGCCTCCTCGCCAACGGAATTTCTTATCATAGTCTCATGAAGACCGTAAACTATTATATTCAAAGATCTAGCTAAATCCTGTATTTTATCTTTAAACCTTGATGAGTCCACGATTTTAGATAAAGCGGAAGACATTCTCCTATAAGCATCACCAGCCTTATCTCTGTAATCTATAAGTTGATCATGTACAAACTTCAAAACCTGAACCTCAAATCTAGGATTTATCCACATGGCGAATTTTATAAATAACAAAGGATGCATCCATATCTTATCAGGTGTCTTGCCATGTTTTGTAACTCTACCTTTTACTTTTACAAATAACTGATTATCACCATTGTCCATTTTTGGACTATGGCTTTCATCATCCTTTAGAGCTTCTAAAAATTCTATGGTTTTAGGACTATCTATAAATACAGAAAACTTTCTTCTTATGTTATCGGGATTATCATTCCATTGCTTAAGTAAACTGTTGGCATCAAAATAACCATCACTAGTTCTTTGAAAAACGTTAAAATCACCCATTTTTCTTGTCAAAACATTTACCGTCTTCATTTTTTAATCTAATTTTGAAGTTAATAATTAATTACTTTATGTCCACTCCCTCGTGAGAGTCAGTGGACATACAAAAAATAGCCAATCGAAATGATAAACACAAATCGATTGGCTATTTTTAATATCCCAAAATCAGGACATTAATCACCCATTGCAAATCTTATCCTCTAAAGCATAAAGAACTTTCGCTACGGTCTTATCGCCACTTACCTTCACGCAAGACTCACCAAGATCCCGGACATCTATAGCCTCCCTGATACGGGTAAGCTCGTCATATATCTCCTCTATCACGTCGGAGATCATAACGCACTCACCAGAGTCCTTATATTTTGACCACTCTGGGAGATCACCCTCGTAAGGCACGCAAGTGGACGGGGTTATATGTGAACAACTGTATTTTTTCATACTAGTAACCTGTTAATATGTTCCTTTAACGATCTTATCTCATCCGGGCATAACCCGCAATCATTATCGCATAATGACCTTTGCAGACGAATTATCTTGCCCCAATAAGATACATCAGGCTTATTCCCGATCCTATACCTATGATACCTCATGTATCCACTCCATTGACAAGAAAGCCATTCATCTACGACCTTACATAGATCTATTCTATCAAGGTTTGATATAGATTGCGCGCCCATCCAGAATCTCCTTTCTCATTTCTTGTACCTCCTCATCAGGCGGGCATCCATATGGCAGGTTCTTGATCCACTCACGGATCTTCTTCTGCATGTTGAGATAGACGATACCCACGTCACCTATGGTACGGGTCTGTTTGTATATGCTCACCACGTCACGCTCCATGGTCTTCAACGGATCGAGCATGACCATACAACCGGCGGTGCTCCTAGAAGCGTATTCCATATCGCTAACAACGGTAGAGGAAGCACGATTCATCATACTTCTCTCAATCCTTTCTCTCTCGGCCTTTAACGCCTTTTCCTTACAAGTATTACAACCCACGACTAAATATTTTTATGTTCAACAATCCACGCAATTAGTAGCCATCTCAAGAAGCTCTCCGACACGATCAATGATCTCATGAGCCGCCTCTATATTATCCAACCTGACGTTAGCTTCCGCTACAGTCATAAGCGTCTCCATCTCCTGTATCTTATTTATAAGATCCTTATCCTTATCCTCGCATAGGATATCAGTCTTAATCCATAGCCGATCAAGACGTCTGCGTATAAGATCCGTCTTAAGATACTTGCGACTGAAGTTGTAAGCAGAAGGGCTACCTATGATCTTGATATCATATATACCATCAGGTAGGTCAAGGTACTTGACATTACAATCATCGTAATTAAAACAATTGAGACCTAGTGTTAGGCTGGTAAAGGTATTGACCTGATTCTTGCCAAGGAACAACGTAACGGGGTCGGACATGCCCGGCGTAGTGATCTCGATGATCGCCTTCCTGTCCTCCAGTAGTCCCCACTCGGACTCATCCAATACCTGCAATACCTTTGGATCACGTGTCTCTAGCACCTGAAACGACAAGCGGATATCGTTCATGTTAACCTTCTTATCGTACCGGCACAAGCTATCGTCATAACGAGCCTGCATATCAAGATCCGGGATATCGGTATAATACGTCTTGACCTCATGCCCGTTGATAAATACCGATGTTATCTGGCAAACATGAGATCTAGCGACATCGAAAAACACCATCCTTACATTACCCTCATAATCAACGCCAGATGTCGGGTATGTTAGTATCTGGGTATTGTACTCTCCATCGTTACGCCTAGCCACGACAGTAATAACGATAGGTTTCTCTATATCGTAATCATCCATGATAATCCTAGCGGCGAACTTATCATGAATTATCTTCGGTATGATATTTATCTGATTCATCTTTACTACTTTTAAGCAAAGATACAAAATAGGGTCATACCAATACAATAAACCTACTTTTAGATAAACCCTAAGGCATTCACTATATCATCACGATCACCGATAAAACCTTTATCAATCATCATAGAAAGCAAATCGGTAAGAGTAAAAAAACCATAATCGTCAACATACGGTCTACTTAACAAAACAAACAATATAGATATTATGCGAGTGTCTTCCTTGGCAATATCAAATAGCTTCAGCATGTCATCTGACATATAATTCCCTACATTCAAACTTACCATGTCGGACAATGGCAGATAATCAATATTCCCATCACCACTATGAATAAGATTGCTACAATAACTCAATATAGGATCAACGCTATCATCATAATCATCAGAATCGCAATTGACATAATCGACAATTAAACGCATCACCTTATCTTTCAAATAGAGAGAAGAGCATTTAATAGCCAAATCCTTAACATCCCCACCATCATATTCCCCAAGAAGCTCTATCATCATAAATATATCCACCCATATCATAGACAGTCGTTCGTCAACAACATACATGAATGTTCCAGAATCCATCAAATCTTTGACTATATCTTCAGATTCATCCAAAGAATCAAATAATGATGATACTTTAAAAAGTTGCTTCTTATCATCAAACACCGTATAAAAGTCATGTGATTTTATATTAACCATAATATTAGAAATTAAAATTGTTAGACAAATACTGCGATTCAATATAATCGTCAAGGAACGGTGTGCTATTATCAGGAATCCACACCTCATCAGACAACGCGACCATACCAAACTCATCAACTATCTCATCTCCAGACACATAATCATAAGCCTTGACGCCAAATATCTTAATCCTTTTAACCTTGCCAAAAGCGGACTTGACTTCCTTTATCTTCCTATCCAACTTCCTCACCCCATCGACGAACTCAGAGAAAGTGACACCACGCTCATCTAAATAGCTCTTTATAGCCCTCTCTATGGTCTTGATGCTGACATTACCAAAGCCCTTCTTCCTGACCTTGTTCTGAACCTTTTCCTTAAAAGAAATACTAACTCCGTTATTCTTGGAGGACACGAAATCCTTAAGGTCGCGTTTCCTGATCGAATCCATCGAATCATAAATAACACGCTTGATGTCCTCCGAGCGCTTCCTGTTACACTCATGAGCCTTATAGGTCGGGTTGTTTATATTTTGCTCGTCCTCTAGCTTGTGGTAGTCTAAAGGACACCTATCCCAATAATAATACCTAGCCTTATTGCTATGCACGAAGAGATCAGGATGCTCTTTCTTCGCCTTTCTCACCATAGCATAATAGCCATGGACGATAGCCACGTTCACGTAACTAAGCAGAAGCCACCTGACAAGCCTTACCTGATAGGCGAGATTATCGCCACCAAGACGTTGATGCTTGATATAATAGCGCACTATCTCATCAACAAAATAGTAAAACCATTTGATATTGTACTGTACTCCTAACACCCTGAACCTTATAGGGTCAAGGCATATAATAAGAAGACCTATCAGTGTCTCCGATATCGGCTTCTCTAATATCTCTGATCTTGATGATGATTGACGCTTTATCCTAGGGTTATCGCAACAAGGATTAGCGTTGTCATTAAACAAATAAGGCAGAATGACCTTGCCGGAATCCCTCCTCAAGGCCCTGTTTCCCTCTGACATCCTCTTTTTTTCGGAGGAAGATGCGAACTGATCAAAAATAAGTTGTAACTTTACCATAGTTTCTTTTTATTTAAGGCAAAGATACGAAAATATCCGTATCTTCAAAATGAGTGCTTGTGAAAGTACTCATTTTTTTGTTTATGATCGCGGCTTTTTACGGCGATCGCTATGGTCGAAATCCAACTTGGACATTGCGTAGGGAGACTATCGTAGGGATAGTTAAGAAAAGAGATGAATTTATTTATCCACCTTCTTTTATAAACACAGTTGTCTATTTTGTGACATGTGATATAAGAAACTTTCGCCCCCTTAAGAAGGGAGTCTCATTATAAAGATTTTCTTTATTTATCTCATAAGTTGATTGATTAAAAAGAGTTAGCTAACGCTTTGTTATTATCTAAAGTATATAACTTAATTACATTAATATGAAAATATGTAGTAGATTGAAAAATCAAGATCTCAACAATAACTTATATCAATAATTTAGTTTAGTGTATTTTTGACATCTACTTATGTTGTCTATGGATCTTTAATCGACAAACAACTACCTACATCAGACGTTAATGCATTGATATGCTTACTTCTTTCCAACGCTTAAGCGTAATATGCCAAGGGGGAAAGGGAGGTGGGCTACGAGTCGCTCCGCTCCTGGCCGGCCGTGTGGGGATACCTCCTGCCCTGCCTCACGGAGCCGCCACATTTCCTTTTGGTGTCAATAAGTGTAGACCTTGAAAAGACATTTCCTCAAACAGTATACTAGATAAGGGATTCTCTTTAAGGGATATTCTAGTTGAGTAAAAATTTGGTCAAAGAGGTTGTTTGGTCAAAGACAAAATTATATATTCGCGATACGGTCGGTTGGATGAGTTGGTTTAGTCGGTGGTCTGCAAAACCATACACCTCGGTTCGAATCCGGGACTGACCTCGCATTTGCAATCCTTTCTGGGGTGATAACCCACAGGTGTATAAGGCGCCTTGTACACCTGTTATTTTATCAATCCTAATCTTTTCAATAATACGAACAATACAACTAGTATACCTAAGATCGAGATAAAGATAATAGCTGTAGGCCACTTTGACTCATCCTTATCATCCACATCCTTAGATTTGATATCTATCTTATTATCCATATTCTTTATATCATTCCTCGTCTTATCAATACCAAGGGAGTCGGCTGTCACGGTGCTATCACGCCGGCCAATGACGATATGGGTATCTGTCTGCGAGGACACCGGTCGCTCCCCCGTGGCAGGATCAACATCCTTGTCCGTATCGAACTTCCTCTCCGTTATAATAATATCGGCATTAAGGTCAGAGGTCTTTATCTCCACCATCCTCAGGTCTATAACCTCATTTATCATCGTCTCTATCCTGCTGATCAACCGGCTATCAATAGACGTTTCGCTAACCTGCCTCCTGCTTCCGCAAGAGGACAGGGACAGCGACAGACCTAAACAAAAAATCGCCCTAAGACTTATCCTTAACCTCATCATCAGCAATCTTCTTTATATCGTCAAACGTCTCGTCAGGTATGTTCTTGGAAAAACTAAACATCTTGAATACGTTTATCCTCTTAAACACGGCCTTGAATACCTTAACCAAATAAGCGTCAGCGAAAGTATCCCCTATGGTATTCAAGAAAAGCATGACATATCCCACAAGGGCTATATACACACCATATTTGGTTACGGTAAGTATCATACTAGCCTCCTCCTCGATCGGGTATAGCGTCTTATATATAACACATAATGTCATTACTATAAAACAAGACAAAGCGAACTCCTTAAGAATATCAGTTAACCTGACCTCCCTAAGCCATCTCTTAAAACTAAACCGTCTTCTACGGCTTCGTCGGAGCTTCCAGCCCCTTACGCTTTGCGCTAACCTAGCCAAGAAATTCGCTATTAATACTATAAGTAATACAGTCAATAAATGGTGTACTGGCTGGAAATAAGCCCAACAAGAGGCACCATACGCAAGCGCAATATTCCACAAAGCCCCCACTCGCTCTATCATGTCTTTGTCTTTCATTTTATACCTTACTCGCAAAGTTAACTACTATACCGTTAAGTCCCTAAAACACCACGGCATGTATACCGTTCCTCGTATCAAGACTATCAAAATGCAACCAACTCACCTTACCCTCAAGCCTAAAAGGATATGGAATCATATCCTGATGATCTAAAATCAAGTTTCTGGCTTGTTCCGCCGTCATCGACTTGATATCGAAATCACCGGCCTTACCCAATACATGAGCGGATAGATAAATATCCTTCTTATCCTTAACTATCTGGCAGATGTTGCATCTAAGGCCTCGTTGAGAAAACTGCCCCTGCTTGTCCCAATTATTACAATACATAGGCTGTTTGATTATATCCCTCCGCAATATAAGAAGATTATGGAGAAAAGCAGTATCAAGAAACTGCCACGATCTGTCCTTCCACTTATTGTATGTATGAGGACATACCAATTCCACTATATCAAAATACGAACCCAGTTCTTTTATAATATCATTTCTATTCATATTATCAATTTTTAAAGTAATGCAAAATAACAATACCACGATAACCTGATCCTCCTCGACCGCCTGCGGTCCCACTATTAGAAGCTTTAGAGGCTCCTCCTCCACCACCACCATAATAAGTGGCATCACCTCCATTTTTACCATTAATAATAACACCCTCAATATCCTCAACTCCAGCTCCATCACCTCCTCCGTGATTGCCACCTTTACCTCCGGATAAAAAGCCTGTATCCCATCCTCTTGTATAAGCTCCCGATCCACCACCAGCGCCCATAGGATAAGGGTATCGGTCAGGATATTTGTTGTTAAAAACATATGATCCATCTTGCCTGGATTTCCTGGGGAAGGATCATAGCCATCCCCTTCAACTCCATATCCGCCTATTCCACCTTTGCCGGCAATAGCCTGATATATACCAAATATACTATCACCACCTATATCTCCTACAACCACCCTATATGTAACACCTGGATTTACGGGTATAGTCCCAGTTAGTACACCACCTCCGTTGCCACCACTCCCGGCATTATATATATCGGAATATCCTCCATTAAGACCTCCTGCGACCAAAGCGAACTCAACCTCATAGACCCCATCAGGAACCTCCCAATATCCATTATCCTGAGGGGACAGTTCCTCGAATACCTCTACTATCTTCACCTTGGGTAGCATCCTTCTTCTCATCATAAAACAAACAGGATTTTACCCCCCCCCATTTATATTTTAAAATACTCATATTAAATATATTATTCCGGTTTTATCGTCCATTTCTGGGCGTAATTGTTTTTTAATACATATATTTTCTCCATAGGCGTAGCGGGAGATCCGTTGGACTGGCCTTTCACGAATCCCTCTGGAGCCTTCTCCGTGCCGGAAGGACGCTGATTCTCGTCAGGATATAGACTATTATACATAGAAACCGCAAGTCCATAAAACTGATTTCTTTCCCCATCTTTGGCCACGGATGCCATGGTAATCTGATCCCATCCTACAACAAGGTCGTAGAAGGAGTTTACGAAATCATCTGATCTTTTTTGGCTATGAGTGGATGCATTCACGTTAAACCGTGTAATAGCCCTCATCTCATAAATATAATCCGGAAGCTTATCCATTCTAAGACTATTGCTATTAGTTGCAATGAAACTAGTAAGATGTTCCAATCCCCTTCCAGACATATTATCATCATTCCAACCCGTCCTCCTTTCTCCACTTACCCAGTCATTTAAAAAATCAAAATTAGTAATGTTAGGATTTATCTTATCTACCTCGAAAAAAGGAAGGGTATTTATATCAAAATAATTCCACATATCAGAAGGGCCAGGATTCATTTTCAACGAAGTTAATTTAGGAAGATCATTAAACTCCTTTATATACCTATCCAAATAACATGAAGACAATTCAAGGGTTTGAAGATTTTTCATATTCTTTATATTCCTTATCCCGCTAGATTCTATATCCCTAAGATCAAGTATATTAAACATATTTAAATAATATACCTCTGTCTTACTGGTTATAGCCTCAGGAATTACGGTCATTCTTTGCCCTATTTTTTGAAGATCGATATAAATTAACTTTTTGGATCTTGACAACCTGTCTACAGGTATACCGTCATTAACATACAGCGTATAGGATACGATCAAAAACTCAAGTCCTGGTATATCCACAATCGGGAAAGATGTCATCTTGCAAATTTGGATATTGGCATAATAAATATCACAAGTAAAATCTATCGACACAGCCCGTTGTACGTCCCTCCTCCCATCAGCGTAAGCATGATTATCTATAGGTACGTATTGCGATCCATCCTCCTTCCTGAACCACCACGTAGTATTGGGATTTTTCCTATGTTGTATTGCCAAAGAACGGAATATAATACAATAATCATCCCGCCCTTGAACCTTGGTCATAGGAAACTGCTCCTTTATTCCATCCCCCCAATCCACATTAGCCATACCGGGCTTTCTGGATCTAAACTCGACAAACGTATTATAAGGATCACCAACGACAGGATCAGGTACATAATTATAATCATCGGTATAATAATTTCTAAGTGCCCTATCCCATGTGGTGAACCACACGAACTTGTTGGATGATGCCTCGTATTTATATAATGTCTTAGCCATTACCTATCTTGTTAAAATATTCTACAATAACATTCCTGTCCAATCCCATAGAATCACACAAATACTCCCCTTCTGGTTGACCCCCAAACGATAATACCTTATCCGTATCATGAGCTAAAACATCTCCATTGCCTACAAAGGTACGCCCATCGTCAAATACAATAAGCTTATATGGCTTATATGACCTCGTGTCAATATCAGAAGATCGTATTGACCTTAACACCGAAGCCTCTGGTGCTATACTAAACCTCCATCCATAATTATTCATAAACACATAAACCATCTCCATAGGAGTCGTCGGAGAGCCATTAGACTGACCCTTTATAAAACCAGAGGGAGCCTGTAATACGCCACTAGGTCTTTTATCATCAGGATTGGAAATTGAATACATACTTAGATACAATCCATAAAACTGATTTCTTTTGCCATCGGAAGCAGAGGAAGACATAGTGAGATAATCAAACCCCATCACCTTCTCATATAATGTTGATATAAACGTATCACATCGACTTTGGGTTAACAAGCTGTGATGCATATGAAAGCTATTCATAGACCTCATCTCATATATATAATCCGGGAGATTACTTACATCTATATTACTATAACAGAATGAAGCGTCGATACGCTCAATGTTTCCCAATCCCTTACCGCTCATATACGGATGCCAACTCGCGACAGATCCATACCAATTATTTATATGATCGAAAATCTTTAAACTAGAATTTATATTATCCACCTCATCCATAGCCGGGCATGTGTTAGGATCAAACGATGATGTGGCAAGACCAGGATTTAAATACAATTCTTTTAAATTATTGAATGATAACCATTCCTTAGGATATAACCTTACCCTTCCACCAGCTAAATGCAATATCTCCAAATTAGGCCACATGGAAGGGAATTTCCTTATATTGGAAGCTTCGGTATCACTAAAGTCAATAGACTTGGACAAATTCAGACCTTTCAATTTAGTTAGTCTATTCCAATCCTCCGGGATGGACGTCAACGTACCCACACCAAACTCTCTTAATGCTATACGCTCTATATTTACCGATCTCATTATCCTATCCTTTGGTATATCTGTTATGGTACGATCCCCAGGAATACTTATAATTATATTGATAAGGCTAGGCATATCAAGTATAGGAAAACCTACCATCATAATCCTATAGGATTCCATCATCGTAACATCATTGGTAAAAGACATGGATATCACACGCTCCTTATCCATGCCATCATCATAAGCATGATTAGGCGCAGGGATATACTCACTCCCATCTTCCTTATAAAACCACCATGGATGGCTATACGGATTCTTACGATAACTTATATCCCTTCTCCTGAACATCAACCTATATTGACCATATATAGATCCACTCCTAGCCTTTACAAAAGGGAATTGCTCTTTACTCCCATCTCCCCAATCAACCTCGCACATGCCGGGAGTATTAGAATAAAATCCTATAGTCTCATTATAATTATTATCATCCAATATAGGACCAGGAACATCATCAGTAGTATCATTCCTGTTAACGCCCCTAAAAGCGTATTTGCCTTTAGTAAAAAAGGCTATAGACCCTTTATTCGTATCCTTACATATCAACTTCATACCTCTCCCTCCTCTATTCTCCTGAAATACTCGACAACCGGCGAGCTGTCCAATCCTAGATCGTTGCAGATATCTATAGCCTCGTATTTGTCGGCGAAATTATACTTACTCATATTATCATCCAATACATCTCCGCCGAACACGGATACATGGCCGTCCTTTACGCCAAGGATGAAAGGGGTGATCCTAGCCTTCCCAGCCCGCCTTGCCCTCGTAAGGGCGGCCTTAGAAGCCGGGGCAGGGGCCAAGACCCATGTCTGCCCGTAGTTATTGGTAAGCACATACACCTTCTCCATAGGCGTCGTAGGATTACCGTTGCTAACACCCTTATCAAACCCCTCAGGGGCTTGATAAACGCCAGATGGTCTCTTGTTGGTAGGAGCTGCGGAAGTATATAAATCTAAGGTGAGTTTATAAAACTGATTCCTATTACCGTCAGAAGCCGTCTGTGACATCGTTATATAACTCCACGACATTATCTTATCATAAAATGTATTTACGAATGTATCAGCCCTCTCCTGCGTATTTATAAATGCACCACCATCACTCAAAGTCCATATCCTAAATTCCCTTACCTCATACAACCAATCTGGGAGATCGTCTACCGGTACCGTGCTTGAATTACAATACGTGCCCTGAATCTTATTCAACTTACCTTCTACTAGATCTTGTTTCCATGAGCTACCACTACCCATAAAAGCAACGTCTGTCTTATCATCTCCAACCTTATCCATCTCATCAAATACAGGTATATTACTCCGACTGCTTATAATGCTTATACTTTTTGCTGGAATAGAATTAAAAGCCGGATCATAAGAAGGGATGTTACACCAGTTGAAGTTAAATTCAGTAAGATTCTTCCATTCAGAGAATCTTCTCCAATTAGAATCAGGATTATCAGCGAAATTAAAAACGGAAACACACCCAAAATACTTCAATCTTTTCATTTTTAAAAACCCCTCCGGCCAATTATCCCAAACACCATGGTGAGAAAAAGACCCCATCTGTATATTACGAAGATTAACGCTCCTGCTTATCCTGTCATATGGGATATCTCCATTTTTTAAAACAGACCTGGTCATAACCAGATAAGTTATATTAGGTAGATTAACTACAGGAAACTCATGGAGGACAATACCCTCCATATTGAACTCCCCATCGATTACGTTAGAGAACCTCATCGTAACCTCCCTACGCCTGATATCGCTATACTTATGTGGAGGAACCGGTATATACTGAGATCCATCCTCCTTCCTATACCACCATGTAGTACCGTCAGGATTCTTTTTGTACTCAATATCTAAAGACCTGAATACTATCCTATAACTACCGTCAGATATCTTGACCAAAGGGTATTGATCCTTTGTCCCGTCACCCCAATCGACGTCCACGAATCCTGGATTGTTTGCCGAGAACCTGAGATTACGATTAAAAGCACCATGATCTACTATCGGATCAGGCACATAATCAGCATCCTTCCCATTATAACAAGGGAACCTATCCTCGTTAACATAAAACGTCACCGAGGACAGGGCCGTATCATATCCTACTAAAAATCCCATATCAACTAATTGAGGTTATATCATAAGACACCCATTCCTTGTATCCGTTAACCATCTCATATACCTTGTTGATGGTCTTGCATACGACAGCAAATCCGATATCCACGTTAGGGAACTTCTCGTTAAGCTCATCAATAGTAAGTTCCCTGACAATACTCTCATCCCACTTCCTCATCTCCTTTACCTCCATAAGGATCGGTTTTCCGGTTACGCCTACGCTCATCACCCATTCTCCCTCACGGTTGGAATCAGCCAGATCGGGGAAGATCGTAACACCAAAAAGATCGGAGAGGGTGAAGGTCTCGCCGGTACGGGTGAAGGACGCCGCCGCCCCAGGCGTAAGGACCACCTCGTTCACGGCCAACAGGCTCGTAAGTTTCTTGGCTCCTCCTGATACCGTGGCGTTAAACACGACAGTAACATTACCGGTAGCGCTGTTAACGAACTTAATCTCATTCTTCTCGCTATTGATGGCCTGCAAACGTGACCCAGATACGATATTTACGATCTCATAATTCTTGTCGTAAGTGCTCTGTAGCGTCACATTGCCGTATTTAGTATCAATAAGGGTAATCCATTTAGCCTTACCGCCGACTATCTCTACAAGCTTATAGAACACGTCATTACCATCAGCGTCAATCCACCTAGCTATAGCTCCCGGAGCGAAATCAGTCACCTCCCGATCTTGGGTATAACTAACGGTGCTTTCCGTAGGCTTATTGGCTAAAGTAACGTAAAGACATTGTTCTACGTCGGCTTCCATCTTAACTATACCAGCTCCATCGTAATAATAATCAGGTACGTTCTTATCTCGTATCAACAAGATAGTACCTTCCTTAAGCTTATCAGCATTGGTAGGATCATCCACAAAAGACTTCATCTGGATATAGGTATCAAAGATGATCGACGTACTCTTATCCTCTATCTTCTGGTTGATATCATCAACGATATCATTAATCTCATCTTTAGTATAATAAGGAGATAGATCAACCTTAGGCCCTTCCTGTTCTAAAGCTTTATTCCCATCCCACCAATAATCAGGCACACCCTGCTCCCTGATCCAGAAGCTGTCCCCCACACGGAGCTTAGCCGTGTTCTCCGGAACCGCCAGCCACTCATTCATGGCATCGACCGTATCAAAGATATACGCCGTGTTCTTGCCCTCGGCTATACGTCTTACGACAGCCAACTCGCTCTCGACATCGCTAAGTCTTTCCTTTATATTATTGATCTCCCGCTCCAGCTTATCATAATTATCCTCCTGATCTATAGCATCGCCTATAGACATATAGACCTCATTGGTGAGCTTATTATAAGTAATACGGGCTACTTTCTGATAAGAAGTCTTATATGTACTCGCCCCCTTACTGGTATTGCAAATAAAATCATATGTGTTTTGATATACGACAGATCCTCCGGTATTGATAAAGTTATACCCATCCTGTCTCATCGTACCGCCCTTATACCCTACAAGCTCAAAAGAACACTTACCAGTACCTTTGGATCCAAACCATGTAGAGTAGGCTATAAACTGAGTCTCTTCAGGTAATATATCGTAATATTGAGCACGAAGATCCTTTACCGACATCCAAACACACTCCTTACCAGACCCGGTGTTATCACCACCCCATTTAAGCACGCTCCTTACGGACTCATCACCGTTACCGGGGCCATTATAACCAACACCAAGATTATCGATAGTCGGGACATTCGAGTTGAGAGCCTCCGTCATCGTATCCAAATCCCTTCCTGAACTTTCGTCCCACAAATATCTGAACGTAACGAAATCCACGTCACCGATCTTAATGCCACCGGTATTGCTAGGATATGTTTTAGTTACCAGCTCATAATACCACTTTCCGCCCCTAAACGTGACTCTTATTCTCTCCACTTGCCTTGGAGATATAGATACGTACGATCCTCCAACAGAGACGCTGGCGCCCTCTTCGGCACGGGTAGCGCCTTCCTTTGGCTCCTCCGGGTCTACCGGAGTATAGATCGTGGCTTGCTTATCACCTGTATTGATGACAACGATATAATAGCTATCACCTTCCAGACCTTGCTCATGAGCCATCGTAACAAACCCCTGTTCGCTTTCCGGCCTCCATTCGACTACAACCATATGCTTGTCCATAGGTATACCAGATACGCTATTAACGTAGTTGGTTGATGACATGAAAACAGCATGGTCATCGTAAGCCTGATCCACACGCTGATGTTTGGTAGCCAGACTATCAAGACGTGATATCTCAATGGGGTCGATAACCTCAACCCCATTATAATCATACCACTTATATCCGATCATCGTATTCTCACGACGATATTTTCTCTTTCTTATGACCTGACCTCCGGCTAAAGCGTCAATCATAAAATAATCATTACATACTTTTACCATAGCTAGAGAATTAACAGGTTTGACATAAACAAGCCACGATAGTAGCGCCATCAGGAATGGAGGTCAGTGTCGTACCTACCGGGTAGGTCGGGGAGGATGACTCCAGCACCATCACCGACATCCGCTCAACGACCATATTGTTATCCACCAACCTGCTTCCCTCTACATAGAACCGGCCATCATCTACCTCATAGCACTCGCGCACCGGGACCATATGTCTTTGGCTTTTATCCGCATAATCACAGATCGTCACCTTAGCCCCCTCTGGAATAGAATTAAGCTCATCGCCAGCATGATAATCAGGATGATCGGAATACACGACATACAATATGGACTTAATATCCTGCAACGCCGGATTGACCGTCCTGAATCCCTTTAAATGGATTTTATGACCACCAACCTCATAGCAGTCATCTACCTCCATGATATTAAGATCACAGCTGATGACCGTCCAGCCATTAATAACCGCCTGCGTAGGCGTGGTATTGATAGGATGATCATGATCTGTAGACTCAACGATCTTATAATCAAAAGTCTTTACATCCAGATTTCCGTTCAACGACTCCTGTCTCCTGATCTTCACCGTACCCTTTCCGGTATCATAACAAGTCTCCGTGGTATCGATAAGTCGATCCATGTAATCCGGTTCCTCGCACTCGATACGGGTAAGGCCTTTCCATAACGATCTCGCCTTGTCGCCTACGTGGATACCGTTGTCGGTGGAGCTAACGACCTCCCAAGACTCTGACCTGACGCCTAATTCGCCATCGTAAGATGCCGTGTGGATGATTCGTACCACACCATTGGTTGATCGATAACATTCAACCGTATTAGAAAGCATCCGGTCTTCCATATCCGTGAAGTCACAAACGACCTCAACCCAGTCATCGCTTATGCTGGTGATAAACTCACCTACCGGATTCTCAGGATCGGTACTTTGCTTGACGCGATACCATTCCTTTCTGGTACCCATCTCATAATCAAATATCTTATATCCCTCTATCTGTACTCTCCCGGTACCGGTATCAAAGCATTTAAGAACCGGTATTATCTCCCTTTGGGTCATGTCCGGAAAATCACATACTATACGATTCCATGTGTCGGGGATAGCGTCATACTCCGTACCAATAGGATTACTATCGTCAGTCGTATTAACCACCTCATAATGGGACACCTCAGGGTTCAGGCGGGGGTCGACTGACTCTACGCCCTCGATCTGGACCTTGCCCCCTTCCGTGGCATAACATTTACTTACGAATATCAACTCCCGATCGGTCATCTCCGCTATGCTACAATCTATAGCTACCCACTCGGCAGGAACTTTGTCCAATTCCGTACCAATAGGCGTATCAACATCTGAAGAGTTGATGATAAATATCTTCTCGGCCAGTATCTCTCCCTTATTATTCATATAGGTATGGATACGAGCCTCTACCTGACCTCCCGGAGTACGATAACATTGGTTGACGATCGACACACGGGCGTCCTTGATGTTAATGAACTGATAGTCCTTTTTAGGGACCTCGCTTACAAGTCTCTTTACTCCTTTATCATCGAAGTACACGTAACACCCGTCATTCCTCATCATGACCGGATACGTCTTTCCGTCTATGACAACACCTGAGAAGTCATCTGGCGGAACGGAGAAACCCATGCTACCGAAGATGGAAGCAAGTCTCTTTAGATACTCATTAATGCCTGACATATTATAACATTTTAGTTCTTATGCCTCAAAGGTAATAAAAAAGGGGAAAGAATTGAATCTCTCCCCTTTAGGAAATATATGAACGCAAAAAAGGTTCTTTATTTCGGTTCGGTTACGATAGCCGAGCCAAGACCAGCGGCAGCACCGATCATATTAATCATCTCCTGAACACCCTCATGAGCGCCATAACGTACACGTAAGATCAGGTTAACCGGATCATCGGCGATAACCTTTCCGAATCCCTGAGCGTATCTATGAGGATTGAGCGTAATCTGGAAGTCAACGTACTGAGCCGTTTGCTCTACACGACTATATTCGTTCATGAACGTCCGCCCCATGAAATCCTGATGTTTCGGGAATCCATTGAAGTGAGCATATCCTTTCAACTCATCATCCATCATATTGCCGCCTACGTGAGTACGTGGTGCTTTGCTGGACAATCTCTCGAAATGAAGCTGATCCCACCAGATAGGAGATCCCTCATCAAGAGAATCAGGATAACCACCGCTAGCGCCAACGATCTCTACGCTATCCTCGATATACGTCATTTTATCCATCAAGCACTCTGACGGAGATAATAACATTTCCTTGCCACGGAAACGGATACCACACTTGCAATTAGTACCAAGCTCCTGAGCCGATTCCAGTTTCTTCCACATACGGTTGCGGTATGATTCCGGAGCCTTGCTGGTGAAGAATCCCTCGAACACCTTGTCGCACTCATCACACAACATGTTGGTATATACCTCTGTCTGGAAGCTATGCTGGCAAGCCGCTGGAGTACCATAATCCGTGATCTCCAGTTCCGGGAAAGCCTGTTTGATTTCCTCCAAAGCACTGTTTCCGCACTCATCATCCGGGATCGTGATATAATACTTCTCGGTGGATACCTTGCAAGATCCGCAAGCTGACCAAGAAGCGGTACGAACCGTAGGATTCTCGCACATATCGGATGTCTTAGCCACATAGTAGATAATAGCCGTAGGATTGGCCTCCACGAAAGTAGAGATCTCCTCATCCGTCAATTTCTTGGAAGTAGCGGCAATATACAAACCTGATCCCTTGATCTGGCTCATCTTATTAACCGTATCAGCTACCACATTAGGTAAAGACTCTACCGTAGTAGACATATCAACGCCGTCATCCTCCAATGAAATGGAATACAGGTATCCGCCCTTAACCTCAGTATAGCTAGGCGGGCATTCCTCGCATCCTTTCATGATAGAGATCAGACGTTGAGTATAGTCATTAGGCTTAGCCCCTTTCTTCATCACCTTATAACGTGACATGCTGCCGTTGATGCTCTCACGAACGATCTTCAATCCCGGGTACTGGGCACGAACCTCAGCCAAGGCCAGGTCATCACCAGTATCGCAAACCTCCATACAATAGAAGTTCACGTCCTCCGTCTCAGGCTCCGTAGCCTCGTTAGTACATCTTGTAACCGGAGTGATATCAATATAATCAGATACCTTACCACCACCAGCGATAGGCTGGTTCTTCATCCTCTCAATACATTTCAGGACGGCTGGCAACAAATCAACCTCCTCGCAAGGATCGCACTCCTCGCATTGATTTGGAGTATTATCACAATCATCCAAAAGGATAGCGTCATTGATCTCTACACGACCCTCCTCATAGCCAAGAAGCTCGAAGGCACGACCAGCGAGAACCAAGCGGATAGCGATACGGTCGCCCTTGGATACGGAGAAAGCCGTGTCATCAGACACACCGTTGTATCCTAAGATAACATCATCGACATAAGCGTGATCCTTCTTCGGCCAAGAAGCGTAGATCTCCGTGATCTCGTTCAAAGAGAATAACGGCGTGGAAAAATCCTTATCATAGATAGAGCGGGAAGCCGCTTGTTCATTACGACCGATACGGATCTCATAACGCTTGTCGTTACGAGGCTTACCGGTAAAATCAGTCACGGCCTTACAACCGTTATCGGAAGTATCTTTAGTATCGTAAATACCGATCTGTCCTTCCTTTAAGAAGATGGAGTCAACATCCACCATCTTAGCGTGCGGGGATACGAAAAGTACCCGGTCTTGCGGTCTGTGCAACATATTATCAATATTTAGTTTAAAAAATTATTTACCTAACGCAAACATAATAATAAAGACGATCACGACAATAAAGTACAGCCATGAGTATATAAATATTAATACGGATTACATTTTTTGTAAAGCTACTCTATTAAAACAAATCCATATTCATTTATAATATTATCAACATCATTAGATGACAATGAAAACCACTCTCCTAAAATCCTCTTGTCGGAAAACTTATCATGCAAACATCTCTCTATATCACCTTTTACACAAGCTATGATACTTAACCTTGGATTAGCGCATCTTAAATTCCTCTCTCTCTTCTTTACATTAAACGTCTTACCTATTTTAATATCCTTACTTAAACCATCGACAGCCAAATAGGTGAATATATTACAATCATGATCATCATCTACATCATTTACCAATATATCAATTATATCATCGACAGATTCGAATATACCCATTTTTATAAACTTACATATATCCTTTTGAATACAAACAATCCTTTCCGATTCTTGCTTGGTGTATAAAAACTTATCACATTCACCGGTAACAGTCTTATTTATAGCAAAAATTATTCTCTCAATATCATCGGAGCTAAAAAATGAAGACAGATACCTATACATATCACTATACTCGTTTCCTCCCCTTATATATATAATAGCGTCATTGCTTATATCTGATCTTCCAAACATTTTTATACATTCATTATATATAGATGGATGTAATTCCATGGCGACCATCATCCATATCTCTTTAGCACACATAACCAACCTATTCGATCCTCTACCGGTAGATTTATACACCCCAAGCGATTTTAATGTCTTGACAAGAGAGGTATTGTTTACGTCATTAATAAAACTTGATAAAGATATACCTCTTATATACTTATCTTTTATAACATAATATATACGCTCAGAACTATTCCTATTGGATAAAATTCCCTCTATCCTCTTATCACTCCATCCTTCTACGATCCTCTTTCTTAAATAAGCCTCTTGCAAGTCAGTCAAAGACATAAATGATGTTTCTTCATCACATCTAATAGGTACACCGAATAAAATTTTACTACTTGAAATCATATCATAATATTTTACACAATTAAATATTATGCGAATATAGGAATAAAAAAGCAAAAACACACATACCATGAAATAAAAAAAGACCCGCCTATTTCTAGGCAGGTCTTTCTATCAAACTAACGTTGTTTATTTAAAAGAAGCCACATTATCCTTATCCATTCTATATCTATACAATTCATTCTCGTTAAGGCTGAATTGTTTAGCAACAATATCCAGAATCTCCTCCACCAAAGGATCGGGCAGCTCCGGGTCGATGTCCGTGGATTGGATACCGGCAGCGTTGATATACCCGGTCAGATCCACCCGTACCGGATTTCGGTAGTAGGTCATCCTGACTTCATCGGTACGGAATCCGTCCTCATACACCACGACCTTCCCATCTCCTATGGTGTAAAACGTCTCCCGGTAATCAAAAGAAGGTTTATTGCTATCATCCCCAAGAAGCTCATGGACGTTCTCGTTCTTAGCTTCCCACATAACGAAATCACCAACCTTGCATCCTTTATAAGAAAACGAACCTTTTATATTTGAGAACCATAGATAATCATCCGGAAGACCGAATGATGTCGATTCAGGATCATCTATATGATTACCCTTATTAAGCGATTCCCAGTATACCAGAAGAGTTTGTATGGAACGGATGGTCTCATCATCCTTCCTGTTAAGATAGTATCTTATCAACCTATCTTGAGCTTCATTAAATAAAAGCACAAATCTTCCGGGATCAAGCTTAATCCCGCCATTGGCTAAATTCTGCTCGTTCTTCTGCAAAGACCTTAGATACGCTTCTTGGATTGTCATCGTTATTCCTCCTTAACCTTATCACCTTCCTCTACGCCATCCTTCTTCTTAATATCCTTAACCTTCTTGGTCTTGGACTTATCATCGATATTAGACATAGATATGATCTCCTCATACTCATCCAATACATTAGCCTTTATGTTAATAAAATCTTTCTTGGTAGCCAAGAACTCAGCGGATGTCCGAACGTCAGGTCCTATGATCTGGCCATTATATTGTAATCCGGATGGAGTCATATTGATACGACCATTTCGTTGAAGGACGTTTACGATACGGTAAAACTCAAGAACTTCCTTGAAATCACCTTCCAATGACCGATCCCAGATATCAAGCAGATAATCAACATTGGTCTTCTTCTCATTCATCCAGTTTGATAGAGATCCTGTATAATACTCATCCTCCGTGAAATCCGGGCGAGTTACGATACCGATGTAAAGAAGAAGATCGATGACAGCCTGACGATCGTCGCCGCCTTTCTTAAGGGCGCTGATAAACTTATAGCTGATGTTCATCTTATTGATCTCACGTTGCTGAACGAAATCCTTCATATTGTCTTTCTCTACGAAACAGAACATGGAGTTCATGAAGACAGGATCGCCATCCATTTCCTGAGGAGTCAACATGCCGGAAAATACAGCCAAATATAAATAAAATAGATCTACGGTATTAGCCGTATTATAAACCTTACCCATGAAGATCTTATCCTTAGCGTCATCCCAAAATTCTAAATTGGTTTGAGATAGATCCATCTGTGACATTTCCTCGAAAGGTTTCATGATATTATCTACCCGCTGTTTGACAAGCCTGTCGATCTCATTCTTGTCAAGACCATTATAGCATCTTGATCTTGGATAAAAACCGGTGTTATAGGCCTTGGAGAAATCATCCCAAGGACAACATACGTGAGTGGCGTTCTCCGGGAACGGAGCTTTAGCTATATTAGCGTCTTGAAAGGCCTGAGGAGCACTTCCATCGTGTTTGCCTACAACCTCATATAAGGTATCTGACATGATATTGAAACCGTTTACCTCGGCCAATACCTTCCTTGATTTTAAAATTTCTTTCATTTCCTTTTTGCGTTACTTTAAAAAAAGAGGAGAGGAATATCCTCCCCTCTAAAAACCAAATTACATATATGAAAAAACTTATCCGAAGTAGTTCGGTTGAAGCTCGATAATCAAGAACTTACTATTATCCATAACCCATGCTGCGGAAGCAGAGTGGCACCAGAATTGCTCTTTCATGCCCGGCAAGGATGATACGATCTCATTACCGTTGGCTTTGTGTGCCCAACGACCGTATTCATAACCCCACCACATACTTACACCTTCTGGTTTGATATAGAATACGTTGTTGTTCATATTACCTAACTTAGCGTTAGCCGTATTAGGAATAGCGGAATACGCGTTAGTCGATCCAGCGTCAGTGATATTCTCGATAATACAAGAATAAGAGGATCTAGGATACATGCCATTCACCAACTCGCTACGATCTGTCATGTCGGCGTAATCCAAAGAAGGATCATGCTCGAACTCAACATTACCGATGCCCGGGATGAAAGCTCCCTTAACCTGAACAGGACCTAAGATCATGGCGTCGTTAGTACCGGAAATAGGATTAGAAGGCAACATCCTATCGCTTCCCATACCCCAGCTTAAGTTCTGCAAGGTAGTGAAGAACGATTCCCTGATCAACTTCTCTAAGTTAATCATAGCCATAGCTCCTACCTTGAACTTAATCTTACGTTCCGTAATAGGAAGATCCTGACGTCCACGGAAAATATAAGCTGCGGCAGCCATAAGCGTATCCTTAGTAATACCCATCGGGCGGCTATAGTAGATAGTGTAACCACGGCGAAGCTGACGATAGATACCTTCATTCAAATGGACAGGACCATTTTGATCTATGATAATACCACCTTCTTGCCACATCAACTGTCTAGCTTCCAGCTTAACCAACTCAGCCATACAGAACACCTCCAACGTAGAGGCTACTTTAGCTGTACGCAAATCAAGTCTACCATTAACAGTCTTACCGATAATAGCCAGATCAGGAATATTACCCTCATACTCACTTCTCATGGCATTCATACGACGAAGAGCGGTCTCCACAAACTCTGAAGTGCTGTTCTGGGCGGCCTGCATGGACTTCATACCAGCATACATAGTTGTCTCTCCTTCAACACCACGGTGGTTTCCTAAACGGAACTCACAGGTCATGGAACCGGCCTTGTCAGCTCCAGATACCTTAGAGAACTGAGTGCTGTACTCACCAAGAGCATGACCGATCTTCCAATAACGGATACCAGGACGTAATTTCTCTTTAGGGAAGTATTTAGCCTTACCACCGATAACACGACACCAATAACGTGTCAAGTCACCTTCTGTCTTAGACGGGATCTCACCTGAGATAAGGATATTACAGCCGTTAGCGGCGTCATAGGTGATGACATCATAAGCCGTAAACTCAGAGGTATTCAAAACGATATCAAACAAACTACCGTCAATACCCGGTTTTAGATGATGACCTGAAGTATCCTCAGCCGTAACGACAGCGAATGTCTTTGTAACAGGTAAATCATAACGGAAAGAAGCTCCAATACCGTTAACGGAGATCGTAGCGCCGTTATTAATCATACCCATATACATCGGAACGGGGTAATTAGCGATATTAGAGAACAGATTCAACAGACCCAAATGATTCTTATCAGGATCCTCATAATACCAGCTCGCCAATGAGCCTAAGTTATGCTCTACGAGCGAAGTCTTATAGTTCTTGGCATCGGTGAAGGCAATAACGTTATCACCATTCACGGTAGCCGGAAAACTTTTTGTCAAAAATGGATTCATTTCTATTTATTTTTAATGTTATACACTCTTTGATCCACTCAGATCAAGGAAGTTAGCCTCTATAGTATCATTATCGATATTATTTTTATTCTGCTTTCCTCCCTTATTGCCAGAAAGAAGAGTGATGGTCTTCTTATTGACCTCCATCTTAACCTTGTTAGTTTTCTGTTTAAGGAACTCGTCCTTATTCATCAAGAACAAGGCCAGATCAGCGGCCATGTCCGGATTCTTGATAGCCTCCGAATAAGCTTTATCTATAGCCGTATGACCTTGATTGTCTATCGGCTTGGTAACGAAATCGACAGCCTTACCTATCATCGTGTCAGTCAACTGGAATTCTGAGCTTATAGACGTCTTAAGACCTTTCTTATAGATCTTCATCTGCTCAATCAACTCCTGTTTCCTTTTCTCGGATTTTTTCTTCTCCTCCTCGATAAGGTTATCCATCTCCTTTTTCAGGATATCATGGAACTTATTGGCCTTGGACTCAATAAACTCATCGCCTTTACCAATCATCATTTCCATATTATCCTTTATCTCATCTTCCGGCATACCCAACATCTTATAATAATGCTGGATAACCGCAAGCTGATCATTTTTATTACTCATATCAAGGTTATCCAACGGAGCCTGAATACTCTGATATTGGCTTAATAGTTGACCAACGTTACCACCGGCCTTATCCACCTCTATCATCTTCTTCATGAAATCAGACATCGACCCGGTATCAACCTTGTCTTTCAACAACTCATCAGCCTTATCCTTGATCAATCCCTCCACTATATCGAGTAAATCATCCTCTTTAGTGATAGTAGAAAGATCGACCGGTTTATCATCTACCATAATATCTAGGTTCTCGATACTGTCTATGATACCTCTGGCGGCCATCTTCTCCAAGAAAGATTTCCCGTTAAACCCTGATACCACGTTATTATTATCAGCACCGCCTTCGCCAAGAGAATCCGGGTCTGGGTTGGTAGCATCGCTGCCCTTATCCCCGCCACCGTCAGCCGCTCCGCCGTCGGCAGGCTCTTCCTTGGAATCACCTATAGGATTACCATCCTTATCATATTTACCCTCGATATTATTCTTATCGCCATCACCGTCACCACGGTAAAAAAGTTCCTCGACACTCATGGTCTTAAAACCCTTAGCGAAATCACCCATGTCATTCATACAATTTCCTTTTTTGCTTTTTGCAAAATTATCATTAATCTAATTACCAATTAAATCAAACCCATTATAGTATATGACAGAATTTTACGCCAAAATGATTACAGATTTTGTAAAAATATTTACAAAACTTGTAATCAATTCTTGTTTATTATTGACGTAAACCTATCTGTATCAGAACGTTTATTCCTAGCATCTATCTCCTTTTCCTTTAATTCCAACTTCCTTTTCTCTATCTCCTCACGAGATCTTCGCTCAGCCTCGGCATTAGCCTGTCTGGTTCTCATATCCTCCTCACGGATATCCAGATCCCTTTCCTTCAAGGCTCGATCCGCTATAGCTTCCACATAATCCATACCCTCTGCGTTATCTTGTGTCCTAGCCGCTTGACCGGCGGCCATTATGCTCTTACCCCGTAAATCGAAGTTACCCTTGATATAAGCCAGCTCCTTCTCCTTCTCATGCTCGTCATTACGGGCCTGTTGATCGGCCTCGGCTTTTTGCTGTACAAGTCGTTGTTGATTCTGGTACTCCTCCTGTCTTACACGATCTGCGTAAGATCTGGCATCCCTTCCTATCTGATTCATCTCAGCCGTCGAGTTGGCATTCATCATTCTAGTGATATCAAGCAAGTCATTGCCCAAAGTATTCGTCTGTAATATATATTGCTTCAAATTCTCCAATTCCAGACGTTTCTTGGAATTAGAGACAGCCATAACATTAAGATGACGTAACGACAAGCTATTATCCGTAAGACTGACGTAAGCCAAGGACAGATCGCTGTTCCTGTACATCACGGTCCAATCGTATCCTTCCTTCTGGCATACTTGAGCCACGGCTAGATGAATATCCAATGTCCGTTTCTTGAAGTCATCGAAATCATTAAAGTAAGTCTGGGTCTGTAGCATAGTAGCGTTAACTCCCTGTTTTACGCCCGTAGAACTCTCGTATCTAGTTGACTGACCCATCGCTTGCTCGGATATACCTATCATCCTATAAGCCATCATATAGGCGTAAGACGCCATTTCCATACGGGATCTTATCTGATCCGTATTAGTAAGATCATATACACCGAACTGATTATATATGCTGCTCATCTGCGGATTCTGGTAAGGATTGCTTGTGTCATTACCACCTACACCCATAAATGAGACGGACTTAACGATCTGCATAAAAGTAGCCAAAGCTCCCTTCTTGTCCATCATATCCTTATATTCCGTAGGCAGGAATCCTAAGTCGCCTAAGAAGAACTTACCGATCTCCTTCTCGGCGTTATTGTATAGCTGGTTCATAGCAAGGTTATACATCATCTGGAACGGCTGTATGCGATCAGCGAGACTGGCCCCTATAAATCCCGAAACCGGAATGACATAATCATACAGACTGCTGTCACCATGTATCTGATGAGGTATTGGATCCCCACCAATATATATAGGCTTATCCATTAAATTACCTCCGGTGATCTTAACGCCAAACCTAACCTCAGGGACATACTCCAAGATATAGGTGTTTACCTCAGGATCACCAACAGCATCGGCCATAACCCTCTTTACTTTCTTTATACCGTTCTTCTCCAAGAATTCCGGGAGCAACTCATCGGTTACAAGTTCCTGATCAACCATCCCGGTCTCTGTCATATAAGTTATTAAGAATACCGGTTTCATGGATACCCAATATCCTTCCATAACCCTAAAAAGGCGAGAGTCTATCTCATATCTCTTACCATCGGCCATACCGGAGTTGAAATATCCAAAGGGATGGAAGCGGGGCAAGAAGCGGGGTTGGGTGTGTTCCTCCCCGTCAGGTCCGAAGGTATGGTACTCTCCCATAGGCACACCATAATAGTCCTCAGCGGCGACTATAGACTCATAGTCATGGTATCCTTTCCATGGAATAACCTCATTCTCATACATACCGGTAATAGACGGTTTCTTTTTCTTCCAATCATACCTAGCACCGTCATTAGATACCCATCCCTCATAATCATCGTCACCTCCCATAATCCGACGCTTGTCTTTGGCCGTCATCTTATGACCGTATCTTGATATCAACTCAACACCCTCGTAATAATGAATACGGCCTACATAAGATCCATATTGCGGGTATTTCACATCAGGATGGAAAACCTCCATCGGACTCCATACCTCCGGACGATAATAGTCGAAGCCAACGAAATGGTTCCGGAACATCTTTCCGCTAAGAAGACGATCCCGGTAATTCTCCCTGTCAAGCTCATCCATATAAAACCGGCTGCGGTCAGCCTCGATCGTATGATCCCCCCATACCGCCGCCTGCGTCTTCCATCTGGTACTCATGAACCTCTGGATATCATCAGGGGTCATAGACGTCTTGGCCTGTTGGATTTGCTGAACATAAGCCTGACGCTCCTCCTCAGAGTTAAACTCATTGTACGTAGGATCAAGACCAGCCTCTACAAGACGCTGATTAACGATAATATCCCACTGTTCTTGTATATGACGATGAAGAAGATTTGACATCGTATCCTCATACTCACTTATAGCCATATCCCCTACCTCATTAACCGTATACTTATCCTGTAGGTTTGTCAGCCATCCCTCAAAGGCGTTTACAATACCACCTATGATATCATAATGCTTCAAGAAAGAGGGTATCCTTATATCACTCCTTAACTTCTGTACGTTCCTTAACTGTGGGATAACATCCGCCATCTCCATAAAAGACAACTTACCATCCGCCATCAGATAATAGTCACGGTACATTTGGTTACGATCATACTGTTTCAATCCTATCGCCTCAAGAGCGTCCATACAATCCTCTTTCCATTTCTTATTTTTTTTCTTCGTGGAAATAGCCTGAGGAGGTAATCCTAATAGCGCCCCTTTTGCCGGAAACGAATGATCTCTATTGAAAATCTCCATGTCAATCTAATTTGTTTTTAGCAAAGATAAGTTATTAAGCAACACTAAACTACCGAAACGCACCTATAGATACCGATCCAAAGGCAGAGGCATATATCTCATGGTGCTTATAAGCGTCTTCCTTACGAGCGTTATTCATCTCATCTATCTTCGATTTAGGCATGTAATTGTTATCATCAAAATACCTAGCGAGAACCAACGCATGCCCGAAGGCTATTATCCTATCGACGTTCAATCCGGGCTTGTACTGTATTATCTCATCCAATAGGGCTATATCATCAATCAATTCAATACCCTTGACAGTTATATCAAGACCAGTCTGATCATCATAACCGACAACGAAATCCTGCCAGCAATAATCCACCACGCAGGAGAAGAGCAGGTTCTGGTTGCCGGGGGTCGGGTATAGCCCCAGCTTGCTGTTCTGCCGGGAGCCGGCCTTCACATACTTATTGGCTATTGCCTCACCAGCGAATAAGAAAAAAGAAGCAGGCATACCACTCTTCCGGTTAAGATACTGCTCATACATCTGGTCAGCGTTCTCCATAAGACATATAGCACCATATCCTTTCTGAAGTACCTCGCATGTACGACAGAATTGGTCTATGGATGATGGGCGGGATACGTATGAAGCCACTATTCTATAGGCATAAGGATCTCGAATACCAACACGTCTCTTAAATACATAAAAAGCACCTAATGAAGGAGTATCAGACTTGGCCTGTTTATAAGGGTCGCAATTTGATACTAACATATTCATACACATATAGTTATGACAATCATCAGTAAAATTGTATACTTGACCTGTATATTTTTTATCCGTTATCCTCTTTATCTTCAAGTATATCTTATCACCGTCCTTCGATATAAAGCAGCCTGTGTTCTTTCTTCTACTTCTTATCCCATTGATTATCTTTTCCAGCTTAAAGGATGATATATCACACTTAAGGATAGAATCCTTTGCCAGTATTGTATCCATGTTACCAAGACGAAGATGATAAGTATCATGCGTATTCACGTCCCTTCCGGCTATACTCATCACCATGGATTCTCTCATCTTCGATATACCTGATACTACTCCAAGCGAGAAAAGGATATGCTGAAAACCCTCCATAAGACCAAGATTCACACTTACAAACTCCATCGTGTAATATCCTCTCTTATCTCTGGTAATGGATCCGTCTGAATCCAGATAACCATGTACGAGCGCCCATTTGTTCGATTGTGGCATATATTTTATCCACTCCGGTATCCGTTTTCCAAGACTACCTGATCCTAGATTAGATCTTATCCATTTCATCAAATCTACATTGTTCGCACTATAACGGTAGCACCCGTCTCCATAGCTATAACTATGGACGCAAGGAATAATATCCGTAAATATACGATCAAGCCTATCTACTATACCCTTCTCAATCTTATTTACGGAGAATATCACATGATAGTCATCAAGACATCCATCTCCAATCCATAAACCAATCATCCACCAAAAATCAATATTATCGTATAATCCATGGAAGCATTTATCATCGTTTCTTATCTCTTTCCTATATACGTTAGGGATGGCTGTCCAATATCCCTCTCTAACATCTCGTGCCTCCACGAACTCGAACTCAAATCTATCCTCATCTATGGCATATCCATGCCTAGATACACCCTTAGACACCCATAACGGATGTTCCTTCGTAAATGTCAATTCTCTGAACGTATTACTAAGCTTGAACGTATATACATCATAATCCTCCTTATCAAGGATCATAATACACTCTATATCATGATAGCCTCCATCCATACAAACTAGCCTATCTCCCATCTTTACGTCTTCTACCTTCTTCCATCCGCTATCCGTAAGAACAACTTCTCCTGGAGGCATACATCCCGCGACATAAATAAAATCATCAAACCTATTGGATTGAGGCATCTCAAATATCTGGACAGGAGCGTCAATAACACCACCGCTAAACGGAAAACCAGCTAGCTGTTTATTAGATTTCGTAGTACCAAGCTTATTGCCCGATTCAAGGAAAACATCACACAGCATGCCGCTATATTGCCCCGACTCAAGAAGATCATTCTTATGCTTGATAGCGTACTCGACCGGAAATAGGTTCTGGGATGAGCTTAAAAAACAGTCGTCAATCGTAAATGGATAGAACATGGTATGAGAGGTATAAGCTACCCTATCTTTCGTAGATAACTTCTTCCGTTCCTCGTTAAGCTTATTGGTACTGGCTTCAAAATCCGTGGCATCAATCTTAATCTTATTAAGCTTCTTGTCGTCAGGCTTATCCAAATAATGACCTAACCCTATCGTTCTCTTGACACCGGAGTTAGCCATCTGACCGGGGACAAACATCGCCCATTTCCGTTCTTTCCATGTTTTCCCTTTCATGGCTCTCCGATTTAAAATATCCCAATCCATGACCAGGAGATTGTATGTATCAGGATCAGAGAACATCTCCTGAGCGTCCTTGGATAGTTCCACCTCACCACCGGTACCAGCCAAGATAGGACTGAGACGCCAGCCATAAGGAGTGTCGTAGGACGGCATGGCGGCCGTGTACGGTTTCTTGATAGGTCCCTTACCTACCTCGTCGAAAATAGCCGTGGCTGGGGTCAGACCGGCAGTCTTCTGCGTGGATGTCTTCCTACCCATGTTGATATTGGCTATGGATATTATGGCATGAACATCACGAACCCCGTTGGACATACGCTTGCCTAAGGTGACACCAGAACTCC